TGTGTTTCAGCGCTCGCCTCTGGGCCCAGGTTCGAAGAGTTCCTGAAGGTGATGTTGGATGAGGCCTATGAGAGAGCTGCCATCCTCTGGGTGATTCCTGAGAAGAAAGCAACTGAACGGCCCCATACTGGGGAGAAAGAATCGAAATGACGAATCCAGACTATCTATTCCAGCAGAAGTTGGTCTTTCACTGCCTTGAGCATCTCAAGTCGAGTAGAGGGGTGGTTCTGGCGGCCACTCCAGGGGCAGGCAAGACGGAGATGAGCATTGATGTCATCAGAAACTGGCTTGAGGAGAACAAGAGCCAGAAGGTGCTGGTACTGACACATGGGCAAACGGTGCTGCGCAGCCAGTACTTCAACCGCCTTCAGCGCCGAGAGCGTAGTTTCAGCTTTGGGATGCTGAATTCAAAGAATCCTTCAAGTGAGGACAGTGTTCAGGTGGCTCTTCCTCACCACTTCGTCAATAGGAAGGTGGAGAAGTATGGACTCATCGTCATCGATGAAGCCCATCACTTCTTCTCCGCTCCGATGGTTCAGAACGTGCTGAAAGCGAATCCTGAAGCCAAACTGCTCATGTTGACTGGGACGCCGTCGCCCTTCATCGCAATGAAGACGTTCCCAATTGTGAGCTTTACGGCCTCTCAGTTGCTGGAACAGGGTGTCATCACCGATCCATTCATCGAGCTGGTGAAGACAAAGCTGCCCTTCACGTTGAAGAACTTCAACAAACAGGACAACCTGGTAGAGGGTGCCGAGTTCACTTCAAAGCAAGTGAACAGTTCGTTGGATTCCGCTCTGAGCCAGCTCCTCAACACCCTCACAGCTCGTTTGAAGGGTACGAGGAACCCGAAACGCTACTTCAAAAAGCTCTCAGGCAAGAAGTTGAAGAGTGCTCTGGCACAGCTCGATTTCGGTAAGACGATGGTCATCTGCCACAGACAGGACCAAGCCAGAGATGTGGTGGCCTACTTCAAAGCCAAGGGCATCTCCGCCCTGTTGAGCGTCAGTGATGATGACACGGACAGTGCCAATGTGGAGCTCTTTAGGACAGACTCCACGAAGGTGTTGGTGGTGGTCAACCGAGCAACTCTTGGGTTTGACCTGCCTTCCCTGCGCAACATCATCGATCTCTCGATGACGCACAATCCAGACCGCATCTTCCAAGCCCTTTGCCGTGTCGTGAGGCGTGGGTTGAATGGAGAGAAGAAGACGTTCATCAAGGTGACCACAGATGGACTGGCGGCTCTCACCTACGTCGTAATGAGCTTCGTCGTAGCGCTGTCTCTGCCTGAGTACTACGAGACATTCGACGGAAGGTGGAAGGATCGAAAGGTTCGAATCAAGAGATCCTCAGGCCCAAGCGGCAAGCACACTGGTGAGGGAAGGCACAAATCACCGTGGGAGGACCTGCTACCGCTTCCGTCGCTGATCGACATCAAGGGGATGATGAGTGCTGATTCTAGTCTCTACGCCTACACGACATTCAATGAAGTAAGAGCTCGTCTCGGCAAAGGAGTTTCTAAGGGATTCTGGACCAAAGAGAGATGCCTTGAAGAGGCCAAGAGACACCAATCTCGTAACTCTTTTCAACGGGAAGCAAAGGGAGCCTATAACTCAGCTTGGAGGAATGGATGGTACGAAGAGCTGTGTGAGGCAGTTTGGCCAGGAAAGAAGGTTAAAGGTTTCTGGAACAAGGAGCAGTGCGCTTTGGCAGCAAAGAAGTGTACTACTTCAACAGAGTTCCACAAAAGATTCCCAGGAGCTGCAGGAGCTGCAGCCCGTGAAGGGTGGTTGAAAGAAGTCACAAACCACTTCTCTCAGAAGCAGAAACCAACGGGATTCTGGAATGTAGAACGTATTGCCAAAGAAGCTGCCAAGTACCAAGAGAGGACCAAGTTCTTTGAAGGCAGCCCCAGTGCGTACGTTAGAGCTAGCCAATTAGGGATACTCGACGAAGTGTGTAAACACATGCCAAAGAAGGTTAGGTAGTCCAATCGGCCCGAAAGGCCGTTTCAAAATAACTCCTTCCTGGAGAAAGACACTTCATGAAGATGCCGCTCCCAGCATTCTCCTACTCTCAGAAGACGATTCCTGAGGGCTATCAATGCAGCGTCTGCAACAAGACAGGCGTAAAACTCTGGAGGGAGTATCAGACCTTCTTGGACCACCAATCCTTGAGCTGTGCGGATTGCGCCATGAAGAGAGCTGAGAAGAACAACTCAGGCTGCAGGTATGTGGGGCCGGTCAGTGCGAAGGGCACTCTCAAAGTCGAGTACACCAAGCACGGCCATTCCCATGAGACGGACACGATTGGCTGGCTGGTTCCAGCCGTGCCGACCGAAGATGGTGGGACGTTCTGGGGCTACACCTCAGTGCCGAGAGAGGGCGTTGATTGGTGGAGGCAGATTCCTTCAGAGTAATGACTTAATCTTTATAAATATCCCCATGCTGTCGTTCCATATGGAACGGGGGTAGGCGTAAAGACGGTGTTCGGGGCTACTAGCGTGCGTTTTAACGAACGCACGCTAGTAGCTGGTACATGCGAATCTTTAAAATAAGCATTAGCCCTCGCTAGGACAGAACCACGACATCTCTGGGCATAAGGACACAATGCGAACAATCACGTTCGCTCTCATCGAATGCGAGGCGGAGAAATGAAGATTGAGAATGCCGACATCTATGAAGCGTCCCCTGACATCGACGTGTTCTCTTGGAGCCCAACACCTCAATCAGAGGTCGATGCAGGGAAGCCTCAAGCACCCTCCACTCAGGTTCATCTGTTCTTCAAACTGAGCATTGGGAAGGTGATGCTTCGGTTCAAAGGACCTGGGACGCTCGATTCTCTGATTGGCGCTCTCATCAAGCATCGAGTGGATGTGTGGGGAGCTCCTCAAGACCACAAGACCTGGTTGGCGAAATAATGCTGCTCTACATCTGGGTTCAGCTGAGAGTGAGGTTCGAGTATCTGTTGATGTTTCCCTCGCTCCTTCGAGAGTCTTTTCGAATCTCCTTCATCTGGGGTGATAACGAACAACTACTCAAGAAGAGAATGGCGGAGTTCACTGCCCGAAAGCTCCTGAAGAAGTGGATTCCCATCCAAGTCGCGAGCGCCCTCGAATCGATTCGAGAGCAGAAGCCAGTCCCTCGACTCAAAGAGGCTTGGTTCTACATGGTCGGCAAACAGGTCATCTACGAGCTCATGCATGCGGGCTGGGACCCTCTCAGAGCACATATGCTGATTGACCGTATTGTCCGTGAAGAGGCCCTCAAACAAGAGCCTACGGCAGAGATGAGGGCAGCCTGGGTAAGGGATGATGGCTCAGAAGGCCTACCCTGGGAAAAAGACGGCTAGAGCCCGGTATAAGCCTTTTGAAGCCAAGGTACTCACGCCTTGCTTCAACACCCTTCTTGGGTGGAAAAAGGAGAAGCACATGAACTGGAATGCCATCTGGAATTCGATCAAGCCCAACCTCGTCTTCGCAGGCAAAGTCGCCGCGGGAACGGTGATCGCCATGGGGACGCAGTCCCTGGTGATCACTGCGAACAACGCCTGGCAGGACTGGCGCGAGGACTCCAAGGCGAAGAAGAAGCTGGAAGAGAAAGAAGTGAAGCAGGCTGCCTAAGCTGTAAGGCGGCTTGAGAGAGCTCGTTCATCCCCCCTGGATGAGCTCTCTCTTTTTAGGCTTTGGAGCAATTCCTCGAATTACGTGGTCATAAGCCCTTTGAAGTGAAGGCTGGGATTCGCCCGCTTTCTACAAAGGAGATGACAATGCGTTCTTTCATTCTGGCAGTTGTGGTGCTGATGGGCTGCAACTCGAATGTTGTTCCAGCCTCTGATTCATTCGCTGTCTCTCTCCAAGTGGAGCAGAGCGATGCTGGTGCGTGGCTCATCGATTCTGATGGAGGCCGCGCTTTTGTCTCGAATGGTCGAGACGGTGTGAAGGGAGAGAAGGGTGACACTGGAGCTCAGGGCGCTCAAGGTGTTCAGGGCATCCAAGGCCCTCAGGGCGTTCAGGGACAGCAGGGCATTCAAGGTCCTCAAGGACTGACGCCTGCCTCTCCGACTCTCTACTCAACTGATGGTGGAGTCATCGGATACGGAATGTACTTGGGCAACAACAACATCCTCGAAACAGTGTTCCTGCCGAGCGAACGTTGTCTGGCCTACGTCGGTTGGGAACCTTCTACAGATGGAGGTTCTCAAGTTCAACCTATTCCGGACGCCATTCTCTTCGAAGGAACTGCATGCAGTGGAGTTGCGTTTATTCTCACCAATACTCGCTTCTTTCCGAGTGGCTGCTATCGGGAAGCGAATGATCCGAATGGGCAGATCTTCAAAGCAGTTCAGCCCATCCAGCCTCGTCGATTCTCTGCTGTATCTCGAATGGTTCGTTTCTCAACTCCAAGCGGGACCACAGTTCAATGCACTCCGTGGAACTCAAATGGAGTGGGTGTTGAAGTGACGTTCGCAACTCTTCCAAAAGTAGAGTTCCCAATCACCATCGGTCTTCGTTGAAGAAAGAGAAACACTCCAAAAGAGTGTTTCTTCTTACCATTCAGAAGGGCTCTTTATGGTGGCATAAGAGCTTTGAGCGACGTCCTTCGTAGCTTCCAATGTAGAGTTTCCGGAAGTGCCATCTATGTTGGATTTCTTACCTCAGATTGAGGCTGCAATAGGCACATAGAGCGGTGCAAATCTGTTTCCACTGAAAGCTTTCTTTCACTCCTTGTGAGGACTCAAATGCTCATCAAAGTAACGAACTACTGCTCAATGGGATGCAGCCACTGCATGGAAGACTCGACAGTGGCTGGGAAGCATATGACGGATGAGACGTTCGAGAAGGCACTCGAACAGACCATTCGTCTCGAACACGAAGCGTGGTCTGCAGGTGCTCCTCCATTCGTGTTGTTGAGTGGTGACTCTTGCCCTGTGGTGGTTCTCCTAGAAATAGAGCGAATGGAGCAGGTATAAGACGTTAGAGGTAATCACCTCAATGCTCTATTTGAGCAACCAAAAAGGAGAGGGACATGACGGCAACGGAATTCATTCGGAAGTTCTTTGTCGAGAATCCGAAAGCATCGGTCAACGACTGCGCTCGGGAGATGGACAAGGTGAAGGTCGAGGGAACCTTCGACACTGGTCTCATCAGTCGCATTCGTATGAAGGAGCGGCAGAAGACGATGCCTGCAGCTGCTCCTGTCATTCCAGATAAGGGGAAGCCGCTCTTCCAACCTCCAATCGTGAGGAAGAAAGAGTGGCGAGATGGTCAGACATGGTGGAAAGACACCAAACCAAAGGAGGTGGAGAAGGTGGAGGAAAAGGTCGAAGCTCCCAAGGAAGTAACTCCTCCAGAGTCCGAGAGCATCACGACGAAGAAGCGTCGCTTCGTGAACTCCTACGTGGAGAAGCTCACCTCAGAGGAGTTGGCAAAGCAGACTTGCCACTCAGTGCAGGAGGCTGTGAAGAAAGAGTTCACTACTGGACTCGACTTCAAGTACGTGGCTGAGACTCTTCGCATCGCAAAGGAGATGGCAAACATCCCCATGAAGCGAGCCACTGTGAAGAAGAAGGCCCCTGCTCAGAAGACTGCAAAGTCCGTCTCGAAGAAGGTCACAAAGACCAAGGACCAGACAAAGCAGTCCTTCGATCGAATTGTCTCTTGGGGTTCGAACAACTTCAAGATTCTTCCAGAGGAGCGAGTGCGCTCGTTCGTTGGAGATCTCCTGATGGGCACTGGAGAGGATGCAACGATGACGGACCCGGCAACCATTCGAGTGTGGAAGCCCGTTCCATCCAAGATTCGACTGCAGATCGACATCGGCTGATTCAACACCCCACCCTTGACCAGGGCTTACCACTTGCACACGTTGTGCATGGGGGTGTTGGGGAGAACTTGCATTGTGCAAGTTCTTCTTTAGCTCTCAGCAAAGATGAGACAGTCCATGGCATAAGAGTATTGAAGAAAAGAATTTGGCCAGTTCGCTTTTCTTCATCTATGGATTGGTGAACCTCTGACTGGACTCTTTGGTTCCACCCCTCCTTCCAACGAGCACAGAAGACTCACCACTCGTGGATGTTGTTCGAACTGGTAGCCGGGTCTTGCACGCACCAAGACCCGGCTTTTTTTCATCTTAGAGCCATCCAGGGCTCACTCAACCAACACACAGAAAGGACACTGATGAAGAGACTCATCGACTGGGTCAAGAGGGAAATTGCTTGGTGGCGATTTCATCGAGACATGGCCGAGAAAGCAGTTCATCTGCAACCTGCAGTTCAAAGGAGTTCGAAGAGATAAGTAAAATGTAGGAAGAAATTCGTCTTCCTACGTGCGTAGTTTCACAGAGGGGAGTGCGTTTGTGCGTATCGAAGGACCAAAAGCGGATTTGATTGTTTCGGGGATCATCAATCTCATTCAGAGCATGACGTCGACGCTGCAGGAGGTGGGAAGTGCAGCGAGGGCGTACGCGAAGAAGACTGAGTGGGAGTACGAGATCATCCATCGGCGTTCTCCTGTGACGGACGAGGAGATCGCCAAGGACGATGCAATCATGAAGATGGAACACGACGCTCGTGAGCGGGAGGCCCGAGTCCGCCTCCTGGAGGTCCAGGCTCGCGAGGAGTTGGCCAAAGCCCAAAAGGCTGAGGCCATCGTTCGGCTCAAGACAGCATCAGTGCGGCAGAACCAGCAGCGTCAGGCGCAGAGCCAGCAGTCGCGTCCGAAGTTGCCGCCGTTCAATGAAGTCATGAAGGGGGAAACGGTGAAGAAGCAAGGAGAGGGGCAACTCACCCACAGTCTGGGTGAAAAGCTGAAGAGCGACCAGCCTTCCTGATAAGGAAGGAGGACGACCCTTCGGGGTCGTCCTATCATTAACTTTCAGCTTCGAACGACTTGCTCAATCAACAGTGGCTTATCTGTCATGAGAGCCAAATACACCACACCGCATGCTTCGCAGAGGAAATGAGAAGTCTGCTCTGTTCGAGGCGTGCTCTTGGTCATCTTCTTCAAGTTCTCATCGACTCTGACCAGTGTCATGTGTTTGCACTTCGTCGCCAAGAGCTGCCTGCCTTTCAAAGAGCTCCATCAGGTCCTGTGGTGAGACCTCACTCGCAACAAGGTCCCTTGCCCATGGTACTCCACTGAGTTGAAGAACAGAGACAGCCATCTCCGAGCAGAACATAGCCTTCGAGCTCTGAGTGGGGTTACGCCACCGACGGCTCAGAATACGGCCCAGGATGACCTTGGCCATGCCCAACAAGCCTCCGAAGTCGTACGCACTCCCAAGCCACGTAGCGGCCCATTTGAGGCCCTCCTGGAGGTTCTGGCTCGTTGACCAGAGGGCGACCACCTTGTTGTGCTTCTTGAAGCGCTCAAACGGAATGAGACGGAAGCCGAGCTCATGGGCCTCCATCACCATGTCCATCTCGAAGTCCTGGTCATAGTACTTAAACCAGGCATGACTTGTTCTACTCTTCGTAATCTTTCGAACAAGCCACGAGATGGGATTGAAGTAGCTTGGGGTGCTGAAGCCGATTTGAGTCATTCCTCTTTCTTAGACCGACTGGACCTCAGTGGGGAGTGCGACAAGAAGCTCTCAACCCACTCATCCTCAATACGAGTCCCACAGAAGGGACAGTAGGTTAGAGGAAAGAAGAATGTTCGAACGGGTCGTCCTTTTGAGACAACAACCAGATTGAACTCCTGCATTTGGTTGGGAACAACCACCAGCTTCTGAATTGCTTGCTGGAGGTTCTCACATGGTTCGTAGTCACAGACTCTCAGAGACATTACTCCACTCCCCTCGATGAGCGCCTAAAGAGGTAGCCTTCAATCTCAGGGTCAGAGTCACCCTGACGAACAAGAATCTGAAGAGCGATTGCCTCAGGAAAGGTATCCAGCTCTTCCTCACTGACTCTTGGCCTCTCCAGGATCTGGATAGATGATGGAGGCATCAGGCAGACTCTCCCAAGGGCATCGACCATGAAGACGGCCATCTCGTCTTTTCGAATGGCATTCGCCCCAACCATCCCAAAGAAGTAGAGAGAAGGACGGTCTCCAGTGACCAAACTGTCTACGGTGAGGGTTTTATCCTCTTGCGGAGCTTCTTCGCTCATTTCACTGTCCTCAGAAATCTAACAACCCGTGTCGGGCATAAGAAGGTATTGAGAGGGAGTCTTACCCCTTCCTCGGAGAAATGCAATGCCTAGAAACTACTATCGACTTGAGGTGCGTCTTGAGACCGAACTGAAGACCCGTCTTGAGAGACTGAGACGAGAATCAGAGTCCTACACTAAGAAGAAGGTCTCAATGAATGCCTTAGTCTCTCAAATCATTGAATCGTATCTCGAACGTCTTCCGAAAGAACGTCTTGAAGAAGAAAAGTGAAGAAGGCACTTGCATTCTTTTTTTCAGAGAGTATCTTCTTCTTCGTCGGCAAGAGAGCCGTCGAAACGTAGAACTCAATTGAAAGAGAGAAAGCAAATGCCTCGTGGCGTGTACGATCGTAGCAAGCTGAAGAAGAAGGTTGGCCGTCCTGCGAAGACCGAAGTGAAGCAGAAGAGGAAGTACACCCGTCGCGCAACTTCTGCGACGCCTTCTGTTTCGGCAGACGTTGAGCGAATTGCTGAGGCCATTCAACAGGAGACTGGTGTGGCTCAGATGGAGAAGACTGGGTTCTCCAACTACGAGCTGCTCAACCAACTCACGAGCCTCGGAACCATCCAGACCACGAACTCGGCTCTTCGAGAGCGTATCGATGGTCTGATGCTGAAGTTCGCTGACAAGCTCAGCACAGTCATCAGCTTCGAGGCTCCCAAGGCCGAAGTGAAGGCAGCCAAGGCTCCGAAGGCCAAGGTTGAGAAGACTGTGGAAGAGAAGGTTGAGGCCAAGGAAGAGGTCAAGGCTGAAGCTGCTGACGCCTCTGAGAAGAACGGGAAGCAGCACACTGTTCTTCCCGCTCCGGTCCCCTTCATCGCTATCCCGACTTCGGTCTAATCAAGTCGAAACACAGTGAAAAGAGAAGGGCTGGTCTCGAAAGAGGCTGGCCCTTTTTCTTTGATATGCCAGCGACCAAATGACATCTCAAAAAGAGCGAGAATACCAGCGCAAGTGGCGTTTGGAGAATGCAGAGTATAGGCGCGAATACCAAAAGCAATGGAGAGAAAACAACAAGGGTAAGCAGAGTAAGTACTACAAAACTTGGAAACTCAAAAACCCATGGAAAGCTGGGGCAAGATACAGAAAGCACAAACTCTCGGAAGCTCAATTTAAGGAACTTAAAGAGAGCCAGAAAGGACTATGTGCAATTTGTCAGAAACCTCAAGTAACTAGGAAAGGTAAGAGCAGGGAACTTGCAATTGACCACGACCACCGAACTGGCAGAGTCAGGGGTCTTCTCTGCGATCCTTGTAATCTTCTTCTAGGGTACGTTGAGAATCATCTCGAAAGGTTCCGACGCCTAGTAATGGGTTTTGAGAAGTACTTAAACAACTCAAAACTTGGCACTTAGTGCCTACCCAGAGACAATGAAAGGGCGCTCAACGGGAGCGTTCTACAAGGAAACAGACACAATGATGACGGGAACAGTGAAGTGGTTCAATGACCAAAAGGGTTTTGGATTCATCAAGCCTGATAGTGGTGGAAATGACATCTTCGTCCACCACAGCGGCATTGTCATGAATGGCTTTAGAACTCTCGCAGAAGGTGAGCGAGTAAAGTTCGAGCTCGAAGAAGGACAGAAGGGCCCACAGGCAGTTCGAGTGACTCGTAATCCAGTCTAAAGAAAGAGGGACCTCCGACTACTGAGTTAGTCGGAGGTCCCGTTTATGATTTTATGCACAAAATGTGAAGAACCCAGAGATGGGTCGGATTTCTACAGAGACAGCTCTAAAAGGTTTGGGTTCAAACAGCCCTGTAAGAAGTGCAACAGGGAGTCTCAGAGAGAGAACAAACGGAAAGCTAAGATTAGAGAGAAACTCAAAAGAAGAGGAATCACAGAGAGTGAATTTAAGGCGATGCTCGACGCACAGAACCATGCTTGTGCTATTTGCCGAGCTCCTGCGTCCGATCAAAAGAAGTCTCTGCACATAGACCACGACCACAAAACAGGAAAGGTCAGAGGTCTTTTATGCAGTCATTGTAACTTCATGATTGGCCATGCTTTGGACTCTTCTAAACGTCTTCTCGCCGGTGCAGCTTACCTCAACTCATTCAAATAAGGGACCCCACAAATTGGGGTCCCTTAACGAAAGAGGGGACCCCAATGGGGTCCCCTCGGTCTATCAGGCAAATCCTTCTTTAGCCCTTAGACTGCCCCACCCTCAGCGAGGATGGAGTTCAGTTGAACTGACTGAGGAACAGCCACAGCCACTGGAACGACTCTCTCAGGCTGCAGAGCGACCTGTTCCTGAACCACAACACCCTGAGCATCAGTGGCGATGGTGTGGGATGGGACGTAGGTCTCTTCCAGGTAAACCGCCCCAACAGTGCTCTCGTTGGAATCCTTCATGTAGACCAAGAGACCGCATGGCTGGGAGAAGAGGTCCGAGGCAAGGTTGAGGTAGATGTTCTCGAACCCTGGAGGAATCTTCACATTGTGCTGATTCGCGACTTGACCTGGAATGCTCTGGTCAAGAACGTTTTGAGGGAATGCAGGGACCAGCGTCGGTGGAATCAAGTCTGCGTAGAACGAGTACAGAACACGGAGCAGAGATGGGCCGTGATACAGAACGCGGCCGAATCCAGCTTGTGCAACCGTTCTTCCAGAAATGAAGTACGAGCGTTCAGAGCCAAGCTCGAAGAATCGAGCAAATGCTCTGTTGTGGCTGAGGTTGAAGTTCTGGACGATTCCGATAGGAACCGCCCAGTTCTTCTGACCTACAGTCTGGCCTGCTGCGGCAACGCCTCCGACTGCTGCCAGTCGAGGAGGACCAGCCGCAATCATCGTGAACGCACCCGAGAGAAACCGACCCTCCTTCAACGCGGAGTTGTCGATTTTCTGAGTGTATGGCTGCCAGTTCGTGACTGTAGACGGCATGGATTCTCCTCTTAGGTCACCCAGCTATTACGCGAAGGTGGCCACGATCATGGATGGAACGCCGCCAGAGACCGTTGCGGTCACCAGAACTTCTTCAACGGCGACGTCAGAGAGGCTGGCAACAAATCTGCCCTGAGCGTTCGTCTGCAACCAGACCTTCAATGTACCAGAACCGACCTTAGCAGTTCCGGTAGAAACCGTGAAGGTTGCGCTCGGAGTTCCATCGAAGGCCTCAATGACGACGTTCTGGACACCAGCAACTGGGTTACCAGAGGAGTCGACGACCTGACCAGTAACGGCAATTGCGTTACCAGCCTCGGCTCCCAGAGTCATTGAGACGGCCTTGTTCGAGTCAATTGCGGCTTCGGCGAGCATGTCTCCGCCCCTCTTGAGGGCCTTGAGTGTCGCGCGCTTCCTAGGTGAGAGTGGCATTGTGTTTTCTCCTTTTCTTGTTCAGTTCTTACACAGCAAGGGTCAGACGGATGTAGTTGGCTGGGTACGGCACATCGAGAGTGATATCGACCAACACAGTGTCCGGCTGGTCTGCGTCCTGAAGAATGTTGTTGATCTCAGCACCGTTGAGAACACCAGTTTCGATGAGGAAGTTCAAGATACCCTGGATAGTAGTTCCAATGGTGTCGAGGAACTGCTCGTCGATGGTCTGAACACCGATGAACTTACGGATGGATGCGCGGAGGAACTTCGCAGTGAAGTCGACAACCTTCGTGATTGAGAGCTCACGCGTCTCAATGCTGGTTCCGTCAGTCGAGACCTGGTGGCGGGAAGTAACCGGGCCGCCCTGAACATCTTGAATCAGGACGTACGTTCCACCACCTGCCATTGTGTTGAGCTGCTTCTTGGTGAACTTCTCAGTTCCAACAACTCCCGTAAGACCCGACATTGGGAAGTTGGTGAATCCCTGCTGAGGAGGCTGAGAAGCGACCATTCCAGTGATGGCTGCACATGCGTAGTAGCCCGGCAGGCTCTTCTCAACACCAGCAACTGTTGTCTTGATGGTGTCTGGGAAGACCGAGTACAGGCGACGGTTCTTGAATCCAGCATTGGCTTCCGCAACCACTTCCGAAACCAAGCTGTAGTCAAGACGAGGAGGGTTCGAGCCAGGAACCACGATGGAGGCTCCACGAACCTTCAACGACCAAGACGCATTGATGACTGTGCTTGAGAGCGTGGTGGTTGAGTAGAACCCATCCGTGTTCTCTCCAGTCGAGAATGTCGTCCTGAAGTTTGCAAGAGAGCCCGAGACGCTCGAAACACTGTAGCGTCGGAGTTCACTTCCAACCTCGAACTCCATGTAGACACCATCGCTGGCCGCGAAAGGAAGAGCTGGGTTCTTTCCAGCAGCCACCAAACCAGCAGCGGGGTTCACATCGAGCAGCATCTGATTCGAAGTCGCAGTGCTGTTCGCCTTCGTCCCAGATGCAGCGACCACGGGGTTCTTACGAACTGGCATCGCCTTGTTGATGAAGACGATACGCTCTCCACCCTGTTCTGGAGCGGAGATCGCAACCACGTGCGCACCGAAGATGCTGTGAACCACTTCGTTCTGAGTCAAAGGTGCAATTGCGTACACCTCTTCAGACTCCAGCATGGCTGCAGCACGAGCGTAGGCTACTTCAGTTCCTTCTGGAGCCGCTGCTGAGATCTCATCAACTCCAAGAGCCTTGACCTCAAGACCTGGAGCATTGACGAGACACATGAAGAGAGCCAAACCGAGAGGATTCTCTTCCGTGATGGGGTCAAGAACTGCTGACAGAGTCTGCTGGTCTGGAATGCGGAGAACACCAGCAGTCTGAGCAACAGCGGAGACGTCTTTCCTCAGACCCTTGTACTGAATGTACAAATCACTGAGGTTGGTGAGAGGGTCGAGTGGGTATCCAGTGACTTGGTCACGCAGAATCTGTGAACCAATCACCAGGTTGCTGATGCTGTTGAGGTACGCATCTGGGTATGGACGACCGGAACCATTCGCAGCAGTGGTCGAGAGACCGAATGCAGTGGCGGCTGCGCCGGAGAGAACAAGAACCTCAGAAGCTGAACCCTTAAGAGGTGAGGTGAGCTTGAGAGTGTCGAGGCCACCACCAGCCTTCGAAGCAACCGTAGCACCCACAGCCGTGTTGATGTCAGCAAGAGCAAGGTCCAAGCTGTTGGAAGAGAAAGTCACTTCATAGATTCGAGGATTCTTGTCGAACTTGAACCTAAGAGTCTGGCCGTTGAGCTCTTCCTCACCAGAGTCCTGCTGCAGCGAGGTGTAGGCCAACTTACCTGCACCAATTGCGGTTGAAGCAGCCGCAATCCTGATTGCAATGTTCTGACCCGTTGCCACGCTCTTGATGGAGACTTCGCCACCAGAAGCAGAGGCGCTCAAGACAGCTCCAGCAAAGGAACCGTCAGCCTGCAGAGCAGCGGCAATTGCTGTTGCGTTTGCGAGTTCACCTGGGAAGAGGTGGGACCTCGAAGTCGGCCAAGTTGCTCCACTGTCTGTCGAAACTTCAACAGTGAGTGTCGTTCCAGTCAGAGTTGTGGTTGGGACAACCTGACCAGAGGTGAGGAGGTTGGCTGGAATATCCGTGAACTGGACATCGGTACCAGTTCCGATGGTGTCGGAAGAGGTGCTGAAGTTCAGTGCTGCATTCGCAGTTCCAGTTGCCTTGACGTTGATGGCGTTCAGACGACCCGTTGTCGTAGTCGTGAGACGCAGGGCACCGGAAGAATCGGTTGCAGTCACTCCAGGAATGTTCGAACCAACTGCGGCAGCGATTGCTGCAGAGCTTGCGAACGGACCGCCTGTGAATGTGAACGTCCCAGTCGTCTCAACACCTGCAACCGTTGAAACATACTGAATGGTCAATCCTGCAAGAGCGGCTGGTACTGTGATCACTCCAGAGGTCACCACTCCGGAGGTTGCCGCAGTTCCGAGAGTAGAACCAGTGACGGAAGCAGCAACCGGAGCAAGAGTAGCAGGGTCGAGGCCAGTTGCCTTGAAGTAGACGTACTGTGGTGCCAAAGGATTGGCGTCAAAGAGCGTCTCAACTTCAACTGCATCGTAGACCTTTGAGGTGTAACGACCACGACTGTCTGCCGTCGAAAGAGTCGTATTGATAGTGCCGAGACGGAAACGAGCCGGCTCGACCTTCATGATTTCCGCGCTCTTGACCTTCAAACCATCTGCAAGGAAGAGGTCACCGGCAACGAGTGGAATCGTTCCAGTCGAACCAAACGTGACGGCAGCTGCCTTTGCAGAAACGAAGAGGCCCGTCTCAATGTTGATGAGACCTGCCTTGGAAACAAAAGCAGTGTCCACTCCATCAAGGAAATAGGCTCCTCGGTAGAACTCAATCCAAGGACTCGTGGTGTTGTTGTTTGAATCGTCTTGAGCACGGTAACCAGCACCCTCGACACGCTCTTCGTGAGCAGCGGATCCACCAGAGTAACCAATCTGAAGAACCGAGTTTGCGGAGCCACCAGCACGAACAGTGATGGAGCTCGCCGCACCGGCCTTCTTGGTGGTGATGCGAACCTTGTCGTTCGGTGCTGCACCAACAACAGTGGCCACTTCCTGGCCCAGCGCATCATTGATTTGAGCAGCACACTGAGTCGAGGTCAGGTTCAGACCAGAACCAGTGAAGGTAATGGTGACATCCTTATCCGTCGCAGCTGCAACTGGCTGGTCGAGGGCAAGGACGAGGACCTTGCCAACGATTGCCAATCCAGTTCCGCCGTTGAAGACAACAGTCTCAATGGCAGCCTTGGCAGCTCCGTGGCTTGTGGTGAGGAATGCCTCACCAGGATTCATCAGAAGCTCAGAGAGAGAACCGCCTGCCAGAATGAATGGCCGGACAGAGTCCTCAATGATGTCGAGCTCAGTGACGTTCCCACGTGGGTCGGGAAAGCCAGTCTGTGTGACGGTTCTTCCAATCTGGTCGTAGGAACCGAGCTTGGCCTTCGAGTTGATTGTTGCGTCCGAGTTCAAGACATTGAGGACCTCGAATGCAGGTCCGACAACGCACGGAACGAGAGTGGGACGAACGAAAGAAGGCGAGGCCGTCCTGAAGGACTGGATAACCTCAACACCTGGTCTAATGAGCTCTGCCATCTGAGTCTCCTTTTCAGCTTATTTCCTAGGCTTCGGAGTGCCTGATTCGATTCGCACTCTTTGCACAAGAGAGAGGGTCTTATCGTAGTTCAGGACTCTTCCATTCATCCCTGGTTTACGGATCTGCACGGCTCCCTGAGCCGGAAAGTTGAGTTCAGACGTTAGGGCCAGGTCGATGTGTTTGAGAAGCTTTTTGTCTTGAGGACCAATTGACCAATAGTCTTGGAAATAGAATGGCACCGAGACGGATACCATCACTGCTTCGTTGTCTGACTCATTTGGAACAATCATCCCAGGAGCTGACTCAGAACCAACTTGAAGGTCTTCTCCAACTCGGTGAATGCCTGCCTTCATGAGAGACTTCTTGAGGCGACGAGTCGCCATCATGGAAATCCAAGCAATACGCTGCGCTTCAAGACCTTCCTTTGAAATGCAGTTGTACGTCATCGTACAGGCAACTAGGTCTGTGTAGCGTTTTGTGCCAGAGAGAGGGTCATAGTTCGGATGAGCCATGTCTGCCCCATTCTTCGGGAGCGGACCTGGACCAGAGAACTGGTCGAGAGAGATATTCCCGAAGGAGGCAGGGCCTCTTGCCAAGAGGATAGCGGGTCTCTTCTCGACAACCTCACGAGCCAGAGTTGCTTGGTCGGAGATGATGATGTCCGTCAGAGACTCATCATCAGACCACTGGTAATTCCCCTTCTCAAACGTCGCGAACGCCAACTGAAGGAATCGAACGAACAAACGGGTGTAGTGGAGAAGAGGATCCTCTCCCGGTCCTTGTGGTTGTGGAAGACCCGTTTGAACCTTGGAACTCATTTGTTCGCCTCTTTGCGCTCTTTATCCAACCAACTACGAGCAACGTAGGAGCCGGCCAATGTCAAACCAAGACCCGCTCCAAGGAGTTTCTTCTTTTGAGAGGAGCCAAGATTCTCCCACTTGTGGCCAAGCATCTTCTGAAAAGCCTTGTCTGCCAACATAGCAGTGCCATAGCCAGCCCCAGTACCGGCAGCAATTGTAGCAGTAGACTTAGCGAAGTTCTTGAGCTTCCTCTTTGACTCTTCTGACATCGCAATCTTCAGCAACTCATCTCTGAGTGCCACGATTGTGACCGAAGAATCTGTAGATGTCTTGGTAGTCACCTGGCTTCTCCACATTATGCGGGTTGGTGAAGTTTCTGCTTGCTGCTGGTTGCAGAGCCTTCACATCGATATTGATGGGGAGGTCAAACTCAACGTCCCCTCTTGGGATTTCGTGGAGAGTCAGTTCTTGGTGAAGAACTGAACGAAGTCGTTGTGTGGATGCGACAGTTACGACCCGCCATCTCCGGTTCTCTGATTCTACAACAATGTCTCGTGGAGAGACCGGAGGGAACGAAATCATACGAGCAGTTGTATTCCCTGGTTGCTGCTCCTGCAGAGAATTGAGTCCAGTCTGTTTGTTGCTTGGGTCGAACTGAATGAAGGTCTCGACTGGATGTAGGAAACCACCCAACCAACCTGTTCCGAAGCATGTCGCGTGATTGGCTCTCGTCTTCCTTCCGAGAACTCTGTCGTAGCAAGTACAACGGGGCCCAAAGGTCCTTACTGGAAACAACCAACACTTACGCCCGACAAACTCACGAAAGAGGATGTCCTCAAGTCTATTGACCTCTGCGGCGATGAGGTCTGGTTCTGGGTCGGAGCTATTGGTTGGTTGTGTTTCGTATGTCTCACCCGTTGGGCGGTGGACAATTCGAATCTTGTAGTAGAGGGTTCTCCATTTGTGGAGAAGAGAAACACGGGCATCCCTGAACGAGTAAGTATCTCTGAATGGACCCCCGACTTGGTCATACGGACCCATGGCTGCCTCAGAGCGCAACACATAGAAGTCGTAGTCGTAAATCTCGTGTGGGGCACTTTCTACTGTAGGACCAGCAACTGGTGAGATTTCCCAGAACAGGTCCAAGTAGTCGAGAGTAAAGGAACGAACAACGAGCTTGGTAACCTCAATCATGAGCCCTCTCTCACGACTGTGTAGTTCTGGACGTTGTCGCCAATATACGAAGCAGTAATCGTATACGTCTCCAGAAGACCAGTCAGACCAGCAAGAAGAGCGTTTGCCTTTGAGCTGTAGATTCTGAGCCGCCCATTTGTCATGTTGTTCTGACCATCGAAGATGGTTTGATCGAGAACAGAGTTTTCGTGCATCAAGCCCAGGGCTCTCGTCAACTGACCACCAAGAGAAGAACTGAGTGAGCTCTGAGCAGCCGTTACGTCCGCAGTCAGTGCCCCATCTGCAAGCTTCTTCCCAGCAGAACCAGCAATCGCATGACCCGCGAGAAGCTCATCCCAGACTGCCGCTGCAATTGCAGACGTGGGAGAAGCTGCAATAGAGTCTACCTTCTCTCCTTTCGTACCTGCTCCATACGTAGCTGTGTCATCCCAGATGTCAGTAACGACCTGAGACGCAGGCTGGTCCAAGAACAAGTCCTTTGGAGAGGCCATGGAGGTTTGGAATCGAATTTCCTCAGTTGGGATGCTGATTCCTCCATCAATACAGAAAATGATGTCCGGTGAGGAGGCTGAGGTAAACGTGATGTCGAAGTAGTAAGTCCCGTTCGACAGCTCAGTGAACGCTGGTCCTGGAAGCAGAGATACAAGAGTGTCCGCCCTCTTGTAGTAAATCCAAGTGGGAGTCAGCCCAACATCTGAGTTTCGAAAGGTGACGAAATACCTCTTCGTTGCTGGGAACGTGACTGCCACGGGAAACCTCCTACTTCGTCTTTACTCCGATGTTTCGAACTGTTCCGTAGATACCAGTAGGAGGGCGGGGTTGGACAGTACCAGAAGCAGTGGAAGAGCCTCCCGTTGTTGAGGTGGATGGGAGAAGTGGCTGGATGGCTGCCAATGATACGAATGCGTCGGCCATTAGATGAACCCTCTCGCGTTGAAGACCCATACCCTACCGTCGGTATTCGACATACCTCCTACGATACCGACACAGTAGATTCTCTTGAGAGTTTCGTCGAGTGCGACTCCGCTGACAATACCATCTCTCTCTGAGACCGGAGTCCAGACTGCAGTCCCATCTGTCATTGTTCCAGTAAACGCCCAAGCAGGTTGAGAGACTGCAGTGGTGCCTGCTGTAGAACATCGAAAGTAATACCTATTCTGTGCGAACTGATTTTCGGGAGTTGGCCGTACGAGTTGGTTCAAAGAGTAAGCTGTCTGAGGCTTCCAATCTGAGACCACCAGCGGCGACGCTCTCAATTGTGCGAGTGTTCTTCCGGTAGGCCCAAAGATGAGAACACCAGCAATTCCTGCAGCCGCGACGATGTTCCCATTCGAAGCCCTCGCAACAGATAGGTACTGTCCTCCTCCGGTCAGTGTCACGGTATCCAGTACTCGGAGAGGAATCGAAGCCCCTCTGTACTCCATGACAGACAGTCTATTGGAGTTGGAGACGTAGAGAAGAGCCCACAAAGGATTCGAAGTGTGTGGCGCAACGAAGATACTGTTGACTCGATTTGATACTTTCGAGTTCATCAACAGAGTCGGGGTTGTACCGTTCTCAGAGTACACACGAATACGCTCAATCGAAGACTCTGTCGTTGAGGCGAAGATGATTCGTGGGGTGAGGAAGTTGGCAACGGCAACAGCTCTGCCAGAAACTCCAGTCAAGAACGCAGTCTGTGAGGACAGACTTGCGAGGTCGATAAGCTTGAGCTGCCCACCAGTGGGGTTCGACTCGATGTTCTGAGCAATGTACGCATACGTCGAAGAGACTCCCAAAGATACGGCTGGGAGGCTCACGTCGAGATCCGCACTTGAGGAGATAGCAGGAGTGAGGTCATACCTCACGATCCTATTTCTATTTGTCCCTGTAGTAGGTCCTGCCGAAGCCGAGACTGAGATAGAAGTTCCAGATACGGATACTCGTGCAATCCCTCCAACTGAATCGGAGGTTCCTTGAGCCTCTCCATCGATTTTGATGATGGCCGAATTATCCGGAAGGAGTGCCATTCCTCCTCTCAGATTATCTACTTGAGCAACTGAGGTGATTCTAGAGGGCTCCCCAACAAAGTACTGATCCGCGTTTGTAGGGTGCTTGATGATTGAAGTCAGAGGTCTTGTTCTGGTGAAGAAAGAAATCTCTGCCAGCTTCTTGTTATCACCACCCAGTTGAGCAATCGAAAGATGGTCTTCACCATACGCAACTGCTTCGATGAAGTTCGTACCAATGACTTTGTTAACTAGTACTGGAGAGCCGCCAGTCCAAGTAAGCCCGCCGTCAGTCGTGATCCGGACAAGGACATCATCTGTCTTCGATAGAAATGAAGCAAGAATGACTGAGTTGCCTGGAGTGTTCCCACGGTACAGCATCTGAGGACGAGTTCCCGGTCCAAGTAGGGTGGGTCCTGAAATGCGCGCGCCAGTGAGAGGATCGAATCTAGCGACGAAGATTCTACTATTCTCAATGCCTCCTACGCCTGTGTTGTCATCCCAAGCCAACAACACAGAGTCGGAGGCAGGTAGGTAGACGGTAGAGATGTTCCTGAAGTCTGTGACTAGATCAGCGAACACTTCTGTGAAGTCAGCTCCGTCGTGCGGCTTCCAGCGAATCCTGCGTTGTACGAAACTTACCTCAGAGTTCCAGGCAACATAGACAATACCAGACCTCTTGAATGATGCCATCTCAAGAGGCTGGCCTTCTCTGGAAATGCCTGTGATTGAAGAGACGGTCACTTTATGCCTTCAAGCAGTAGACATATTTTGAGATTCTGAACCGTCTCTCTCCGAAGAGTCGATACGAGACAGGACCCGCATCAGCAGTGAATGAAACTGCCGCACCAGTGAGCATGTTCACAACAGTGACAGAGGTGGAGCTCGTAAAGACCGAGATCCGATACGAACCCTTGTTGACTCCCGTAGTGATGTTGAGGATGCGTCCAACATCATCTTGATTGAAGTTGGTGCCTGTAAAGACGCCACTTCCACCAGTAATCGAACCACCTGTCCTCGTAGCTGCGGCACCTACGTCGTCTGTGAAGAACCGAAGAGAGCCGCGAGAGTCGTGAAGAACATCTCCCGTCTGTACGGGGAAGGTCGAATTTGGTCGAACCAAACGAGCCGTCTTCGAAGCGTCAGTGGTGGCAGAAGAAGTATCAAATCCTCTTCGTCTAACCTCAAATGCCACGCTGGCCTTCACTACCAGCCCAATCTCCAAGACTGTTAGCTGAGTCAGTGCATCATTGACTGCAGAGATGGTGACCTCATCTGAACCGTCAACTGCGCCGAAGTTGATTACATCGGGAGCTGACCCACCATTGGCAATTCCCTCATGGAGTGTGAAGGTGATGTTTGTTTCTGTAGAGGCAAACGAAACAGCAGTTCCTCCAGGAAGGGCAACGGTAACCTGAGTCGCGGACGCTCTCGTAATGATGCGGTAGATCGTCCCGTTATTGGCACCAGAGGTTACTCGCAGAAATCTCCCAACATCTGCACTGGTGAAACCAGCCGATGCAGAGACGAAGGTGTTTCCACCGGAGATAGGATTTCCATCAGTCAGCCCCGGTCGGATCTGGAACCCAAGAAACTTGTTTCCTCCAGAGAGGGTAACGATTCCTGAGGAGTTGATGGTCGCAAGTCCGTTGAAGCTGCCTCCCACGGCTGTGTTCGAACACTGAATGAAATCTGCTCGGTGAACATGGTTCGAGAGGAAGTCAGTATTCGACCAAGCCTGATCCGTGAACAGGTATGGAGAAGTGGCGATTCGCGCCCCGCTCGGACTATAGAATTCGATATCTGTGACGGTGAACGTGTGAGCGCTTGGGCCGTTATCGAACCTCGGCTGCATCACCAGTCTCCAATAACGACCTGTTCGGATCGTTGAACTAAGGTCGGTGATGTCGAAGTACATCTTGAGGTTGTTGGCTGCGTTGGTAAAGCTCTCAATACCGTCCATCGACATCCACGTTCCGTTATTCTTGACATCAGGCGGAGTGGCATCGGTACTAAATGACAAGCGCTTCACGAGATTCCAAGTCGGGCGAACGACTTGCCAGTTCTGATTCGTCAGAGTTGCGTGCGGAGGAATCCGAACCTGGACGCTCGTAGATGAGAGAAGGCGTTCTACACAGAGTTCATAAGTCGGAGATGCGTTGCTTGGAATTGCAATCTTGTCGTTTGCTTGGACGCCATCTCGAACACTGTAAGAAAGAGATGACGCAGACGCAGTCCATTGCTTAGCGGTCTGGTCGATGTTCTGAATCGTGCAGGAAGTACCACTGGGAACCGTCAGAATTCTATAAAACCCAGTATCCGCTCCAGAAGTGATGTGAAGGATCATCCCGATGTGCGAGGACAAGAACACACTCGCAACAGAGGAGAATGTGCTTCCTCCAGCAACGGTAGAGCCGTCTGTATTTACTCCGAGAACCGTAGAGCCAATGAAGTCCCCAGAGCTCAGGCTCAACGTCGTCACATTCAATGTCCCAGAGATGTTCGATGTACCACTCGTACGAATGGAAGAGGAGGCAACAGGTGTCCCTCCCGCGTCTGGGTCATTGAACAGAGACGCAATCATTCCATGGTCTGTGGAAGTTGCTGCTCCGTAGATATTGTTTCCAGCAAACCTAACAACAACGAACCCAATGTCCTCATCTGCTCCAAGGTCAATAATTGGAGAGATTCCGTGAACTCTATTTGTCGGGAGGTTACCGTCCCAGGTGTGAGCAGGGGTGATATTGGGTTTCGAGCCGGTACCATTGTTGAGTTTGTCGATTCCAAAATCCAACAAAGAATCTCCACCACTCAGTGGTGAGCCTGGGAGTGCTCGGTGCTGTCCTAGAGCTGGCTGATACTGAGGAGAGGCTCTCGCGAAGCTCTCGAAGTACACCTCAGAGCCATTAGACTTCGAAGACCCGATCTTCGTTGGAAGGCAGAATTTGATGCTATCTGTGTTGTCCGCGAAGACTGACTTGAACGAGTAGGACTCGTACGAAATACCTGTAAGGTCTTGAGTGTTGTCCTTCGCAAACCCGTTCGCCAAGAGAGTGGTCGCATCCTCTGGGCCAGCAGTCGAACCAACGGCACCAAGGTCCCAGATTGAGTAAGACAAACTGCTAGCAGTCGCAGCAGCGGATACGGCAGTCCCATTCATCTTTGCAATTGTGATGGTTGTGGAGTTTGTGAATACGGTGATTTTGTAGACACCGGCGTCGGACCCACTTTCGATCCTCAAGAGACGTCCGACGTCTCCAGAAACGAAGCTCGAACCATTGAAGGTGCCGGAGGCTGCTGTCGTAGAGCCATCCGTCCTAGCAACTCCAGTCTGACCTGCCCTTCCGAGGAACTCATTGTTGGGAGGAGTAGCGCCACCCTGCCTGTTGAACTGAACTGTCACGCCATAGAGGACAGGTTCCGCCGCACTATGGATAGGCTTGGACTTCAGCCCAGGACTGAAGCTGTCTGAGACACTCTTGTTGGGGAGATTGGATGCCGCGAATTCGAGAGGAACCCAACGGGTGTTCGTATTGTCCCACTGATACTGAATCTCGTAACCACCAAATCCGTATCTCCAAGTACCGTTTTGAGATGGCGTGCAGAAGAACCATCGACCGACAGAGTCGGTAACGAAGTGGAGAGTACTGACGCTGTCTACTGTTGCGATGTCAGAGAATACGAAGAGGTCTGCCTCTCTTGAGTAGTAAGAGAGGTCAATGGCGTTAGATGAAGACCCGCTGTTACTGGCCACAACTCTTCCGTCTACTCTAACGGTGTAAGACCGAACGTGACGAGAATCTACAGAGCCAGAAAATGCTGTTGTGGGACTTCCATCGCCTCTCGGGAAACCTGAGGGGTTCGCGTAGTTGGCGGTGTCGTTTCCAAAATACCGCTTGTAGTTGGCCCCAGTGAAAGCACTCTTCACCAGCTTCACGTGACCTTGGTCCGTACCAATCCATACTTCATCGAACTTCGGGTTTACTTTGACAGTGGTGAAGGTCGTGATGGTTCCGACAGTCCCAGTTTGACCAGTAGGTGATGCGACGTTTGCAATTGTACGGAATGAGTGAGAGTTGGCCGTTGGGTCGTACTTGTTGATCTGCTGCTGGGTATCGTTTGAGAGCCAGTATACGTCACCAGTTGCTTGGTCTACATCGACCCTGCAAGGTTCACCATTCTTGATCTGAACATTGCAGTTTGCTCCGTTGGTCATGGAGACGGTGCGAGTACGGAAAGTCCCAAGGTTGAGGGACTCCATGTAATTCATCTGACCAGCGCCGGTCGTCCCATTGTTGAAGAACAGGTAGAGACGATCTCCGATGACCATGGAGCCGCCCGTCTGATTCGTAAAGACGGGAGTGCCACCTGCGGTCGTCCTCAATACAACTTGAGTCGCTGATGACACAGAGTTGATGATGAATGTTCCGCTATCCGCCCCAAGACCACTCAGAGCGATCGCTCTTCCGATATCTGCATTCGTAAATGCGCCACCGGTGACTGTGAGCACATCTGTACCAGAACCAGTCGAAGCAGTTCCTGTGACCGTGCGTGCCCTGCTCTTATCGATACCAGAGCCCGAGAGGTTGGAGTTCGGGACTCCTTGAGCAAGTCGATACTGGCTAGTAGTGAGGTTTGAGTTGATGACGACCACGCCACCATTACCTGCCGTTGCATGACCAATGACGATGTACACCTTGTCATCAGAACCCGTGTGCGCGCTCCGGATGATGTCACCTGCACCAAGAGTGATTGCAGGGGTCAAGAAAGAAGAATGTCCAGCAGTGCCGAGATAGTTCGCTACCTCCCTGAAGGACTCGTTCGTCTTCCATCTCCAACACGCAATTCCAGACTGATTCGACGCATTCGTGAATCCAAACCACACTCGTTGATTGGTCTCATCGAGCGCGTATGCGTTCGTGCCTCCACCAAAGAATTGGAAATTGTAGGGTAGAGCGGCACCTGCAGATTGAGCTGAGAAGAAGTTAGAAGACGCAGAAGCCATGTCTTCTTGGTTCGTGCCAACGATGCCATCACCATGGGTGTATGGCTTCATCGTGACGTAATAGCTACCTTGCTGTTCTGTAGCAGCTGCGGCTTCGGTCGAACCTGTCTTGTCGAAGACGATTCGCATGACGAAGCTGTCGCGAGCTGTTCCAGGAACAAACCGCCCTCCAACCTGAACAGTTCCGGTTCCAAGCGGAATGATTGACGTCTCGTTAAAGAATGCTCGCCTCCCTGGTGCGACAGAGGTTGCGAGACCGGAAGCCGTAGCAATTGCAGAGAACATCGAACCATCGAGACATCGCAGATAGAGACGATTGTTCGAGAAGTCTACATGGTGAACAAAGTACATCCCTGCGTCAGAACCAGAATGGATTCTCAGAAGGTTCCATGCACCAGAAATGAATCTGGGCATGTCAAAAAGAGTGCTAGCGGTGAACGTAACGTAGCTCAATCCAACCGAAGTAGAGACCGTTACTCCTGTCGCATAGGTTGGATGAAGATACGTCGTACCAATTTGTGTGAATGCCTTCGGAAGATCAGAAAGCGAGAATAGGGAATTCCCGACTCCCCATCCAACTTGTGATGCGACGATGGAAGTTGGATCAGAGAGAAGAAGACAACCCACAACTCTTGGAATGAGAGATGAGTTAATGGTCGTCAGAGTTCCGGTCGTTCTGAACTTCGAGTAGTCGAGCGCGGAGACGGAGGTCGGAGACCCGGTCGGGTCCATGGGGTAAAGGGATGAAGAAAGGAAACCAGACAGGACGTCACTGAAGGGTCCTTTACCGACCGTCGTATCGTCTTGGAGCAACCCATCCATCTTGAATGGATTGGTTCGGATATAGGGGAGAGTTCCGTTTGTGTTGTTGTTCCAATTGTAGACCGCCCTCCTCCTCAAGACTTCCTTGAATGAGACGTTTCCCGTAAGAACAGGCTCTCGTGTCGAAGATCCAGATTCGTCTGGGATGATGCTCATAAAACTGAAGATGTCTTTGTTCGACATGAAGGTAACCTTAAGAAATGGGTGACATCGAGATTCTGTAGACGACTTCCAGCGTTTGAGTTGTCGTCTGAGTCTTGGCTGGTGTCAGGAGAGCATACGCCGCAATACCATACGCCCCCACGAGAGTATCAGTGTTGGTGGAAGGCCAACAGAGCATGATGGACCCGAGAGTGCGCGTTACTGGAGGCGTTGAGAAGGTAGTGCTAAACGTCTTGGTGTTCGTAACTGAGTCGTTCGTAGGAGTAAGTGAAGAGCTTGAAAAAGTCAGTGAGTTCGATGCATCGCAGCAAATCATATACCGAGTTGGATTTACCGGCTCTGTCGACTGACAAAATGCCACCCTCATGCTCGCGAACGAAAAATCCATCCACATTCGACGACCGAAGTCGGTCAAGAGATTAGACTGCTGCAGACTCCAAGCAGTGTCTCCGTTCTCCTCTTTGCAGGTGACCTCAAAGTCACCCCTGAGTTCCAAATCACCAGGCAGTAGCAGAGTCTTCCGACTGTTCAAGAAAGAAGACGGAGCCATCTTTCTCTGGAACTCGCGAACATCGACTTCCTCGATCTTGAAACTCATACATCCACACTCCCTCTTCCAGTCGATGAAATAGATCCAGCGAGACCGCCTCCAATACCTACAAGGGCCTCGGCTTCCTGAAAGGCGAACTTTACAGGAGTTCGATTCACATAGGAAATTTCCTGGAAGTCCTGTCCAGGACTTCCAATACCAAGAAGAGATACCTCCTGGCCGTCGAAAGAGTCCCCCAGAGAGATGATGTCTGGAATTCGAGTAATAGTCGACCCCAACATATCAACAATCGTGTTGGAAAACTTTCCTGTCGGTTTTCCTGACTGGCCCAAAGTCTCTGCCGTGAAGGTCCTTCCTACGCCTCTCGGTGAGACTGGAACAAAGAAACGACCATCAAGGGGCATCAATACGGGAGCAGACATCAGAGTCGATACTTGGCCAGATGTCTCGAACAACCGGAACCCTGTCACTTGAGTCGTATTTGAGATTCCGATGACAACTCCAAAACCGAGGGAAGGGTGCTGCCCAAAAGCGATTCTCGGAGAGAGTGGGTACGTGTCAAAGTCGGGAGCGGCCTCACCTCCAGATAGACCGAAAGAAATAGGTCCCTCTGTTGTACCGAACTTAACAGGCTGCCTGTCGATAGTCGTGAAGGGGAATTCAAAAGAGTTCCCGCCTCCCAAGCCCATCCTCCCACCCTCAACGTTGTCTACGCTCTTGATGATGAGACCTGTGTCTGCCGTATACGGCATATTGATGGTTGCTGCGTCATCGGTGGATTGAGCTGTAAGTTTGAAGACTCGGTTTCCTGAGGCAAAGAAGACGTAGAGAGTGTCTGTTGCTTCGTCATAAAACAACTCTGGACGAGTTGTGAGAGAGGCAGCGCCTCCTCCTACAGTCGTAAGACGAACCTCTGGAAGGAAGTTGCCGAAAGGAGATTCTTTCGAGACGTAGATGTCTTTGTCTCTCTCGTATGCCCACCAACGGACACCTGCATTCATCTCATAGGATGAAATAGACAGGATGTTATCGAAGTAGGTCAATCGACTCAGGTCGTTACTGAGTGCAATTCGGAAGTAAGCTTCCAGAAGGTAGGGTTGGGCCATTCGAGCAACATCGTGAATGGAGACCTCATCAATAGACCCTTCAAGAAACGCGGAGTCAGACTCCTTCAGAGAACGCCCAATATTCAAAGAGGCAGAAGCATTTGAAAGAGGGGCAGGGACAGGGAGGGACGCAGGAGAACCGTTGACCGTGACTTCTAGGGGCTTTGAGACCCCATCGATGTAGATGTCGATCAAACGGTTCGCGCCGACTACCGTTCTCGTGAAAGAGACACTGTACGTCTGATTCGTTCGAATTGAAGAAGCTGGAGTTCGAACGACTACAGGTCCAGAAGCAGAGTCGTGCTTGTACACAACTCGACCACTCAGGTCGACATACAAACCATACAGCAAGTTATCAGAAGTCAGGGGACCACCGCAGGACACAATTGTCCTCAAAGTGGATCCACCAGAATTGTAGTTCGAGACCTTCACCCAGGAAACGAACGTCATGTTTCCAGTGAGCCTAAACGGAGTCGAATCTGCTGGACTTGCAAACGAGCTCGTACCGTTGAATGACCGAGCGTTTCCAACTCGACCTGGAGCGATTCCAGACGCGCTTGTTACGGTGAGGTTGCGTCCGAAGCTAGACTCGTCAAATGCAACGTCTGTCTCCAGAGATTCGTCGAATCCCCAGTACCCAATGACGTTTGAATCGAGCGGGAGTCTGTCGGCCACAACATACTCCTTAAGCTCCGCATCTCATGAAATCGAACTCACTTTGAGGCACGGTGCCTGGCTTCAATGAAATATCATTGAACTGATGGTAAAGAGAGACAGTACGGAATGAGAAAGCACAATCTAGCCTGTATCGCTTCGTGTCGTCCGAGCTCAGAAAAACGTTGAACACGAATGATGGTGCAGACCAGAAGGTAGACAGAATAATTGGCGGAGCACCGGATTCTACCAGGAACGGCATGCAGTTTCTTGGATCCGTCGTATCCAACGCCAACTTCTCCTCATTATCACTTAGGAGGAGTTGGATTGCTCGAACAGAACCGAAGTCGGCCATCCGAAGTCTAAGAAAGGAGCCCTCTTTTTCCAAAATACAATCAGAGACGGTCATTTCCCTCACAACGGAAGCAGAGACTTCGTTCTGAAGTCCTTTCTTGATTGTAAGGAAGATATCCGAAACTGAGGAGAGGGCTACATTCATGGAGATACCTTCGGAGTCTTCATCTCTGAAGACATAGACTTTCCGAGAGTCTTAAGTCCGTCGTGACCACTCTTACGGGCTGCACGGGCAAGCATCTTCGTCCCATGAGCAGCTCCAACACCGGCAAGAGCGCCACCTCCGACATCTGCTGCAAAGGTTCCAATACCCTTGTTAGGGTCATTGCTCGTCATATACTTCGCAGCGCCCAAACCAGCTCCAATCATGGCTCGGTGGCTCGCCTTAGAGTCGACGACAGCCTTTCCAACACTCCCAATCGCTTTTCCAGCATCAGCCCACGAAGCCATCTTCTGGAGGGCGGTTGAGAAAGTCTCGTATGTCTTGTGCTGGGAGCGTGCGAGTTCAGCTCCGAAATCTTGTGCGAACTTCTCAAGGTTCGACTTCACAGAGGCTCCTTTGAGTTTTCCAGCAATGGTCTTTCCAAAAGCGGCACCAACAGGAAGAGCAGCCATAGCAGCTGCACCTGGATGCTTTGCATTCAAATCGGCAATCTCGTCCCGAGCATTCGAGACGATACGAGCCATCCCCTTTGCAAAGCTCTCATCCTTCTTTGCCTTCAGTCGTGGCTTCTTCTCTCCCTGGTCCAACGAACGACCACTCGCACCAGGGCGGCTGACCAGATAAGTACCGAGAGCAGCAAGACCACCGCCTCCCACCATACCGATGAGGTCGTGAGGATTGTTCTTTGCGTAGTCAATAGCACTTCGGATTCCATCCGAGGCCACTTCTTTGAGTCCGGCTCTCTTGGAAAGCATAGGCACTCCTTACGTGAAAAAGAGAACCCACTTACCGCTCGTTGCGTCGTACACAATCTGAATGATGGTGGTGACGTTGTTTGGACCAGCGGCTGCGAAAGCATTCAGCTTCTGCATGCTGTCGAATGTTCGGCTCTTGAGATTGACGGCCATGGGGATCTCCTTACCATTCTCCGTAGAAGTTGTTCACAAACCTGAACTCAGAGCTCAGACCACCGCCCCAAGCACTTTCGATGTTGATGGCAACCTTCATCCGCATCTTCTTCTCTTCGAAGGAGTTACGGAAGAGTTGAATCCAAGACTGCAGGAAAGGGGTCTTATCACTGATTCCTACCTGAAGGCCACCGTCAGAGAATGAAAGATGGTTTCTCGTTTGAAGAAGGCCGATGGACTCCAACAGGCTCAACACGGTGCCTCGGACCAAGAGGCTCTTTGAGGGGAATGTCCTCAGTGTGTTTCCAGAGAAAGGAGGTGTCGAGTTGTAGTCATCGAGTGCGTCAAAGATGGCCCAAACGATTTGCCGATTAGTTGATTCTTCACCTGAGATGAGTCGGTTCAGCTCAGGATAGTCACGCATGAATGCACGGACTTGAGCGACAAATGCATTGAGCTCCAACTCGGCGCTGGGAATTCCATCACCTGTCGGACCTGCAGCAGAAGAGCCACCAGTCGAGGTAACGATGTTGTTTACGACACCCGACGAGAGGGGAATGCTCTTGAGATTGTCTTGAACTGACTCTGGAGATGCGCCGACGGGAGAGTTTGCGAGGAAGGTCACTCCGACGTCTGCATCTGCTTGTGTTGGAGTGAGAGAGAACAGGTAGGACCGAGCCGCAACAATCGCGGGGGCGGTCAGTACTGAAGTCATCGACCTGTAGTTTCCTGAAGTGATAGTTGGAGGTGCTCCTGTCCAGAGAGCACCTGCTCCATCTTCAAGGTACCAAACGGAGAATGGAACACTTGGGATTCCAATTCCTCCAGAGATTCTTGCTGGGTTCGCACCAGCTCCGTTGTTGATGAGGTAGCAGATTCCCTGCTGCTCATGTTGGTCTGTCGGCTGAAAACCGTAGAGCCCGCCTCCAAGTTCAATAATCGTAGGAGCAGGAGTAACAACTGCACCATTTCGAAGGCAGAAGTCTACAAAGGCTGGAGTTGCTCCGAGGAGAGGAGCTCCAGCATTGTCGTAGAGAGCCCAAGTAATCGGAGAAGCCATTGTGACCTCCGTTTATCTACCGACCCAAGACCCGTATGCGTTTACGGGAGTGACTTGAGGAGAGAGTGCGTCAACTGCAGAGAGAGTATAGTTCGTTCCATCTACTTGGATTTCATTCGTCACAGTTCCATTGAAAGTGATGGTTGTCCCACCAATCTCAATCCTGCCTCCCTTATCGACTCGGAGAGCAGTTGCGGTATCTGTGAATACACTAGTCGATCCGAGTTTCCAGTGACTGTTACCCGTGATTCGAATGCCAGTGGCGCAATTTGCAATATCGTAGACTCCACCCCCTGAGAACGCCATTGAGTCCGCAGTTGGAGTAGAAGGCGTGGTTCCTACAAGAACACCTGTACCGGAAGAACCGGGAGGACAAATGTACCTACCAGACATCAGTCCTCTTCCGAAAAAGCCACTTGCTTCGAATACATTGGTGCCTGTTGTTTGGGTCTCACTATAACCAGTGCCTGAGAGTGTACCGGTTCCAACGATCCGAAGAGCAGGCGCTCCTCTAATGAAAGCAGATGCTCCAACAGACAGGACGTATCCTGAACCAGAAGTACCAACTCCAAAGCAAGTCGCTGCAGACCCGGCACAGTCCACAACAAAGCCGTTTCCAAAAACTCCAGAGCTGCTGAAGAGAGAAGAGCCTCCTTGAATACCAATGACAGAGCCACTGAAGGAGGGAGGAACGATGAAGCGAGCACCGACAATCAAAAGTGCAGCATTTGAGACACCAAAGATGGTCGACGTCGTCGATGTTCCAGTAATGTTCACATCTGCAATTGAGACGCCGGACCCAGCAGGACCAGAAGCCGGAACAGACCGTCGAATGGTGTTCCTAATCTCAAACGCCGAGTTCGCTCCTGTTGGATTTCCAGAAATTGATGTCTGAGACAGAGTCGTAGACGGAACTCGAATCTCGTAAGGACTTCCAGTCGGAGAAACTGGCATCCCTCCGATGTAAGTAATCGTAGTGCTGGTGTTTGATACGATTGGCCTACAATTACAGGAACGGGCTCCATTCACACACGCGGTCGCGTCCTGTGCAGTGGCACATACGAAGAGTCCTTTAAGGGCATCCGTCGCCCAACCGCCACTGACGACAGATACTGAATTCTGCCAAATGTTCGTTCCAGTCACCCAGGTTGCATCTGAGCCAGAGACAGGACCAGCGCCAAGAGTTGCTGGAACATATCCTGCGCCTCGAATCACCAAATAACCAGAAACATAAAATTCAAAATTCTCAATCAACACTCCTGGCTGAGAAATAACACCAGCACTGTGCTCAATGTTGACAGGGTGTTTGATAACTTTTGGAACCTTAGAGAGTGCCCCCATGGTAGAGGCGCATGGAAGATTCGACTGAATGCAGGAGTTACTGTCATTCCCTCCATCTGGGTTCACATACAAAGTGAGATTAGACACTGTCTCAGAGTTCGTAGAATTCTGGATAGCGTAAGGAGAACCCCCATCAGAGAAACCGGTCAAGATGACGGTTCCCTCGAAGGTTGTCCCTGTTCGAAGTGTTGCAATGATACCACCATCAACAAACGTCTTCAGACCTCCAAGAGTCTGAGAACCTGTATTGACGAGACCTCTCCGAGACTCCGAAGCATCAGGCGGAGGAGAAGGAGTTGGATTGCCAGCAAGAGCGGCAAACCCAATGACCAAAAGAATCGAACTGGCAATTCCAACTCTCTTCATGACTGAGTCCTCACTTCTTCTTTTTGAACGAGTTGTCCAACTTCTCTTGGGGAGCCGGTTCCTCAATCAGAAGGGGTACCTCGATCGGGGCGGCCTTTGGGGTCTCGACAGGTCGAACTGGGTCTGGCTTTGGTTCCGGCTTTGACCAGCCCTTTGGAAGAGAACCGAAAGAGAGAACACCGGCTTTTTGCAGAGCCAAATCTCGATTCGGAATGAAGTCGATCGCAACCTCTTCGGAACCGTACGGAGCAATAGACCTCCCTCCGTACACGAGCGTTTGGTCTGTGAGATTGAATACTCTCACTTGTTCTTTCCTTTCTTCGACTTCGGAGCGTCGACAACTTCCTCAGGAGCAACCTCTGCAACGACTTCCTTGGCTGCTTCTGGAGCAGGTGCTACTTCCTGAGCAACTTCCTCCACCTTGATTGGCTCCGGGGCCGGAGGCTCAGCAGGCGGGTTCTCCGGAGGCGGGGGAGGTGGAGGGTCCTGGAGTGGAACGGACGGCTGAACAGTTTCTTGTACTCCGTGTTTCTTGATGACGATGGCACCCGCTTTTTCAAGGCGGGTGAGGTGCGTCTTATTCAATTCGAACTGTGTCTCCGTGAGCACGATTGGAGGATACCCACGTCGAAAGACCTTTCCGAGAACAACTGGCTCTTCTGCAAACAAAGAAGAGGTCCTTTGAGCTGTGTTCAGCGACTGACCAGACTTCAATCCGCGATGGATTTCGTAGTGCATAAGACTCCAAATTGAGTTACTTCGCCTCTGTGTCAGGCCGTGCTGGGCCCTTTACGATACGGTGTGTCAGGCGTCCTCCGCCATACCCAACGAGAGCGTCACCGGCAGTTCCGACAGCGACTCTTGCGGCCAGTGATTTCGGGCTTCCAGACGCTTTGAGTGCGATACGACGTGTTTTTGGGTGAGCGAGAATGGCAGCTCGCATCGCAGTACCCACTCCAGCATTTGCGATAGCACCCCTCTTACCCCATTTGTGGGCACGTTCTTGCTCTGACTCTGCATTTTTCTCAAGATCTAGAAACTCTTGAGCGAGTTCTTCAATCTCGTCAACACTGTATCCGTACTCTGCGGCAATTTTTTGAAGTGACATTGCGAGTCTCCTGGTAAGAAAAAAGGGGAGGAGGAGATCTCTCCTCCTCCCCTAGTTTAGGACAGGTGTCTACGAATTAGAACTGGTCGACCGCTGGGACCGTGAGACCGTCATCAGCACGGTTGTTCACAGTGAAGAGGCTCGACTCATCCTTCGGGAGAAGGTTGGCGAAGCCCGAGTCAGTTGCACCAGGGGTCACGGAACCACCGAAGAGCTCCAGCTTGACGATGGAGGCGATGTTTCCGATACCGATGGCGATGTCTTCCCACGACTGCCAGGTGATCAAGTTCGCGATCTTGTCGATGTAGAACTTGGTCTGGTTCAGGACGTAGAAGCGGCCCATGAACTCAGGAGCGGTGAAGCAGTAGACGTTACCTTCGCGGAGGAGGTCCGTCTTGATGGTGCGGATGATCTTCAGACCGACAACCGTGTTGGCCTTCCAACCTTCAGTGGCCGTCTCACCAGCGATGGTCATACCCACGTCCTGGATGGTCCAGTTCGTGAGATCATCGTAGTCTGGCTCGGTCATGACCATCTGGTTTGCACGCAGACGGCGGCGGTGCAGGAGCTTCTTGAGCTTCACGAAGTCCGGCTTGAGGATTGGGTAGATGGTGAAGTCGTTGGCACCAGCGGACAGCGTGCCTTCGCCCTTCACAACCGACGCACCGACAACCGAGCTGGCGTTGACGTTGGTCACGTTGAAAGCAGTGGCCACGTTGCCGTTGGCGTCGAGCTGGTAGGCCTGGACAGCAGCCTCGATGAAGACGAGGAACTGACGGTCCTCGATCTCCTGGATGTCCTTCACCGAGTTCTCTTCGATGATCTTGGTGATGGGCATCTCGTAGGCGAGCAGTTCCTGCTCCGTCTTCTCGAACTTCTCCGACCCGATCGTGAAGAACGGGATCTCAAAACGAGGAGCACGGATGAAGCGGGCAGTTGGCTGACCACGGAAGGTGAGAGCAACGGCCTTCGAGTTGGGCTCGATGTCGATGATCTTGACCAGGGTGTCGTGGTTCACTGAACGCTGGCACTCCGTCCTCTGGACAGGCTGAGGGGGGAGAATCTTGCGTGCAAACGAGACTTCACGCAGACGGTCTCGGATGTACGTTCCACCGAACTCGGCAATCTTCTCCTTGCCTTCGGTGGTTGCGACCTTCTCGAAGAAAAGGTCATTCAGGACTTTGGCTGGGACGGCACTCATGTGTTTTTCTCCGTTCAATTCAGTTAGTGGATTAGACCTTGACGTTGGCCATGTGGACGAAGCGAACCTTGCTTCCCGTAATCTTCGACACGTAGCCAACAATGATGCGGTTTGCAGTCGCACCAGTGAGAGCAAGACCACGGCGCACGATGCCGCCAATGGTGATGTCTTGAACGGTAAGGGCCGAACCAATAACGAGCGAGGTCGTGTTCACGATCTGAGTTTCGGCCTCATACGTGCCGAACATCAGGACGTTCACCTTCTTGATTGCCTGAACATCGTAGCGACCCTTCTCAGTGTGAACAGGGAAGACGTTGTACTGAGTTGCTTCGTCTGCCGTTCCTGAGTTGTTATCACCACCACGAGCAAGCTGGTAGGACGAGTTGAGCTCAAGCCACTCACCTTCAACGAGTGGACGAACCGTGAGAGGAGCAAGCATCGTCTCGTCCGCAACTGGGAAATCGCGGCGGTGAAGAGTCTGGAGCTCCGTGATGAGTTCAAACAGTGGTGCGGGCATTTTGTTGTTTCTCCGTTAGGGTGTGTTTGTTGGTCTTGAGAGCGTTAGTCGATTCCAGCGAGGGAGGCTGCGAAGACATCTTCTGCAGCACTTCCAGAACCTTCAACAACAACTGAACCAGAGTCCGCGATTGAAGCGAGCTTGGTCTGAGGGGCGGACATGCCGATTGCTTCCTCAACTGCATCAAGGTTGTCCTTGCGCATGAGCGAAGCAACCTTCTCTTCGTAGGAGAGTTCGGGGTTCAGACTCTTCTCTTCCATCTGAGAAGCAATCTTCTCCACGCGCTCCCTGTGTTCGAAGGCTGCCACCTTCTCCTTCAGTTGCTGGTTCTCTTCTGCAAGAGAACGGAGCGAACCGGCAGCCAGCTTCATCATTTGACCGACTTGAACGTTGCTGAGCTTATCCATGATTGTTGGCTCCTTTCCTCTTACATCATGCCCATTGGCTTCGGAGGCGTCATTCCAGCACCCATTGCCGGAGCGCCGCCCATGCTCTTCTTCTCCAACTTCTTCTTCTCAAGCGCCTTCTTCAGTTGCTCATGACGAGGATCCTTTTCATCCTCGGCAATCTTCTGAAGGAGTGCCTTTGCCGCTGCGATCTTCACGCCACCCTTGGAGGCGTTACGCAGATTCTCATGAACCTTCGAGTCGTTTGCCTTTGAGTACGCAGGCTCAGTCAGGACCTCAGAAAGCATCTTCTTCTGTGGGCCCTTTCCATCAACCTTCTTCATGTTGATAGCAGCCTTGCTCGACTCAAGAGGAGAGCGAACGTTGTTTCCGCCCTTTGAGTCAGAGGGAGGAGCAGTCTTCACCTTATCGTCGGTGAGGACCTCACCACCACCCTTGGCCTCGGCCATCTTGCCGAGAATGAATTCAAGAGCGGCAGACTTCTTCTCCTTCTTCTCGTCTCCCTCTTCCTTCTTCTCTTCCTTCTTAGGCTCTTCCTTCTTGTCTTCGTCCTTCTTCTTTAGAGCCTGAATCTTTGCCATCACACCTTCAGCGGCTGTCTTGAGGACGCCCTTCTTTGGATAGGCGGCCCCACCTGGTGCCTTGGCGTGGTCGTTCTGGACTTGAGTAGACGCACCAACCTCAGCCTTCTGCTCTGGGGTGTGCATTGGCACATTGTGAGACTTCGACTTGTCGTGCTTGTAGGGCTGTGTTCCAGAGACTGGCTTCATCGTTGCCAAGGTCTCTCCGCCCTGCTTCTTCTCTGTCCCAAGGTAGGTTGCATCGGAGGCAATCTTCTCTCCGACTTCCTCAAGGGCGGAAGCAAGCTTCTCGACGTCATCAAAGTCGGCAGACGACTTCTTCTCCTTGTCGTCTTCCTTCTTCTCTTCCTTCTTCTTCATGAAAGGAAGTGCCTTCTTCTCGTCCTTCTTCTCTTCACCCTCTGACGCGATCTTGACCTGAGCGCCAGAAATCACGCTCGAAATCATTTCGTGCAGAGAGACTTGACCTGCAAGCTTTGAGTGCATCATGGTCTCCTACAAATCTCCCCTCGGGAATGCGACAGGGGGTGGTTGGATTACTTTCGAACTCTCAGCAAGATCCGTTGAAGTTGCCGGTTGGGTCGGATCCTTGTGGACTTTGCTGTAATTTGGTTGTTTTGTCGACAGTGCCGTTCCCTTGCGAGAAACTACTTTCGTCACTTCCCCAACAGTCGCTGGCTTAACTGCAGCCATTCCAATCTTTTGGAGCTCATCTGAGAACCCCATCAACATTTCCAAACTGAGCTTGGGGATGTTGATGGAATTCACAGACTCTCCGAATGAATCGTGGGGGAGAGTAATCCCTCCCCCACGAAGAAACGATTACTCGGCTTCAGCCTCTTCCGACTCGAACTCATAGCCTTCTGCCTGGAGAAGCTCCATTGCACGGGCCTCAACAGCAGCAGCAAGAGCGTCAGCAGGATTCGAAGCGGTCTTCTCTTCGACCTCTGCCTCCTCGTTGTAGTCGATGCCATTCTCAGCAAGGATCTCAAGAGCACGCTGAGCCGCGAGCGTGTCAAGAGCGGAAACCGCGCTCGACTTCTTGTCCTTGTACTTCTTGGCCGCAGCTCCAGTACCAACGGCCCCAGCACCAGCAACGCCCAGAGCCTTCACGGAATTCTTGTTTTCCTTGATAGTCCTCTTCACTCCGTGGGTCTTGACGCTATCCTTGAGGGCAGAAGCAGCCTGACGAGGGCTCTTGGCCATGTACGCGAGGTCCTTGAATCCTCCCTTCACATCCTCCTTGTGACGCTTGAGGTGGCCCATGACCTTTCCAGCAGTCTCCTTCACTCCTGCCTCCTTCTCGATGTTCCTGAGCTCCTGAACATACGAGTGAGCCATCACGCGGCCGAGGTAGTCAGCTTCGGCGAGCTTCTCAGAGGCCTGCTTCTCCTCAGTCTCCTCCGTTGCCTCAGCCTCTTCGGTCTCCTCAGCTGCCTGAGTCTGCTCGTCAGCACCCTGAGCGAGAACTTCCTGAGCGAGGGCCTCGATCTGGTCCTCAGACATGCCTTCGAGGTTGAGGGACTCGTCACCAGCGAGCTTCTCAGCGAGTTGAGCAGCGGCCACCTTCTCAGTGTCCTGGGTCTGCTCTTCCGAGTTCGTTCCGTAGATTTCTGCGAGACGTGGATCCATTTGTTTTCTTCTCCGTGGGTATTGCGATTTTGGGTTGGCCGTCTTTGAGGCTTCTGCCTCTAGGCTGTGAAATCAGACATTCAATTGTCTGCACCGTTTACTTCGTTGAGGTTACCTCTCAGTGTATGCGCCCTGCAAGTACGTCACTGAATCGGGAGATAGGATTGAAGCGGTAGTGGCTGTCTTGTCAAACAGACTCGACAGGCGCACTCCGTAAACCTGCTCTCTCAATGTTGGGTCGCTCTCAACCACTGCCTCAACCTTTGAAATCTTCGTCATGATGTTTTGCCTATAACCGTTATAGGCAGCACTGACTTTATCCAAGAGAGGATGTTCGATTGGTTTACGGGTGGGAAGAGGGATTTTTTCTACCGAGACCCTAATGGAACGGTGCTTGAGAGGTTCGCCGAATCCGGAACGGGAACTGAGGTAGGGCTTGAGCAACTCAAGGAGTCGTGAGCCATGAACAGATGGGTCCGCGTCAAGCATTGAGTTGACACCTTCAACTCGTCTAAACACACCGTTACTTGAATCAAGCTCATCAGCAAAGTCCCTTTCACCCATTCTAATGAGGACAATCCTCTGGAACTCGTGGGGCTTGAGAACAATACCAAGTCCCATGGAGTTTCCAACGATTTCCTTCAAAGGATGGGTCTCCGCCATCTCATCCAAGGTCTCTGGCTTGATGTCTGGCTCGGAAGCCTCCAAAGCTGGAAGGACCTTCTGAGTGAAGTGACCTGCAGGAACCTGCTTCACGATTTCGCTTGTCTTGACTGAGAAGCCTTCGGCGAGCTTTTCGAATGGGTCGCATGTTCCACACCCACAAGCACACGAGGCTGCAGCAGCTTTGAACATTCCAGCGAGAGAAGGAGAGTTACCTGCAGTGACCTCTTGGACATGAGCGGAAAGAGATGGGACAGCACAGATGTCTCCAAGGCAAATCACATCTCCCCTTGATGCCACCTTCGCCATCACCTTCGCAGTTTTATCAGCTCCAATGAATACGAAGCTGATGTCGAAGAACTTTGGCTGCGTGTTGATGACGTAGATTCTGCGGCCATCTGGGAGAATCTTGTTTGGGCCATAGACGCTCCGGAGTTCCGGAGGAGGCATCATGTGCTGACAGTAATCGAAACGCGTCTTCGACTTCTGACCACAGATTGAGCAAACGTCGAATGGGACCTTGCACCCCATCGACACGTCTGGGAACTCACCACCTTCGATTCTGGTGATGATGCCGTCAGCCTGCTCTTCTTTTGCTTTCGCCCTATCAAGTCGAACAATCAGTTCGACTCTCTTCATCGGATGGTTCAGTACAGAGAGAACTGGAACACCGAATGCTCTGGTTGGGTCCTTGTTCTTGTGGTGCTGATAAGCGTGGGCAAAGGTCTCAAACGTCTTGTAGCCGTAGTCGTTGCCTTCATGAGCCAAGGCATTCCACGGAAAGAAGTCTGCATTGATGTTCGAGCCGAAGTACTCACCAGCACCCAAAGCATTCACCAGGACGTAGACGTGCTTCTTTCTGTCCTCTTTGGTGAGCTTTGAGATGTATTTCCTCAGAGCGTCTCCAGTCTCCCAGTCAGCAAATGGAGGAGCTCCTGCCTGCTTCTCAAAGGCCCCACTGGAGCCGAAGAGAGACTGACAGAAGATCCCCATCTCAGTCTGACCTTGAAACTGAATCTGCTTATCCATCGAGGTCACCAATTAGAACGGCGATGAGGATCCTTGGTTCTTCTTGTACTCTTTGCGGTCTTCTGAATCAGAGCGGAGCTTTTCCCTGTAGTCTTCCTTCTTCTTGAAGTCTTCGAATGTCTCCCTGCCTTCTGACTTATCATTCTTTAGCATCAGAGGTGCAAGCTTGGAGACTTCCTGGAAGTGCTTCGATTTGGCGTTGTTGATGTTTGACTGAGTAGAGATGATGTCCTGCATCGTTTTGTAACTCTGACCAGGAAGCTCAGCAACGATCCTCAGCAGAGAGCCTCCAACAAGAGGGTCAGAGGTCATATCGGGAGCAAAACGATGGATAGCATTGAAAGCCATCGTAAGATCTTTCTTATTCAACTCTCTCTTTAGAGACGGGTTAGCTTCCATAATTCGCTTAAAGTTTCGGCTCTTTGTCAGACCTCTCCGAGCGGCGTCATAAAGATCAGTTGCGGCTGAGCTCATAACACCAGCAGCTACACTCGATCCAAGGAGTACACCCACTCTCTTGGCCGTATCTAGAATCGTAGACTGAGAGACTTCTGCTGTCTTCTCCTTGATGGTCTCAAAAATGACCTCAAAGTCACGAAAGATGTCTTTCGTAAACTCGGGAGCAAGCTTGTCACTCAACGCAATGACTTGTGCGGTCTTCGCCATCATCTCTGGCTGAAATTCTTCGACTTCCTTCAAGAGTTCTTCAAGAGTCATTTGATTCTCCAAAAATCAGATTTGGTGATTCTCTGGGCGGAAGCCCTGTTTGAATTGCTTGTACTTAGAAGGGGCTTTTGCTGCAGAAGACATCAGCATCGCTCCACCCGCGACAGAACCAGCGACAGGAAGAACCCCATGCTTTCCTGCTTGATTCTTGAAGTGATTGGCAATCCGACCCATCACTCCACGTTTCTGAGCTGCAGGAGATACTGGGGCTGTCTTTGGAGCAGGTGCTTGTTGCTTCACAGGAGCAGTTGCTGTCGGAGTTGACACAGGAGCGGAGGACGGTGCCGCTTTTGAGGCTGCTTCTGCTGTGGCTTTATTTTGAAGTGACTTGAAAGTAGCCTGACGTTCTACCATCGAGGCACTTGCGCCCATACCACGGGCGGCAGTCTTACGAAGTGCATTTGAAAAGGAGGCAATCTTTTTCAATCTCGAATGAAGCACGATTAACCTCCGAAGTTCGTTGGAGGTACAGGAGCGGGCTGCTTCTTTGGAACCATAGATGCCGCAGTTGCAACGGTTGAGACTGGGTTCCGCTTCATCTCACCAATTGCATTACGGGCGAGTGACCCACCCAATGTCTTTGACTTCAACATAGAGGATCCAGCAGCGAGAAGACCCCTCCCAGCTGCCATAACGGCAGGAGCGAAGGCACTCTTGATGAAACTATTGACATCAGAGAGCTCGGACTGAACTTCCTCAAGCGCAGTCATGGTGGTCCTCAAGTCCTCACCAGACATGATCATTGCTGAGTATGACTGAATGAGTGGGTGAGTGGGGTCGACCAGACCGTGAGCCAACTTTTCCCCTTCGGCGAGCTGCTTCTTTAGCTGCGAGACAGAAGCAACCTTCTCCTGAATAAGACGACCGACGATGGGTTCCAAAAGAGTCTTGGTCTCATCGCCAGTGATTGTCTCGGTTGCAGCGTAAGCCTCGCCGAAGGAGCCTCCATCAAGAATGTGACGCTTGAGCACGTCGTAGAACTCAGACGCCGCCTCCTTGAAGAGGGACTCATGCTGGTTGAACCTATCCATCAGGTTATCACGCAAGGAAGACAGAGTCTCCTTTGCAGACATGACCTCATGGACGATTGTTTCTTTGCTGTAGTTCTTCTCTTCTCCGGCCGTCTTGAACATGTCGGCCAGACCCTGTTCCGTCTCCTTCGAGGAGGTCTTCACCTTCTTGATTTGCCTGTTGTAGTCGATGTCGGTGTTTGTTACCACCGTTGGACGAGCTCCATCGGACAAATCCTGAATCACTCTTCCAGCATCTGCGAGGTCGAACTGAGGATAGCTGTGGTCAGAACCAGCCGTCTTATCTTGGTCGTGCTTTGCGAGGTACACAGCCGTGTTCGCAAATTCAACGACTCGCTTAACCTGCTCCGGCGAGATATAGTCATGCTGAGCAGCGAGCTTTGAGATACTGTCATTCAATGACACGCCATCCCTCAGAAACATGGTTGCAGCTTCTTTGCCCATCATCTCAAGAGACTCGGGCGAAAGCTTGGCGTGATTCTTTCCGCTCAAGAGGTAGTCTGTAAACTCATCCATTGCGGTAAGCTCCTCAAAGTGGTGGAGAACTTTAGGGTAAAATCCAGGAGGATACGTGGGAAGCCTTTTCTATTCTTTCCAAGAGGCTGCGAACAGCCTTGGGTGCTCGAAGCGCACGATTCACAACTACATCAAACAGGGTTACCTGCGAAAGTCAAACCAAGAAGGGAAGGTAGTCCTTTTCAGGGAGGACGTCGAGCAGCTTGCCGCAGAGACGGGCGTAAACCTCCCACCGTTCAACCGGAAGAATTTCTTCTTGTTGTTGCGGAGAGTTGAGAAACTCGAACAGGACATGCTGGTGGCAAGGAGAAGACTGGACATTCAGGCTGACCCTCTGAGGCCCTCTGCACAGGAGGCGGCTCTATTGATGAGAGAAGCGGAGCATGCGTTTGTTCGTGGAACGTGGTCAGAGCCAGAGATGGAGCAATGGGTGTCTGTCTTTGAGCGCCTCGATGAGACAGCCCTTGAGTCAATGAAGAAACATCTTGGGAGTCTCAATCCCTATGAACCCTTCTTCAAGCTCGTGATGGCCATGATGCAGAGTGTCGCTTCGATTGAAAACTTCGAAACATCTCTGCCTGCGCAGCTCATGCACAAGAAGTTGGATGAAGGACGTAGGAAGATGAGGGAGTGCATCTTCATGTGGCTCAAGGTCTCCTCGCCACTCAATGCCGATGAGGTCGTTCAGTCTCTGGATACAGAGAAGGAAAAGCTCTTCAAGAAGCTCAAAGCAAATAAACCAAGTCCCACGGCATAAGAGTTTTGAACTCGGAATCGTTCCGCGTTCATTCTCTTCTAGAGGGGAAACTCAACATCATGGACGCACAGCAGAACCAGCAGCAGCCTCAGGCGGCTCCTCCCATCCAGGGACATGTCATCGACACGGACTCTCCGAAGCCCGTGGAGAAGCGGGAGATCCAGAAGGAGCAGTTCGAGCTGCTCGTGAAGGAAGCCGCAGATCACGCGGAAGAAGAAGGTGATTTCCGCCGAGCCAACAAGCTTCGCGGTGTGAAGTACGAGCCGACCTTCGCCGACACGGCCAAGTCGGTCGCAGTCAAGACGAAGAACGCCCTCATCACCGTGGGCATCGCCCTCGCCCCGCTCGGTGGCGTGTGGCTCATCTACCAGGGCATCAGGCTCCTGGTTCCCGCCGCCCGCAAGTGGCCGGCGCTCGGGATCAAGTACAACAACGAGAAGGAGGCGAAGGTCGTTCGTCTCGCTCCCGCTCCCAAGGCGACCACGCCGTAACATTTCCCCGAGAGGAGCTTCACAGCTCCTCGGAGAGTGCGCACGTTTCCCTCCTTTACCGTGCGCACTCTTTTTTAGGCCTCAGAGTCCAATCCTGACGTCTTCGCAGTAGGAGAAAGAATCTCGGGTCGCGGGTACTTGAGCATCGAAGCCAATGTGCAGAGCAAGATAGAGTGGAACGTGTCGTCTGTAGCGTCCGGGGTCTTGGAGTACTGAATCTGTCGAAGCTGCTCATTGTATTCACTGAAGATGTTGAGCAGGTCCTTACCGAACGGATCCTCAAACTGCTCCCATCGAGGGAATCTGAAGAAGTCCCTCCTCTTGATAGCAGTGAAGATGTCGGTCATCACTTCAGTGCGGTGTACGAGGAAACGATGGAGCTTCTCCTCCCACTTCACCTTCTGACCTGGGTTTGAGTACTGATACTTGACGATACGGTTCTTGCTGAACATACGAGCCAGCGCGTCATTTCGATCGAAACCACCACCGTAGTCGACACCAATCAATTTGACGTCCCACCGTCTGATGAGCTCTCCAATCAGCTCCAACTGAACGGGTGGTTCCATCTCCTGACCTTCGAAACGGTGAACGTAGAAGATAGTAAATCTGCCGTTCACATACGTTCCAAGAGAAATGATGGTGTACGTGTTCTCACCAGTTCCCCAGTCGATTCCAGCAAAGATGTCCATCCCACCAGACATCTTGTTCTTCAATGCCTGCATACCCTCAGCAGTCATCAAGAGCTCTGGGTCACAGTTGTCCATCACATCTTGTTGAGTAAGGGGCCTCATACCGGAGTCGCAGGCTTCTCCGAGAACCTCATTGAAGAACTTTGGTTGAGAGTAGGTTGTGTAGGAGTCTAGAATCTCACTCCACTTCAACCAAGGAACCATCAACTGTGGGATCCGAAAGCCTTCGTACGGCTCAGTGAGCTTCTCTTTGACTGAGGCGTTCATCATTGCCCAACGAGACTCATTCCGCATTGGGTGGATGATTTCACCGCACTTGGCACAGATAAGACCCTTCTTCCCGATGTTCTGCTCTCCAAGAATGTTCCAATACCAAGTGGAAGGGTCTGATGGGACTCCATGGTGGTCGCAAGGAACAACCCACTCATTCTGGGTTGAGTACTTCGTCCAGTAGTACTCAATCGAGTTATCGAAGGACTTCGGTGTTCCAGAGTAGATGAAGATCTTGAACGGAGAGTGAGATGCACACTGTTCAATGACCGGGATGTTCTCTGTGATGATGTCCTGCAGCTCGTCAAGCAGGACCATGTCAGCTGGGATACCACGCGTTCTATCTGCGTTGTGGTACGCGTACCTGAGAGTCACTTGGCTTCGATTGATGAACTTCTTCTGGAAGACGTTGTCGCTGAGCTTCGACGTCGTCCAGGCCTTCAGTACGTCTGAGGTCTCGATGGGCTCCTTCAGACGGTCCTGTGAGAAGGTCTTTGTTTGCTGGTTGGTGGGAGACACATACAAAACATTGAACGCGTTGATGATGCAACAGTAGGAGAGAGTCTTGTTACCGAGCAGGGTAGACTTCTCGACCTGACGACCGCACTTGTAGAGAGTACGCTTGGATGGGGTGTCGTAAGGAAGTCGAAGATACCTGCGGCCCTCGAACGAGAAGGGCAAGAACTTCTGGGACTTCTTGTCCGGAACTTTGACGGCAAACTCTACGAACTGAGACGGGGTTACTGAGAGAAGGGTCGATTGCTTGAGCGCGAGCTCATCCTCATCTAGGAAGCCTTCGTACACTTCCTTTTCGTAGTCCCACTCTTCCTTGAGCTCAGGCTCTCCGCTCTCAGAAATGACGACGTTGGCGTTGTTTCTGAAGTACTCTTCGCTTGAGACGACAGTCATTCTAGCTCCATGAGTGAACTACCTCCACCGCTCGCCTGGCTTCCGGGCTTCGCAAACTCCCTATCTGGAGCTATTGATACTCCGGTCCAGATCGAATGTACACAGAGTGTAAATCCTTTGGTGTACATCGTGAAGTTCCGATTCGGGGAAAACGTCACTGGGAAACGTATGATGTTGGTGTGGAACCTCTACCAACAGTATGCCGCAAAAAATGACGCTGTCCCTCAAGGAAAGGTCGAATCAGAGGGAAAGACGCTTACGACCTCTATCATCATCAAAAGGAAAAGGGGTCTGCCAAGAAATGAGCATCCGCTGGCATAAGAAGTCAGAGGGGAAAACTTTCATGCACGAACAAGAGATTCAGGGAGGGTTGGATGAAGTTGGGTACGGCTCCCTTGCAGGACCCTTCATTGCAGTAGTTGCTGTGTTTCGGCAGAAAGACTTCACCTTCTTACCTCCCGGAGTAACAGACTCGAAGAAGCTAAGTCATAGCTCTCTGGAGGCTCTGTATGAACCCATCTGTGCTGCAGCTTCTGACATCGGTATCGGTCACGCCATGCCAGAAGAAATCGACACGATGGGTGTGTCCGTAGCTCTTCAGTTGACGTACCAGAGAGCTATTGAAGAACTCGTTGTACGTCCGACAACTCTCATCGTGGATGGGAACAAGCCCGTAAAGAGTTGGACCGGAAAGCAGATTGTGGAACCGAAGGCAGACCTCAATCACAAAGTAGTGTCTGCCGCCTCCATCATCGCAAAGGTGTGGAGAGACAGACTGATGAATCAACTCTCGAAGAAGTTCCCAGAGTATCGATGGGACGCGAACAAGGGGTACGGTTCTGAGGAGCACTTCGAGGCAATCAGGAAGAACGGGCTTGTTCTTCCGGGTCCAAACGGGAATGAATACATCCACAGAAAAGCCTATTGCAAAAGATTCCTCAACGACTGATGTCGTTGTTCCATGTGTCGTATGTGACCGACAAGTCTACATCCGGATGACAGATTGGGCTCTCGCCAAGAGACCCTGCGCAGTGTGTCCGTCTTGTCTGGATGTCAATCCAATCTCAGCAATCTGCCAGTTCAACAATCTCAGGAGTCAGTTCAGCGAGATGAAGAAGAGACTGGACGAGGTCACCGCATCCGTCTCCGCCCTTCGGCAAGACTTTGACGAACTTACGAATGCTGAGTACTTCGAGTAGTACGATGGGCCTGAAGTTAGGCCCATTTTTTAACTCTCAGAGACCAAGCTCCTGCATTCGGTCTCGCTCGTAGGCTTTTCGAAAAGCCTCCCACTTCTCTCCCATTACCGCAGCGTCGCCTTCGTTCTCAGAGATTACCTGACGGACGTGCTCGATTCTTGCCCGAATGATGTTCAGGAAATCGGTAATCTCACCTGCATCGAGAGACGGGTTCCGGGCTTTGATGAGCTCTTCCAAGGTCATTCCAGTCGTTGTGAGGCTTGGGGAACGGCAATCCTTCTCTCTCAACATGGCTACACCTCGTTGGTCATTACCGAGTGCAGAGTCTCCAGTGCTTCAATCGCATTCTCACGCGCAAACTGACCTGAACCAAACCCTCTCGCCTTGACGAAGAAAGAGCCCATGTCTTCGTCAAACGAGTACTCCCACTTCGAGAAGAAGACCTTGCTGAATGCCTTGTCGAGAAGTCGATCGAAGTGCTTCACGAAGCGAGGACGTACTTTTCCGGCCCTGTCTGCCTCATGAAACTTCCAAGGCCAGATGTGGAAAATGAGGTCATCTTCCTTCGAGGCAAACTCAGCCTCGTAGTTCGATGGGCTCATGACTGGTTGGAAATCAATTTGGTCGAACCCCTTGACTCCAGAGTCTGCTTCCTTGACGACAATAGGAGACAACTCCTTCTTCAACGTATCCAATTCGGAAGAGGCCTTCTCAGAAACTACACCTTCTGACGTTCTCTCAGACCACATTGAGTGGCTCCTTAGCAGTACTTCCTTGTCATCTTCTTCTTCAACGACCCAGCCATTTTAGAGAAGGCTGACTTCTCCATCTTCTTCAACTTCTTGTAGTAGTCAGAATCTTCTGCAAGGTGGTCTTTTGCAATCTCTTTTGCAATTGAGGGGTCTTTGGTGTGCTCCTTCTCCACCTTCTGACCTGCCATCAACTCCTTCTTTGGAAAGTCAGAGGACTTCATATGGTCAGCGAGTCCACCTTCGATCTTGTCTGTTTGCCTGTTCTGAGGATTAAAGGAAGACCCGTCACTATAGCGATAGACCGAGTAGAGACGCTTCGAAACTGGATCCCTCATCCGTTGAATCTTTGAAACCTTCTTCTCTTCTGGAGAAGCCTTCTTGACCTTCTCGGGGAGCTTTTTCATGTTTGGAGTCTCATCTGCCCATCGCTTTTTCGGTTTGCTTCTCTTCGACACCACTTCCCGTAAAGTTTCCACCAGGAGCGAGCATCTTGATGTCGGGGGGAGGGATCTGAGGGTGCTCCATTCGGAATCGCTCGAAGTTCTTCAAGATGTCCTTCAGAGCCATGTCCGAAGTTGAGAGGGCTTCGTGACAGTCAACGATGGTCTTCCCAAGGACGCCGATAGCCTTGACCTTGTCCGGCCCAGTTCCAGGCTTCCTACTGACCTCTTCAATGGTGAAGTAGGCAATCTCCTGCGTCCTCTGAATCATCGTCTTTGAGTCGATTGCCTGTTGGAGCTGCAGGTGAAACATTGCGAGCTCTGGTGTTGCTTGGAGCATCGACATGTACCGTTCGTACATGCCTGACCTTCCATACAAGAAGCGACCCCACTCATCCCACGTCAGAAGGTCGACATTCCAGAACATGTCATGGAAGGCACCCATGCCCTCTGCTGAGAGGTGCCATCCGTGTTTCTTGTTCAAGCGAAGAGCGATGGCTTTTCGATCGAGTCGTGCGAGAAGAGCTTGCTCGACATTCAGACGAACGAGAGGGTCGCTCAGAATCTTCCACGCTTGTCGTACACCATCGGTCGGGTGGAAGAACTCGAAGATACCGTGTTTTCGAAGGAAGTTCATCGAAGGACGGTGAGCTCGGTTTGTGTAATCAAACCCAGGAGGCTCGTCCTTCAACTCTTGCTTCAAGAAATCGAGGTACACCGTCTCAGGAGTGAGAAATCCCCAATCCTCCAGATTCTTCAAAATCTCTGGAGTCTTGATGTTCTCGTCCTTCACCATCAAGTACTTGATGAAGTGGTGTGCTGGATGTTTCATGACAGGTTCGAGATCTGAAGAAGCTCTTGAAAGAAAGAGGGGAGACGCATTCCGAGCTTATTGAAATCTGAGCTCTTCTTGAATGCCTCCCATGCATTATTGATGTCTTGCATGTCCTTGGTATTTCCACCCCTATCTGGGTGATGCTTTGCAGCCTGCTCGCGATATTTCTTCTTTGCATCTGCCTTCGTTTTAACGTCTTTCAACCAATCGGGGGTCCTGACGTTCTGAGGAGGCTTTGGAGGAGGAGCATACCCTCCGGCATTCGAGGAGCCACGTTGATTTTGATAGTTCTGCCGAGCTTCCCGACTCTTCCGTTCGGTGTCTGCCCATTCCTTACCAAAATCCTGCCAACGACTTTTGAAGTCTTCCCAATCTTTGTCACTCTTCTCTTGGTGAGATTTCCACTTTGCCTGAGTCTCTGCTCTTCTTTTTTCGTACCTGAAATCGTCTGCTCTCCACTTCCTTCTCATCTTGATGCTGCTTCTTGTGAGATCTTTATCCATACCAGAGAAAGAGCCAATACCATGGCCGAGGATACCTCCGGTTGCGGCGGCACTAATCACTGCGCGTCTCTGGTTTTTGAGTATTTTCTTCTTCTTTTTTTCAGGCAGCTTTTTGAAGTGCTCTGATTTTCTGATAGACCTCACACCTGCGTATGCAGAAGTCCCACCAGCAGCGGCCCCGATACCGGCTCCAACAAGTCCTCGACGAAGTTCGTTATTCGTCTTGAGGACTCTCTTGGCATGAGTAAAAGCGCCCTTCAGAGACCTTTTGAACGCTTCTTTTGTTTCTGACATTGATCACTCCTGCGAGTACTGAAGAGCCTTCAACGAGAGGATAACCTCTTCCATGTTCTTCATTGACCGCTCGACTGCTCCAATCGGGATTTCCTTCATGCCGAGGTAACCAGCAAGAACCATCTCAGCCATCTTCTCAGAGCACTGCTCAAGCTCTGGCAAGAACTCGATGAAGGTCGAGAGGTTCTCTGGATTGATGAAGTTCAAGGCCAAGACTTTATCGACTGTACCCTGGTCTTCCATCTGGGCGGCTTCCTTGATGAGGTCCTTCCTCAAGTCAGGGAGCTTGGAGAGAAGGCTGGAGGCTGTCTTCACAGACTCCTGGAACCTCTCAGCCAATGGAACAATGGTCTTCAACCCAGCGAGCTTGACCGAGCCGGTCCTCCGAGCCTCAGCAACCTTCTGCTTTGCGGTCACACCATCGACGCCAAGAAGACCGAGCATGAACTCAGCACTCACGGCATCGAGACTGTGCTTCAAGTCAGCAGCAACCTTGTCGAGGCCACACCCACCAACGATGTTGAATGCACCGTTGTAGAAGAGAACAGCAGAGGTCTTCTCTCTGTTCACCTTCTTGGAAGAACCCACAGACTCTCCCTTTTCTGCGAGAGAGACTTTGGAGTTGAGACGAGTGAATCCCCAACCATGTGGGAGTGCGTACTCATCTTCTGCAATCTTCTGAGGGGTCTTGAGGCCTGGAATGATAGAGACCTTCACTTCGTTTCCGAAGGAATCGACTCCAATATAGCGCGGAACTCCATCGGACCCATTCATTCCAAACTTCACTTCGATGGGAGCAGAGGCCTGCGTCCCATCGGAAGAACGGAACACACCAAGACCCTTTGGAATGTCGATAGGCGGAGACACATCCTCTGACTCGACCTTCTCTCCAACGATGTCCTGCTGAATGGCGTGACCCTTTTCTCCAACAAACAGGCCAGTCTTCTGAGGTGAGAACGACTCGTCCCAGGCAAAGGTCTCTGGGAAGACCCAACCTTCCATGGTCTTTCCAGCAGTCGTCTGGACCTTGTAACGACCGAACTCGGAAACAGCAGAAGTGTCTGAAGCTTCTTCTGTGTCGAGTTCAACTGGGTCAGAAACAGCAGTTGCTGTCTGGCCAGGCTGCATTGCCTTCGCGACTGGAGCCCCAATTGCCTCTGCCACCTCTTCAAAGGGCACGACTTGACCCTGAGCTTGGGCACCGCCTGCAAACGCCTGAACGTTTGCCGACTTCACCATGAAGGCTCCACCTGGGAGCTTCTGGAATGTCACAACAGAGGGCTCAATAGAATCGGCAAGCGTCTGCAGACGGTCATTTGCAGAAGCGAGCTTCGTGTCCATCACTTCGACAAGAGTCGCAGCAATGCCAGACTTCTTGAAACCCGCACGGAGGAACGGATCCGCTGCAACCTTCTCAACAAAGGCATCCCTATCCGACTCTCGAAGAGTAGGAGCAATTGCTTGGAGAAGTGACGCAGTCTTCACTCCAGGCGAGGCAGCTGGCTTCTGTGGTTGAGCAGAAGACTTTTGAGCCTGAGCTGTTGCCTTTTGAGCCTGCTGACCTGGCGAAGGTGGATATACCTTTGGGTGGTATCCGTATTGGTTTGCGGCGATTGAGTAGACCTCGTTGATCACCTCTGGGTGGTCGTGGGTCATGTGCTTCTGAATCATCTTCTGAATCTTGTCGCTCTTGTAGATGGCCTCCCACTGCTCTTTCGAGATGTGCTTGAAGGCCTTCTTCTCCTTTGGCTTTGCTGCTTTTGGAGCCTTGGGAGCGGGAGCAGCCTCCTCCGGTGCTTCTTCCATTCCCCCTTCTTGAGCAGCTGCATCGAGACCCTGCTCATGTGGAGAAGGAGCAGCAGCCATCTGAACACCGGCCTGAGCTGCCAAGAGCTCTACATCAAGATTCCTCTTCTCCAAGTGGAGAGCGTCACGCTGAAGATTCTTCGCCATGCGCTGTGAGGCACGACCGGAAGACTCCTCAATAGTCTGCTCCATCTCACGCTGTGAGAGGTCCTCTTGGTCAAGAGTGAGAAACTGCTTCTGAAGTTCAAGAGCCTTCTCGAAGAGGGCGGTTCCAACATACTTCTTGAGCCACTCATCTCGATAATCGAGACTCGGCGAAGGTGATGACGAAATGGGCGAGCCCGCCTCAAGGGCCATTGCCATCTTGTACTCACCACCCATGCCGATTCCCGAACGCTGCGGAGGCATCAGAGGCTCGACAAGACTTGGGTCTCTCGGCACAGATGTAGAGAGGTCAAACATTGCTGGGTTGAAGAGCGTCTCACGAATTCGCTCTTCACCGAGAGGAAGGACGCGCTCTCCATCCAAGAAGACGGAGAACGGACGTACTTGCCTCTCCTCCGCTACGAGAGGGATTCGAATATGAGGAATACCAGCCTCCTCATGCTCGATCTCTGGGCGTTCTGTCCTGTTCGCAACGTCAGCATAACCAAAGGCAAACCCACGCCCTTGATCAACCTTGTCGAGAGAGACATTCACTTCGTAATCAGACAGGAATGGATACTGGCGGTGAAGTTCGCTGCCAATCTCCTGGCCCCAGTTATCTGGCGTCTCAGACAGACGATGAGTGAATCCAGCTTCCTTGGTCTGAGGCTCTTCAGTTGTTGCTGGACGCAGAAACAGTGAACGCATGTGTTCTCCTCAAGCGGGACTTGCCAGAAGGGTTGTTGAAGTCATTGCAGGTGCCGGAGGTGGCACAAGAGGCGGGGTGGTGGGTTGTGGAGGACCGCCAGGAATTGCAAGGGCAGGGTTTGGGACAACAGTGTGAATATGAGTGCTCAACCACGTCAAGAGTGGGATGGCGAGTGCAACTGGCTGAGGCGAGTTACCGACCAAGACTGTTGACCCCATTTGAATAGTTGGAGCACCTTTGATGGTGACCACTCCAGTAAGAGCTTGGATGGTTACACCGGATTGCCCAGAGACTTCAACTGTACTCCCACCAGAAATCGTGACTTTTGAAGCGCTCTTCACCAAGACGTCCTGCTGCGCATCGATGGTGAACTTCCCTTTTACTGTCCAAAGAACATCTTTCTCCACCGTCCAGCTTACATCTCCATCCTTATTGAGAGTCAGAGAGATCTTCCGGGCTGCCCCAGAAGCACCTGACTCTTTGATAACCAGACTCAGGATAGTCTTTTGACCGCTCCCATGGGAACCTACTTGAAGTTCGGCGAGAGGCTTCTCATCTGAGGCTTTCTCTCTTGCTGAAATCTTCAGGGTCGTTGGGCGATTTCCATCTGTATCGGTTTCTGTTCGTTGAACAGTCCAATCCAGGTCCCCGCCGATTGTCTGGAGAGAGTAGTTCTCGCAGAAATCTTTGATGGTATTCGTCACAGGAAGAAAGAGCCTCTGACTCAGAGGGCCGCCACCAATCTGAACAACGCCTCCTCTCCGAAGAATCAGAAAATTCTCATCCCTCGTACCGAGGTAGATGTCACCTGGATTCAAGTCTGGTCTGCGAGATCTGAAATTGCCTTCCTCTGCAGCAGCAGCCCATCCCAGTACAAAAGGACGATTGCCGTCAGATGGAAAGCAAATCCAACAGAGGCTCCCTACTTCCGGCATGAAGTGGATTCCCTCACCGTTTACAAAGTGAAGGTAAGGAGTGGACCACGTAATTCCAGTTTGTGGTTTCTTCGAGAACTGAGTCGTAACAGAGAGTGTGAAAGAGCTGATGTCTACATCAAGCACTCTTCCAGACTCAATGAATGCAGGGCTTGTTCCTTGGTGAGTGACAGCCATCGTGCCTCCTCAAGGAGAGTTATACTGTTTAATGGTTTTTTGTTCTTGGAGGTCCGTCAGTCTTCTCCTTGCGTGTCTTGAGAGACGAGTACCCGACCCATATGGAATTCGAGCGGGCATTAGTGACGCTTCACCAATACCCTCTCTATAGTGCTTCATATGAGCCCTAACTGCCTCATTTCCGGGAGGGAGGGTCGCTAGACGATTGTGCTCCCGAAAAATAACATCTGGGCTTCTATGACCGTAATGGGCGGCTCCAATTCGTCCACGAACGGAAGATTCGTCAAGTTCGTGACCTTTAACAACTGCATGAAGCATCTTTCTTTGGTCCGCAGGGACCTTCGGAGCATTGCCGAGTCCTCCGAGAGTTGAGCTGTGCATTTGCTTTTGAATAGAACCACTGCCCGGAAAAATAGCGGGTCGGTCTCTGACGAGCTTCGAGACGGGCTGGCTCTCTACTGCCGATCGAACGTGCTCACCTGCACCCGGAGAAATCAAGTTGGCACTTCTAACGGCGTCACCAACGAGTCGACTTTTATTTGGGGAGGCAGAGAGGAATGGCTGTACTCGTGCAGACGCTTTTGGAAGCTGAATTCTCTTGGCAAGAGACAAAACCTTAGAGGCCTGATCAGCACCAAAAGCAATCTTTACTAGCTCATCAGAGAAAGACTCAAAGGAGATCATTAGTAGTGGCCCTTTGGCTTTGAAGGATGGCCCTTCCCGAACTCTGCACCAAACGCGACACCTGGGATTGGGTGTTTTCCGTGGATGTCTGACTTCCATCCCTGAGATGCCGCCTGTTGCAGAGTACTGTGGAGCTCACGATAGTTGAGACGTGCCATCCAGTCTGACGTTCCGGTCAGCGGCAACTGAGAGATGCTCTTCAGGATAGGTTCGTGAGTAATTGGGCGCTTGTCCTTTGGAAGACCTCTGTTGTGTTCATCCACGATAGAGGTTGGGACGATGTCGCCGTGGAGGAAATCACTTGTTCCTGGGTCCTTTACCTTTGTGAGATTCGTCAAAGCTCGAACCACTACCTCAACGTTCCTCTTTCTAACTCCTTCCTTCTCGTACAGACCACCATACATCTCATTTGTGAGATGGTTTTGGACGGTGTGCATGTCTGTGAGTGGTAGGAGGTGATGAGGATTGATGAATCCGTGAGAGACTGGTGTTCCTTTCTTCACCTCATCCCCAACCTTCAGGTCTGTATTCACCAAGTCCTTTGGAACGAAGTGGCGCTCGTCTCCGATGAAAATATCGACGCCACCAACACTGTCCCTCTTGATGTTCGTAATCTTCCCAGAAGTGCGAGCAAGAGTGGCCGAGTTCTTCAACTTCGCTGGCATGTTGAGAGCGTTACGAAGCCGAGTCAACCGGTCTACTGACATTGCTCCTCGACCAGTAGCAACACCACCAGTGTGGAACGCGTCCATCGCCATCTGAACTGCAGGCTCCGAGAGCGCCTGTCCAGCGAGAACACCGATGTTCGTTCCGACATCGTGGAGTTTCCCACTCTCATTCAATCCGAAGCACTTCGCACAGATTCCTTCTCCGTGCTGGCACTTCAGTGGAGAACGCACCAAGACCTTGTCGATCTTTGAGTTCTTGAGTCGGTTGACGACTTCTGGCGTGACAAGTGTTCCAGCTTTGATTTCATCTCCTTCCTTCAAACGATAAGACTTCGAGAGGAATCGGTCATGGATGTCTTTGTGGACAACATCCATCAGAACTCCATGGCTCGTCTTACAGTCTGGAGATGAAACAATCGTAGCAATCGTTGAGTTGATGATGTCCTTGGAGACAACACCAGGCTCAGACGTTCCAAGAACACGCTGCAGCGTTCCTTTTCGAGCTCCATGCTGGGCGAGCCAGTAGTCACCGATGTCCAGACCCTCTGCGTAGTTCTTGAGAATGGGGGTTGGGATGATGTTGTTTTGAGAGTCTTGAACAAGCATCGGGGCAGCAATCATCTGGCGAAGTTGCTCTGCCTTTCCACGTGCTCCTGACACGACCATGTCTGCAAGTCGATTCTGGCCAGCAGGCAACTTTGCGGCGTGCTCCAACTGTTCGGTCGCCTTTTGGTAGATGTCGATGATGCGTTTGTTCTGTTCATCTTTGTCTTTGACTGTGTTCTTGATTGCAGTCACTTGCTTCTGCGCATCACCAAGAATCTTGTGGCGCTGAGGAAGGGTGGCAAGGTCCTTGAGTCCAAAAGAGAAACCGAGCTTGTACGCCCACTCATTGCCGAGGTCTTTGAGTTGGTCGACTACTGAAGCGAAGTCTCTTGTGTGATTCTTTGCGAGGGGCGTGATGATTTGAGAGTTCAGAGACTTCTTATCGATAGTCCAGAGCGGATTGTGGAGAATGTCCTTGTTCAGATGGAAGTCGCGAGGCATCCTCGACTCAAGCAGAAGACGACCGAAGGTAGTCTCCTTCCCACCAATCTTCACGACGTCGGTAGGCTTCACCTCTCCTCGGTCGACTGCCTTGTTGAGCTCCAGAGGTGTCTGGAACGACTTAGAGGTTTTCTCGCCCCATCGCGAGATGAGGTGCAGACCGAGCATTGAATCTTGCGTCGGTGCATACATGACTGCACCAGTAGTGGGAGAGAAGAGGTTCTTCGATGGGAACATCTTCTTTGCTTCCTCGACAGCTTCTCTTGTCAGAGGAACAGTACCTGCCATTGTATTGTGGACGATGACACCGCCAAATACGGCAAAAACATGGCTCTCGTCATCAACTTCGATGTCGATCATCCGATCGTCATACGGCACTTCTTCGATGGTCTTGACTTCAAAACCGCGTGCGCTTTGTGATGAACGAGAATCCTTGCGCATGGTCTCATACTCCTCACGAGCCTGACGCAACAGATCTCCTTTCTTGCCGGGGATCCGGTAGTCGAGAAGTTTAATGGCTTCTTTACCAAACGACAGAATGTAGCAAGGTCCGCAAGCATGGTCCCTGTCTCGGACAGAGAAAGGCAGTCCAAGCATATTCGCAATCAGAGCCATATCATCTCTCAAGGTTTTACTCTTTGACCACGTTCGAACAAGCCAACTTCCAGAACGAGTCACTTCGACAGATCCGTCCGATTGAATATACCCAGCGAGCATACCCTTCAAAAATTCCTCGCCCCTATACATGAGCGGGCCCATCACTGCCTTGCCTGTGCAGTAACGACCACAGAACGCAAGGAACTGCCTCGCCAGACCCACATCCGAGATCTGAAAATAACCGTGGTGAGAATCGGTGACGTGGACGTTGAACTCTCTCTTCCACAGACCGATGAGGTACTCACGCTCAATAACAGGCTTGCAGGCGATCGAGATTCGTCCACCTCCTTGAGGAGGTGGACGAACTTCTGCTGATCCGTCACCAAGGAAGTTACCGAAGATGACACCATTTTCGTAAGAGTACGTCTCACTAGAGAACGAGGGTTCGATGCGCTGATGATCGAGTTCAGTTCCAATCTTCATATCACCGGGCTTCATTTCCCTACGCCCGACCATCAGTGAATGGTCTTCCGAAGCAATGAACGAGAGACCATTCTTGAGAGTGACTCGGAACTTCTTCTTATTCTCGACCTTGTGGAACGAGATGTTCTTGATCGGACGCCAGCCGTTGTAGGTGTAGGCTTCGATGTTCTTGACAGCAGAGACCCAATTCCCATCGCCTGCACCGAGAACTTCGATCAGTCTTCGACCAGTGACTTGCTGAACTGCGCCACTGAAACGGAGCGGAATCGGGGTGTCCAAGTCGATAGAGTCCCCGTCGAAGTCGGCGTTGTACCCACCAGTCACGAGAGGGTGAATCTGAATTGCCTTTCCCTCAATGAGCTTTGGTGTGAAAGCCATGACAGAGAACTTGTGGAGAGCCGGGTCTCGCTTCAAGAGAAGAGGACGGTCTCGTACAACACGCTCAAGAGCGTCGAACGCAGACTTAGAACCTTTACGCATCTCCTGCTGAGCTTCGAGAGGCTTGAAGCCTGTCTTTCCGAGTTCAGCAACAACGAAGGGCTTGTACAACTCCATTGCGGCACCCTTCGGGATGCCGACCTCATCAATCCCAAGACGAGGCTCTGGAACAATCGTTGAGCGAATTGAGAGGTTCTGACGCCTCTTCACGAGTCTGGATTGGAAATACGCATCCTTCGGTTGCTCTCCATCGCCGCCACCGATGATGTCGAGGATGCCCTTCAAGGCGCGTTTGGCACCTGCAGGAGAGTCCATGTCATAACCGACAGAACCTCCCACTGATTGAAGTGCCTTCACACTCTCGTACAACTGTGAGCGCAGAGGCATTCTGACTTGCTCTGGGAATACCTTCGGGTCGGCCTCCACAAGCTTGTTATTCAGAATCGCAATGTTCTTGTACAGACCGTTCAAAGAAGATGTTTGAAGATCTCCCTTTGGAGTTACTGTTGCTGGTCGGAAAGCTGGAGGGAGCACAGGAACGTACTTCATGATGTACGCTTCGTGCGGTTTCAGTCCTGCTTCGTCGACTGCAAGAAGGTACTTCATCTTCTTGTTCGCTCTGTCGAGGTCCGCTCCAGTGAGAATCGGGAGACGCTCCTTGAGCGTCTTAATCTCGGCCTTGACGTCAACCTTCTTCAGGGCTTCAAGAACTGCCTCACCACCAGTCTTACCGTGGAGCTTCGTCTCTCCATTCATGACTGACTCAAACTCCTTCATCTTCATTCCAAGAAGAGAAGGGATCGGTCCAGGGCGATGATTCGAACCCACGAAGATGGGATTGGGGATTGGCTCGGTCAACTTGATGAATCCCCACTTGGAGCCACTCAAGCCTCCAGTTGCGACCGGGTCAAAGAGGCCTCCCTTCTCCTCCTTCAAGTCCTTTGCCCTGAGAAGGAGGTGTCCCTTCGTGATTTCTCCACGAGCCCCACCCGCCATCTCAACGACTTTCTTGTCTGTGAGCGGAGTCAGTTGAAGAATTGACCCCTTCTTCTCCACATTGACGCCGAGTCCGTTCAACAATCCAACAAACTTCTGGTAGCTGAATGGAGCTTTTGGAGGAGGAGGCTCGTATCCTTCTTGAATCATGTTCCAGAAGGTAGAGTCCTGCATGTCGGACTTGTACGTCGCCATTTCACGAATGTTGTGGCGAGCGTTGTGCGCCAAGAGAGAATAGAGATCGAGGGCACCGATACCCTGACCTCCTCGCTCTCCACCTTTCGTAGGAGCTCTATCGATGTCGTAAGTAAGAGGACGGCCATTGATGTCTGTTCCTCCTCCTCGAACTGTGAGCTTCTTCTCGACTTGGTGCTTGAGTTTGAGAAGGTGTTGAGGACCAACGAGGACGGACCCAAGAACCTTGCTCGGATTCATAGGGTCGAACACGCTCTCCTCATCAGAGATACCGTGCTTCTTCAATTCTTGGAGGACCTTTTCTCGGTTGTCTGAGTTTGGGCCTTCGAAGTTATTGACGATGTACGTCTTCCCTGTCTTCTCTGCAATCTTACCAGCTGCAGTCTCAAGTACCTGACCGACGTTGATTCTCGTAGGTACGCCAGTCGGGTTCAGAAGAACTTCGAGAGGACGCTTTTCCCCCTTCTCGTCCTTCGTGAAAGGCATCTCATGGTCGGGGAGAATCATCGTCACGATTCCCTTGTTTCCGTGACGACCGGAGAGCTTGTCTCCGATAACAACAGGCTCGACTGTCTTTACGTAGACTTTTGCACCTCTGCCCGAGGGGTCTTTGACAATCTTGACTACCTCACCCTGGTGGTCTTCGTCCCAAACAAGTGACTTATCCTTGTAAGGTTGGAATGCTCGCTTTCCGAGAGCAGCAAGGGCACTTCCCTGCCTTGAGGCGAGGTTCTTCCCAACTGCAGCAATCAACACCTGGCCTGGGTTTACCTTCGACCCAACGCGGATGATGCCGTCATCGTCCAACATCCCGAGCTGTTCTTTGGTCAGTTGATTGGATCGAGTGGCAGCGAACGCAACGAACTTATTCTTCGAGATGACGTCGTTGTCTGGGTCAAACTCCACAGACTTCTTGTGGAGGTGCTCTGAGCTCAGTTTCTTAGAAGCGGTCTCAGAAATAACAATACCGTCTTCGTAGTTGTAACCCTTGTACGGGATGTACCCCACTCGGAGATTTGAACCGAGCGCGAGAGCTCCTCCCTTTGTGAAGTTCGAGTCCGCGATAACTTGGCCCTGAGAGACCTTGTCGCCGACCTTTACGACGGCCTCAGAGTGCATCATTCCCTTTGGGTCGTTGAGGGGGAAGTGATTGTACAGATGTACTTGGTGGTTCTTCTTTCCGTCATTGATGACGATGTGGTCGTCTTTGACTGTCTTCACCGTTCCAGAGATGGGGGCTCGATGTGAGCTGAACCCACCCAGGACTTTCTCGAAAGTCATTGAAGGGTCGGCGTGATCTGTCTTCGATTGAACGAGAGGAGCTTCTCGATACTTCAGACTGATGGCTTGCTCCATCTGCTTATCTGCCATCGAGACTCTGTTGCCTTGGTTCGATGGGAGGAAAGGAATGAGGTTCGATGCCATGTCGAACATGCCCTTCGATGAGGGCATAACAAAGCCAGCTTCCGAGAACGGCCGAACTTCAATCGACCCTCCAGGGAGCTTTACTTTCACCATGTTCGAGATTGGGACTGGCTTTCCCTTCACCCATCGAACTTGGTCTGGAAGGACTGCTGTGACGTCATGGAACTTAGGAGCTGTCATGTACTGAATTCGATTGCCCTTCAAATCGAACACAGGCGTCTCAAGTTCCTTGCCGTTCTTTCGAGCACCCATGCCGAGGTGGAGCGTGATGCCGGTCCTCTCAGATTCCGGGGTGTGCATCGGATCCAGGAATCCAAAGTGGCTTGAGTTTACGACTCTCATTTCGTCGGTCAGGGAGTGGTCCTTCTTGATACCTCCCAAGTCCGAAGCCATCAGGGTGGTCTTCCTGTGGCCCGACATCATCTGGATTGGATTGGTCTGGTCCGGTCGTTCAGTGAGAGAACCTCCCTTCGTAAAGAACTCACGAATTGGCCGGGCAAACAGATCGGCTGAAATGACCTCGGATACGGAGGTCTTCTCCTTCAGGTCAATCGTGTTCTTTAGCTTCCCTTTGATTGTCTTTGAGGCGCGTTCAATCTTCTCTGGAAGGAAGTCCTCGACTGATACAATCTCCTTGAAGGCAAGAGAGTCACGGTCATCTGGCTGAAGCGTTCCTCTTGAGACGCCGAGAATCTTGTTGGCAGCAATCTGAAGGACCTGTCCGTCAACCTTGGTTGCCTCTCTTCCGAGGGTAATCTTCGTCGTGTCTGGGCGGAGGACGGTCTTGTCAAAGAAGTCGTAGACGTACTTCCCGTAGCCCGCAACATCTGTGGGTTCCGGAACGTTCTCAAAAGAGGTCTTCTTGAAGAACGTTTGAAGTGTCTTGAGAGTCTTCTCTTCATTCTTGGGCTTGTTCGCAAGGAAGATCTCCTTGCCCCAATCCTTCTCCATCTGGTCATCTGAAACGCCCATCGACTTCAGAATGGGGTAGAGCGGAATGTGAGCTTGACCCTTCTTCAGGAAGAAGCGCTTCTTCTCTCGTTCGAGCTTGATGGAGAAACGATTACCAGCGGGGCCTCGAACGAGGTTGAACTCAGATTCGAGATCTCCGTTGTCTTGGATTCGAGCGTAGACGCCAGACTTCAAACGAAACAAATGGTCGACCTGATACTCATTTCCATCGACAATGAATCCAAATCGATTGGTGAGTTTTGGAAGACGAGCCAACGTCATTGTCTTCGAATCGACGACCTTGCCTGTGGCCTTGTCGATGAGAGAGACGTTTGCCTTGACTGGAACACCCCAGGTGCGATCCAGGTCTTTCGCCTGTGCCTGAGATTGGATGTCTTCTGGATTCAGCTTGTCGTCGACCCAGACTTTATCCAGCTGTAGCCGACGAGACTTACCCTCATAGGGAAAGTAAGCAGAGATTGAAGAGACGATGTTGTTCTTCAAAACATCGAAGGAACCTTCGGGAGTCAGGTTTTCCACGTCTTCCTCTTTCGGCCACACTGCGGAGTGGTTTATGGCGTACCCGGCTCTACCCCACCGCAGAGAGGGTCATCGAGCCTTAGCATCCCACATTACATGCTTCTCGAAAGGAAGGTCAACAAAGTCGACGAAGTGTCGGGGTATAAGAATTTGTCAGCATCACGCTGGCCTTCAAAGCCGGAGGAGTTGATTGGGGGAGAAGTCTCAGCTCCAAATGTTCCAGGAAGACCTGACAAATTCGATTCTTGGTCAGATTCTTTACTGGTTAGAGAAAGAAAAACCCAAAAAGAAGAAAGGGAACGTCAAGTGTTGAGGCTGTTCTTCGCTGCGTTCACTCTGAGTTTCATCATGTACCTCAATTCAAGATTTCAAATAGCTCTGAGTGGTCTCAATGAGCGACGAGAGTGAATTCAGGACAGCCTTTTGCCCCCTCCTCTTCGAAGCAAATGGAGGGGCTGCCAGCAGCGCCGTGATGAACGTTGTGGGAAAGTGCAACAAACCCTACGACTGCCTTGAATGTCCTCTGATGCAAGAGTGGATCAAACACCTCTCTGCTCAGGGATTTACGATGGAGTGGGAGTGTGACCAGTGCATCAAAAACTCATTCACACTCGATCTCGATAACCACGTCGAGAGAGCGGTCCCAGGGTTCTTCCAAGGAAGTCGGTTCAGAGGATTCCCAGACTCCTACGAACTGAGCGACCCAGGACGTGTTCTCGATGGATGTACGACCTGCGGATTTGGATCTCCAATTCTTCAACTCGTCATCCGGAGAGTCTCAAAGTGACTCTGTCTTGCTGCGTATGCGGTCGGGACTTCACTGATGAAGACCTCATCATCAGGCTCACAGCTTACAGACACGTCATCACAGAGGATGATGGGCTGGGGTTCAAATTGATGAGGTCCAAATTCGAAGACCAGACCGAGGAAAGGTTCTCACACATGTCATGTGCCGCACAGGAAGGTTCGATGTTCCTGATTGGGGCGGGCGGAGATATGGAAGATGTTTAAGTACGATGACTCACTCCGTCAGATGACGTTCCAACAACCCGAACCCCAAGAACAACAACCAGAGTACAAGCCTCCGAGTGCAAAGGTCTGTCCTTGGTGTAGTAAGCCAATCTGGCTAGGGGATCGAGCAGTAACGATCGACCACGGAATCCTCGGCCGAGGGAAGAAAAGTGGTCAGCCGGTTGTTGTCGAAGACCGACTGACTTCCGGAGAAGCAACACTCCACGAGCTCTGCTCCATTGCGTGGCTCTCGACAAATGTCGTCGATTCAAGCGACGAAGTCGAAGGAGTCATCGACACTATTACAGCCGACATCTTCGGCATCTCATACTCAGAGCTGGCATCAGAGGAAACCCTCTGTGCAGTGTGTGAGGAAAAGATCGATGGGGATTGACCTCAGGGAACCAATCTCCAGAGAAGAGATGGAGAGGTTTGCCGAAGACACCATGGCTTTGTGGAGGACTCAGTACATGCTCTTCCTCAAGGCCCAGGCTCAAGGAGCTCCACAAGGACTCATTGTGGAGATGGCGGATGTGTCAGAGCTCTTCAGACAGACGCACGAGAGACTCAAGAACTTGGTGCAGTTCTTTCCGTCAGAGAACGACTCGTAGTTTGAGTCGTTTTTTAGCTTACAGAATTCCCAACTCAGCCATCATGGCGTGGGCAATTGCCTGAGGAGGGTCTCCAGCATAGACCTGGAACACTCTATGAGTCAGCTCGTGCTTGAGAGCCGTTTTGTTCAAGTCAGAGTTCCATCCAACTTGAATGAACATTCCATCCTGAAGCCCGGCAACAAACTGCTCGACCTTTCCGGGTCGTGTATCCAGAGACCACTTCTCTTCTCGAAACAGAATGGCACACCCCTGAAGAGATTTAATTGCGTCTGGAAAACCTGCAGCGAGGATGGCCAAGAGCTCGGTCAACTGTTCTTGAAACTCCTCAGGCTTCACTGCGAACTTTTCAGAGGTCCACCCAACAACGACTCCATCGCAGATGAACTTGTACTGTTGAAACAGTTTCCTTCTCTGAAGGAACATCAATCCAGTGAGTGAGAAGAACCCAGCAACAACTGCCCACAGGATAATCCAACCTGGAAGAGGGATTGGGGTATCTTGTGGAGTCAGATGAGCTCCAATAGCACTGGCAAGAGCGGCGAAACTGATTCCAATTGGAAGCAGGTCACTCCAAACAAACACCCTCACCTTGACTGGAGAAATCACTTAGACACCCGTTGAGGAAGGACGACGAGTTGGTTTGAGAGTCGGCTGAGGACTCTGCACTGGATTAAGTGGGTTCTCCTGCGAGCCCTTCTCTGACTCAATGATTTGAAGGACAAGACTGTAGAGCTGAGGGCTCGTCATCTGCATTCGGTTCATCTCAGCCATTCGGGTGCCTTCGTCCATCTTCTGAAGAGTCGTTGCTGCTCGACGGGCGAGATACAGAACGTTCATTCCTCCACCTCCCTGAGTGGAGGCGTTCAGAGGACTCATCAGAGTAGACGGGATTCCCTCAGCAGGAGCTTGTTGAGCGTTCTCGGCAGAGACGGTTGCACCCTGAGGCATTCCTGGATCGACTTGCTGTCCATCCATCATCTCACCCTCAGGACCAGTGGGAGCTCCTGTTCCTGGGCCCTCTTGACCGGGGATTGGTGCCTCTGGAGGCGGAGGTGCCCCTGGAGGAGCTCCTCCTGCAACGCCTGCCCCTCCTTGAGCTGCAACTGCTTCCTGGGGTGCCCCAGGTGCTCCGCCTTGGAGAGCTTGAGAGACCATCTCAGTTGCCATCTTCTGATAGCGAGCCTGCACCATCTGCATCTCGCCCTGAATGGTCGCCTGAGCAACTTGCATCTTGCGATTGAGTTCAATCTGTCTATCGAGCTCACCCTTGATACGGGCATCCTCAGTAGCCGGGTCGAAGTCAACTTCCTGGAGCAGCGTCTGATTCGAAATCTTCTGTCCCTGATTGAGCTGGAAGAAGAACGCAGAACGTTGCAGGTCGTCTGCCATCTTGAATCGACGCATGTGCGCCTGAACTGCAGGCCACCCCATGAATGCAGCGATGCGCTTGATTGTGAACTGATTCAACATCAAGTCATGGTCTGTCCGATACCCAAGGAACATGTTCTCCAGCATCCTCATGGAGACGTTGCTTCCTGAGTACTGCATGCCACCAAAGACGAACTCCTGAGGCACCCCCATTCCAGCCACGATTTGCTTCGACCAGACTTCCATCTCCTGGTGAAGCATCAAGGCTCGGCCGTCCCCGCCGATGGTCTGACTTCCGATTGGAAGAGGAAGAATCGGAATGTAGTTAGGGTCGTACTTCCACTTCGCTACTTCACCTTCAATGCGACTCTTCCACGAGTCGAGAGAAATTGTCGTGTATGGGTCCGAAGAGCTACTGTTTCCTTGAGGGAAGAGAACTCGCATCGGAATGATGTGTTCTTGCGCAATTGCCTCCTGCGCCTTCCTCAAGATTTGAAGATAGAACGTGTCCTTCAAGACAGGCATGATCAGAGGCATTCCCCAGCCAGAATCCTTCTGACTGATGATTGGCCTTCTGAAGACGAAAATGTTGTCGTCTGCGAAGCGAACATACTTCCCGCGCTTCATTGCCTCGATGAAAGTGTCTGGGATGGTATCGAGAACGCTCTTCTTCCCAAGCACCACATCGTTGCGAACCTGGAGAGGGAGCTCGAACGTGTAGACCGGCTTCGCGCCTGCAAATGCAGGGTCCACGTTCACATACTCAGGATTCCATCTCATCAAACGAATGCCGTTCAAGTCTCTCTTGTAGAAATCTTGAACCTTCGCTGGTCCGACAGTGCGGCACTTCGGACACTCGATGATGTAGTCGAGGTTCCTCCACTTGTAGTGGGTCTTCGTTGCCTTTTCTTTGTGCTTACAGTTCTGGCAGATGAGGAACTTGTCGAATGGAAAATGAATCGTGACGAAGCAGATTCCATACGTGTAGTAATCGAGACCAATCTCAATCTGAAACGGGCGGTACCGAAGAACTCCGCCCAACAGCGTATCCCACTTCTCTTTGATTGCGGGGTCCTTCTCATCAATGACAATCTCAGTGATGGGGTACTCAGACATCTTGTGAATGACCGCATTGATGAGCGGATTCACGAGATAGTAGTACCGACACCACCGCAGGAGGGCCTTGAGGGAAGGAGGAAGGTAAGTATGGCCGATGTCGAAGAATGGAGATGGATACCGAACTCCACTCCTCGACATGCCGTCAGCAGTTCTTCCACGGTTCCCAGAGAACCTGGAAGTTCCACCAAATCCAAGAGAGACGTTGTCCATTGACATTATTGATCTGCCTTCTCTTGTGGGAGTTTCTTAGGCTTGAATCCCGTCACTTTGTTGATGCCCTTACCGACCAACTTACCGGCTTGATCACCAACAACGCTGCCGAGAATAGAACCTGAGATACCACGCTTGGCGGTTGCGAGGTTTCCAATTGTCGAACCTACGAATCGAGAAACTCTTTCTGCTCTTGAAGTCTGACCCGTAGGGTCTTTCTTCAGAGCAGCGACGGCTTGAGGAGCGGTGAATGCGACTGTCATTCCGTGATTTGTCAACTTACCAGCTCGCTGAAGACCCGTAAGGTTACTCTTTCGAGATACGGCATCCTGGACGTCTGTCTTCATCCTCCCCAACTCTTGGCGTGCGTTTGAGATCGGACTCGTCAGGTCACTCGCCGCTCCCTTGAGATTCCTTCCGATGCCTTTTACGTACTCTTTGGCACCGCCCTCTTCGGACTCTGCGATCTTCTCATGATTACGCTTCTTCCTCTTATGAAGAGCGTAGGCACCAGCGGCGAGGCCAGTTGCAGCAAGACCAGCAACACCTTTCTTCCAGTGTTTCTTAGCAAAAGAAGGAAGTTTTTGAGTAGATGTCGGTGATGCGTTTGTTTGAGTAGGTGGTGATTTATTAGACGGTTTTTTCTGCGTACTATACTCTTTTCCACCTACTTCTTTGAGTCTTTTTCCTCTAGAAAATTCGTCGTAACCATCCCCTACAGCATCTGATACAACTGTTCTACTCTTACGCAAACGTTCTGATTTCGCAATCTCAGGCCTCCGATCGACAAAGGGCCGTTCTTTTCCTTTGAGAGTATGGCGATATCCTCCAAGAACGTCTCCTTCGAGTCTAGCGCCGCTATCATCACTATTGAGCGAATGCCTCATTAGAACACCTCTCCGAGCATGGCGTCGAATCCACTCTTCAGAGACGGCAATCTTCTCAAGCTCATCAAGGAATGATCTAACGGTCATGAGGTTCATACAGTTCCTAGCCAAGACTTGAGAGCAACGAGCTGCTCAGAGAGTTGCCTTCTTCGGATGTTCATGTAGTCACGTGCGATAAGCAGCTTTGCGACTTGAACATCTACCTGTGTCTCTTGGAGATCAACTTCTTTCGTTGGATGTTCCTTTACCTCATTCCAACGATGTTCGATGGGATCTGGGTCGAACTGAAGAACGAGTTTTACGTTCTGCCCCTTACCCTCTCGAACCAAATCTGGGTCTGGTTGAAATGAGAAACCATTCTCTGGGTCGAACCTCTTCGTACACGTGTCACAGATTCCGTCGTGGAAGAGAGCAGAGTCCTCACTCCCGCAATCAAGGCACACGTATCTTGGGTGGCTCACCTCAACCTGCACAAAATCAAGAGGAGGTGGAACAAAGAACACATCTTCGTTCAAGACAGAAGCAGCAATGTACGCCTTCACCTCATCATTGAAAGGCTCTGGGCGAATTGAGTTCATGATGTCCACTCCCGCAAACAACTGGTCGAGGGATGGAGCCTGCATGAACTCCCAGCGAGGAATATTGTTGTTCAGAGCCTGAATGACCTTCTCAAACACCTGCCAACTCTCCCAAGGCTTTCCAGTCGTATGAAGCGTCTTGACGGCTTGAATCTTGGACCTGGCATGTTCTGAGACTTGAGACGAGAAGACCCTCTGAATCTCTTGGAAGATAGTCGACGTTTCCCAAGAGAACCAGTCAACTCCAAACGCCTTCAAGAGGGCGAGGTCAATGACTACTGGATGGGTGTCGTGGTGTGTAAAGATGTTCCGAACTGTGAGAGGTGTTTGAACGTCTGGATTATCCTTCTTGAGTTCGGATTCCATCGCAGACCCCTCCGACGGTGCAGTTGGCTTCTTTGCCTCTGCACCACGAAGACGCTCAAACAGGTCAAGTTCTGGATTCTTCATTTATGCCTTCTTGAACGTGTTGGCGATTCGAGCCATGACGCCCATTGCCTGTGGGCGAGCGGCGCTTCGAACAGGCCCAGCAGAAGGCAACGCAACCGAGCTCCTCACTGCAGGAGCGGCTCTCTGCACAGGCTGATGCCCAACAGACGTGGAGGGCATGAAGTCGGAGTAGTGGGAGGGATCCTTCTTCATCAAAGCAGGAGCGGCCTGAGTCTGAGGCTTCCCTGCTGCTCTCTGAGAATCGACGAGCATGTGATTTTTCATCATGGCCGCATTGGATACTGTAGCAGCTTTCTTAGTGAGGAGCCTCTTCCCAATACCCTTAAGCATATCCTTGTTGTGGATCATCTCCCCAGCAAGGATGGAGCCGGTAAACGCAGCGGACGCGCCGTCCTTGACTCGCTCGCCTTTGGATTTGTGCTTATCAAAAGCACCCGCACCTTCAATCGCAGTCAGACCTCCGAGACCTGTCATCGACAGTCCAGCAGGCAGCCCACCGACAGCAATCTTCTCAAGCTCATCAAAGAACGACCCCATGTGGATGCTCATTGTCGTGTCCTTAGTTTGCGTTCATCGCGTCGAACTTGCCGTTGGCAAGTCTTGCAAGAATGACCTTTGAGTCATCTGGCATTGACTCAAAGATGGTGATTGGGTCTTTGATGAATGAATTCGTGAACTCGCTTGCGAAGTGCTTGTGAACGAGAGGTCTACCGTTTCTCGCAAGCCACCTCAACTCTTCCTCGCTCACGTAGTCACCAGTACGACCAGTCCAAGACCAAGCAGCAGCCTGCTTACCGAACGTTGCGTAGTAGGGGTCCGCGACCTCTCCACCCCAAACCCAACGCAGTCCGGAAATCTCGTCGGCTTCTGAAAGGAGGGAGGCGAACTCTTCGGGCTCAATAGATGCCCTCTTTTCACGAAGCTCTGTGTACACAGGAGCGTATTCTGGAGGGGCTACTGCGAGACGATTTGCGAGGTGAGCATCGACGTCGATTGCATAGTCTGTCGACCCATACCTTTGAATCGTCTCCGAAAGAGGAAGGCCAAGCTCATTCGCACGAGCTGCGGTCTTCACAGCAAAGATGTGCGCCTCGACAGGGTCAATGGTCTTGTAGTTGTCCTCGAAGTACTCGATGGCCTTCTGCACGTCAGCCATTGCGTCGAGGGGGAACCGACCCCCAAGAGCCGTGCGCTCTGCGGAGGCTCTCTTCACCTGGATTTCAGGAGTCTGGCCAGAAACATTGACAATCGAAGAGCTCTTGATGAGTCTCTTGTGTTCTCGTGCTTGGGCAATGTCTCCGAATGGATTGTTCGATTCGATGTCTCGAAGGGCTTTCTTGCCCTCAGCGGTCGCACGTCGGAACCCAGTTGCTAGGTCGCTTCCTTTGGCTCCCATCGAGTGGGCCGTTACGCGATGCAGCGCATAGCGTTGCGCCTTTGATGCGTTCTCTGGGTATCCCTTGATGTTGGCAAGCTCCTTGAGCCCCCTAGGAAGTCCAGCTTCTTTTGGCATCGACCCCGGATTCAGCTTGTGGAAGCTGTCGAGGTTAACGTCTTTCTTCCCGTGGTGTTTCCCGAGAGCGTACCCACCGGCCCCTCCGACCAAAACTCCCCCTGCCCCGGAAGCAATTGCAAGATGTTTGATGTTCTTCAGCAGCTTCTCCGCTTCAGCCGGAGTGAACGAGGCACTTGCGGCGGTCTTCATCTGAGATGCCGTAGGAATGACTCGACCAGAATCGGCACCACCTTGAATGCTGGTAAGGTTGGTACGTTGGCTCCACTCAACGTCATCGTTTGGAGCGGGCTGCTTGGATGGATTGCGGGTCTTCGACATTCCCGTCTTTGCAGCTGTCTTAAGCCAGCCTGGAACTGGGAGCTCGAACTCTTCACACGCATCCATCAAGTTGGATGCGGCCGTCTTGACTGCTTCTTGGGGAAGAAGAACTGCGCTCTCATTGAAGTAGAGAATCGAGAGGGCGGTGTTACCTGCGTCAACACATGCAAACTTTCGCATGTGAGTGCCGTTGTTTACCATCGTCAGTGCGTATGCTTCATCACGGAGAACTTCCCGTTCCTCTGGAGAAAGGATGTGGGCTTCCTTTACGATATCGGGCAGGTCTGCGGAGGTGGGGCAGGCCTTCTTGAGCAGAGTCCCAGAGAGGTCGTCGTAGAAGTCAAAAACAACGCCAGCAGTACGCATTTAGAGCTCCTTTGAGCACTTCAAGGTAGTAACCAACCCTCAGTGTAGGACTTCTAGCACGTTTTGGTCAATTAAAAGGGCCGGTCAAGTATTCGGAAAATGACGGCATAAGAGTATTGGCGGCAACGCCTTACCAATTGGAGGAATGAATTGGCGTTTTCATACGGAGACCCGACAAGAAGTGTCAATCTTTTAGGTCCAAAGCCTCCGTGTTGGGGGACATCGAAGTACGACAACGAAGACCGAGAATGCCGTGCCTGTGGGTTTCAGAACACCTGTCGTGACCAGGTGATCAAGTTGAAGCCAGTTACACCAGCCCCAGTACCAGTGGCGAGTTTCTTCAATCAGTACCAGACTCCGACACCATATGCTGCCCCACAGCCCGCGCCACAACCAGCTCAACAATTTGTTCGAGTCACCCCAACACCGGTTCAACCAGCCCAAGTCCAGATGAAGCCTGTTGTTCCAGCAACAGGTCAGGTGCAACCTGCTCAGTTCAATGACAGGTATGGCCAGTTTCAAGACCCCATGTTCAACTCAATCAAGGCCACTCCAAGTGTCCTGAGGCCTCAGTTTCCAAACGAGAGCTTCCCAACACGAGTTGCAAAAAACATGGCCCTCGCAGGTCTGGAATCTGCTATCGGAGAGCTTCTGCTAGGCGTACGTCAGTTCATCTGGGCTCCGAAGCCAGACGACGATCAGAACAAGTAGGAGAGTCAATGATTCTTGAGTTCGCGAAGAAAGAGTCTGACAAGGCATACGTCTCGAACCACCTCTGGCTCCCAAAGTCAGAGGTGCGTGTCGGGCCGGTGAAGCGAGCTCTCGAATTCACCGTTAGCACGCAAGGCCAACAAGAGACTCTTCGGATGTGGTCCGAAACAAAGACACACATCATCTGCCCACGAGAGTTTCTATCACCAAGTGAATACCCAAAGTATTCATTTCCATTCGTAGACATTCGAATGGAGTTCGAGAAGGTCAAGTTCAAAGACTTGGTCGTTCCTCGAAATGCCGAACAAGAGAGGGCCTGGGCAGCCCTCTCGCAGTTCGATAACGGCATCCTTAATCTTGGATGTGGAAAAGGAAAGACGAAGCTCGCACTGAAGAAGATTGCTCAACGGGGACTTCCCACTCTGGTCATTGTTCCAGATGGAGGAATCCTCGACCAGTGGCGTCGCTCTATCTACGGCTCTGGTGAAACACCGCCTGGACTTGAATTCGAGGGAGAACTCGGACTCATCCAAGGCCAGACGTTCGATTGGAAAAGACCAATTACCTTAGCTCTCGTCACTACCCTGGCACTCAGGATTCGTGACGGAGCAGTACCTGAGGACATGTTTAGGTACTTCGGTCAAATCGTATATGACGAAGTACACCAAATCGGGGCCCCGATGTTCAGTCTCACAGCTGCTCCTTTCTATGGAGACAGGATTGGACTGACCGCTACGGTCAAGCGAGAAGACGGTCTTGACCCTATCTATCGCTACCACATCGGAGAACCGTTCTATTCAGACCTGACTCAAGACCTCATTCCAAAGATCTTCTTCTATCAGACTCCGGTGAAGATCGACATGGCGAAAGCCGCAGATGTCAATGGAATGACGAACATCTCAAAGCTGCGTGGAGAGCTCGGAAAAGACCTGACAGGGAACACATTCAGGTATTGGTTGATCAAGAAGGCGTTGGATGATGGGAGAAAGATCCTGTGTCTCTCTCACTCAAAGGCACAGCTCCGTCTTTTTCATCAGATGTTTCCTGGATCGTCTCTCATCGTATCTGAAACAGACAGGGATGAGAGGACCGACGCACTCAGAAATAGTCAGATCTGTTTTGCAATCGCAAGACTCGGAGCTGTTGGCGTAGACGACGATAAACTGGATACCCTCTTCTGGCTCACGCCTTACCGGTCTAAGATTCTCCTCCAACAGTCCATGGGACGAATCCAACGTTTCAGGGAAGGCAAGAGGGATCCACTCATGGTGGTGTTCGAAGATTGGTTCATCCCACCATTCAAAAAGCTCTGCGGGGCGGTCAAAAGAACGCTCAGAGAGTGGAACTACGAGTTCTCAGTACTCAAACCTCGTGAAGCAAAACTTCCAGAAAAACTCCCTTCGTCGGTACAAGCAATCTACGACGAAGTACTTACCACTTTGAAGGACGAACAAGATGACACAGAAGACACTGAATAAGACCGAACTACTCACCTTCTTCACCGAGAAGGGCGTAGAGGTTTCAAAGCTCGTTGTTGTTTACGTTGGACCGGATACTCTCATTGGAGAGACGAATGACCCAAACTCAGAGGTGATTGGGTTGAAGAATCCGAAGAGGATTTTCCGTCTCTCGCAGATGCAGAGTGGGGGTCTGGTTCTGAGCTACATGCTTGGAGACTGGGACTTCATGGAGACTGGAATCATCAACGTGAGACCACAGGCATGGTACCACTTGCTCTCAGAGCCGGACTCTGTGATCGAAGCAGTTCTCAATCTCTACAGGGAATTCCTCAACCGAAAGGTGCTCAACAAGGCGGAAGAGGCTGGTCTCGTTCTTCCCACAATTGAGAGCCCGTTCAGAAAGAAGTGATGGATGGCGGCTAAGAAAGCCAAGAAAGAGGAAGTAGTCATCCCAGTTCACGTCCTTCCGGGACAGACCAAGAAAGAAAAGCTTCAGCAACTCTACGAACAGTGGTTCAAGTGTCAGCGCTGCCAGCTTCATGAGTGCCGACTTGATGGGGATGGGACTCCGATTGAAGACATTGTCTTCTGTTCTGGGAACCCAGACGCCCGAATCATGATCATCGGAGAGGCTCCTGGTGAGGAGGAAGCATCTACGCTGCTTCCATTCATTGGAAAGTCTGGGCGGTTGTTGAATCAGATCCTTGCCTCTGTCTCGGCAGACCCAGAGGTCAAGCAGGAGTACATGAAGTATCTGAAGACTCGGCACTCGGCAGTCAGCGAGAACAAGTTCCAAGACTTCATGATGGAGTGGAGGGAGAAGAACTTCCTCATCACGAACATCGTTGGATGCCGCCCTCCAGAGAACCGAACCCCCATTCCTCCAGAAATCAAAGCCTGCAGCGAACGACTGGTAAACATCATCTACACAGTCGACCCGATGCTCATCATTGCATCAGGAAAGACTGCAGCTGAGGCATTGCTCTCGAAGAAGATCGAAATCACGATGAAGAGAGGCGAACTCTTCGAGATGAAGATTCCGGGCAGATTCGGACCGGTGACGTATCCGGTTGTTCTGACCCTGCACCCTTCCTACCTCCTCAGGAAGGCAGATTGGAATGATGAGCGTGGTGATTACACGAAGACCGTGCAGGATTTCATGAACGCCATGAAGATTTATGACTTCCTCATGGAGAAGAACTTCGGTACCACACCACCCGAGCGAGGATTCAAATGAGCACGAAGCTGGACCACGAGAAGGCTGTTGATGAGTTTCTTGAGATTGACCAGAAGTACACGACTCTGGAATCTCAATTCATGTCTGGCGAACTGCTCAGTCGAGTCATGGGAGGAATTGGTTCTATCCCTCCAGACGCGGCAGAGTCTGTTGTTGAGCAATTCAAGGCCATGATTGAGGAGTTCAAGAATCTCCTCGATGAGCGCAATACCCGTCTCCAGAACGCCAAGAATGCCCTCAGACAGGCTGTACACCTTGCCCCCAGTCAGTGGAGGGGTCGAGATGGAAAGTCGAGCGTGCTCAACTACGGCTCGTTCAGCGTGTCTTCTGTAACGAGGCGCTGGCTCGATGGAGAGACCTTGAAGATGAATGCAACGTCAAAGGGTATCTACGACGACCTGAAGAAGCTGAAAGGGTTCGACAAGGACGGTAAAGAGTACAACCTCATTCAAGAGAAGATCGAGGTTGATTACGAGTCCGTTGTGAAGTGGTTGGTTGACCACGGACATGTAGACCTCGTTGAGTCCGCGTACGACGAGAGAGAAGTTACCGCTCAAGTCAAGGGACCCAAGCCTCTGGCCTTCTTCGGAGAGAAGAAAGGGGATTCTTGAAGCTCCCAAAAATCAAGGTCTCCAGGACATTCGGAGACAAGCAAGAAACCATCAGCGAAGTTGCCCAATCAGATATCCCAGAGGAATTCATGAGCGAGTTCAAAGCACTTGTTGGAGATGGAAAGGCGCACGTCTCAGTCTCAGCCGACATGTCAATCAAAGACTTCGGAACTGGTGCTGGTGCGATGATTACTGTCTCCCTCACCTGCGGGCAGGACAGAGATACCATCGAGCAGGCCATCGACTTGGCAGGAGTTGTCGCAAGACAGTACGCCGCCGAACATCAGAAGCAGGCAGAGGTGGAACTCAATAAGTTGATTGAGTCGAGGAAGAAAGCGCAGACCTTCGGATGATCTCTCGAACTGGAAGGTTGCGTGCGGACTCTGTTCGAATCACAGAGTTCAATGTTCGAATCTCTCCAGGTCCTGAGGGAGAGAACCTCTACACCTCATTCCAAGGGAAGTATGCTCTGGTCCACGCGGAGACTGGAACCATCATTGGCTCCGGGAATTTCGACCAGCCTGGAAAGATTGCAGGCGAGCAGCTGCACGCACTGGTGACGATTCTTGAGGAGAACTTGTGCGACATGCTGTTCGAGGGACCCCCACCTCAGAGCACCACAACAGATAGTGGCGTTTCTGAAGAAGAGGCACCAGTAGATGATGTTCCCGGTCTTTGATTGACTTCAGAGATTCGGCCACGTAGAGCTCTTGCGCCGTTCCTACTCGGAAGCGGGAAAGAGCTCTTCGACTCTCGGGATAAAGAACCTGACTCGGACTCTGCTTAGAGGGCAGGGTCAGGTTCTTTTCTCTTAACTTGGAGGTCAGGTGTCCTCAAACATCGAATTTGCACTCATCTCTGCGATCATCGCAAACAAGGATTTCCACACTGCAAACAAGCTACAAATCAATGAAGGGTTCTTCGCTTCTCCAGAGACGCGTGAAGTCTATCGCTTTCTGAGGAACACGTACTTCGACAGCAGCACGCACGGTCAAGTACCGAGTGCTGAGATGGTGAAGTACCATTTCCCATCTTTCTTCTTCACTCCAACACATGACACGGTAGCCATTCTCGCGTCACAGCTGAGGCGAGAGAAGGTGCGCACGGAGATCTTGAAGCTGTCACAGGATCTCGGAGTACTTGCTGAGAAGGACCCATTCGAGGCGCTTCAATCCATTCGAGCTGAGTCTGCGAAGCTTGCCGCACTGTCTGAAGCAGGAGCGGACCTTCCACTCTCAGGCGCTCACGATGTTCTATTGAATCGATACGAAGCAGTTCAGACTTCAAACGGTTTGCTGGGTATTCCCTACCCGTGGCAGGCGATGAACGAAGAAACACAGGGAATGCAGCCCAGTCAGTTCATCATTCTGTACGGTCGACCGAAGTCGATGAAGAGCTGGATTGCAGTTCACGAAGCAGTGCATGCGTACGTTCACTCTCGAAAGCGCGTCCTCTTTTACACGAGAGAGATGAATCCGCTCATGGTTGCGCAACGTGTTGCGTGCGCTCTTACGAAGGTGGACTACAAATCGTACAAGAACGGCACGCTACAACCAGAAATCAAGCAGCACGTTTTCACCATCCTGAAAGAGCTCATCGATGATGAAAAGAGCTTGAACGTGCAAAATGGCCAAGGACCTTGTTTTGTTATTACGACTGACAGGTCAGGAGCCAATTCTGGAGGCGGTGGCGGTGTTGGTTGGCTCCAGTCGAAGATTCGAGACCTCAAGCCCGACATCGTCTTTGTAGACGGCATGTACCTGATGATGGACGACCGGTCGAGGTCTAGGTCTGTCGACTGGAAGAACATGGCTCACATCTCTCAGGACCTGAAACTCACAGCCCAGGACTTCGATATCCCTGTGGTCGGCGTCACTCAAGCAACACGAGCGGCAGACAAGAGCAAGGGAGAGGACCTCACGGAACTGGCATACGCTGACGCGTTCGGTCAAGACGCTGATGCCGTCTTCCGTGTCTCAAAGAAAGACGTCATCGATGAGAACAATCAGAAGAGAACCGAACTCTATCTGACAGCACCCGGCCTTCGAGAAGGTAAGTTCGATGGAATCATCGTTCGAGGCGAACCTGCCACGAGCTTTGATTACATCAAGACCATCATCGATATGGAGGCTGAGGATGACGGGAAACATGAGTCTGCATACGGCTCGAAGGGCTCCAGCAGTCCGTTCAAGAAAGGCGACGTGGGTCCGAAGATTCCACTGAAGACCCTCAAGACAGTTAAATGAGAGAGCACATCATTGCTTTGGTGAGCCAGTACTTGCCTGGCCCCTTCAAGGCAAGTGGCTCGAACATCGTCTGCAAATGTCCGTTCCACAAAGGGGGAAACGAAACCAGTCCCTCCTTTGGCATCAATCTAGAGAAAGGAGTCTTCAATTGCTTTTCATGCCATGAGTCAGGAGATATCAGAAGGCTCCTCAGACTCATGGGCGCATCGAGAGAGACAATCGATGCCGAGCTCAAATCCATCCAACCAGAACTGGACAGGGCACGTGAGCTTCACGGAAAAGTCCAAGAGAACTTCTTTCGAGAGAAGGACCCATTCAAGACAGAGTACACTCTGCCCGAGGTCATTCTTGGTGTTTACGATTGGATGCCAACCAAGCTCGCAGAGAAGGGGTTCGACCCAGCACTTCTTCAAGACATGGAGATTGGTTTCGACAGAATGAACAATCGAATCATGTACCCGATTCGAGATATGTACGGAAACCTTGCTGGGTTCTCAGGTGGAGCAACACTTCCGGAACAGTTCCCGAAGTACAAGGTGTACCAAGGCGGTTCGAAGAAAGGCTCCCTCTGGTCACCGGCAGATTTTGGAAGTTGGTTCGATGAGCAGCACCCTGGGTATCGGTTCGAGAATCACCATTTCCTGTGGAATTTCAACAGGGTATTCCCCAGAGCCATCTCGATGTCAGAGGGGGCTGATACGGTGTTCATCGTCGAAGGATTCAAGGCTTGTCTCTGGATGATTCAAGCTGGCTTCAAGAACACGGTAGCGCTCATGGGGAGTGCTATCTCTGATAGGCAGCAGAGGATGCTGCACCGTCTTGGTGGAGACATCGTTCTCTGTCTCGACAACGATGATGCTGGAAGGAAGGCAACCGAACGAATCGGAAATCTCCTCTGGGAGCCAATGTTCGGAAGGGTCTTTGTCATGCCTTACCCCGAGCAACATCGATTCGAGAAAACTCAGCCTGACGATTACCCGTTTTCTGTGCTACACCAGTTGATGCAGTCCGCTGTTCCGTTCGTACCTAAACCATCCCCTCGGGGACAAACAAAATACTCTTCGGAGCCAAAACAATGGGAATGAGTGCCTTTCGTCGCAGTGCAATGTCGAACTCGCAGCAAAAGAAGAGCGGTGGAGGGGGAGGAAACTGGTACGAGGCGTACCGACTTCCGCAGGATGAGGCGACCCCTTTCGTACTCGTGAATGCAGAGTACATCGACCCTAACCCGTCCGCAGACCGAATCGAAATCGGACCAAACGGGCAACCGCTTCCGGTCAAGAACGCGTTCTACAAGTACCGCGTTCACAACAGGAAAGTCATCATCAACGGGAAGGAGCGCTACCTCAGCGAGACGTGCTCGCAAGGTTACGATGCGCACAACCCGAAGCCGTGCGCTGGTTGCACCGCAATGGACTTGGGAGACAAGTCGGTTGGCATCTCCGACAAGTTCGTCTTCGCACTCGTTCACTTGGTCCCGTATCACCGTCATCCGCAGATGGATTACCAGACGGGGAAGTACAAGACTGACAAGGAAGGAAAGCCGTACTTCACCTTCAGTGAGTGCGAAGGACGTACGTGCAACTTCTGCCGTATTCTCTCTGGTCAGCACCCGGTGAAAAGGAAGGAAGACAAGTACGACTTCCCAGCCTACAACCCCGCAGATGTCTCGACGGAGTTCGGCCACCGAAGGTACATCGAGATTGGAAAGTCCCACCTCTCGAATCTCGAAGCCTGGGATGTTGCCATCACGAATCAGTGCAGCGCTCACATCACGGACCAAGCTGGAAACGTTCTGGCTCGGTGCGGAAGTCAGCTCACGAGTGAGTCGTGGAACTGCCCCACGTGCGGCAACGTCGTCATCAACATGGCGAACGACCCGAGAACGGATGAAGAGATTGCTCAAGCGGTCTCGAATCCGTACCCGTGCTTGAACTGCCAGAAGACCGTGTTCCTGGAAGAAGAGACCAGCTGCGATAGCTGCGCTCAGGCAGGACGAGAGATGTTGCAGCTCGGTCTGTTCGATGTGGTTCTCTGGGGAAAGAGGCACGGAGAAGGAACGAAGAGCCAGCTCGTGCTCAACAAGTTCCAAACCGTCGATGAATTCCAGAAGACGCTCCCCGCTGGAATCTTGGCGCTGTTGCAGGGGAAGACTGTGTTCGACGTCATCAAGGACTTGGGCAAGCCCTACGACTTCGACAAGTTCCTCTCCCCGAGGCCGCTCGACGAGCAGATGAAGAGGTTGAACCTCAACCTCAACATGTCGGGAACTCAGCAGCAGAGCATCTACGGGGCTCCTCCACAGGCTCAGGGTCCTACTGGATTCATTCCTCCGTGGCAGGACCAGCCTCAAGGACAGGTTCAGGCACCTCCGCCTCCTCCTGGAGCCTTCGTTGCGTACCCACCTCAGCAGACTCCTCAGCACGCGGTTCCTGGCCCTCAAGGGTTCCAGGTTCCGATGAAGCCGAACTTCGGTAAGTAAGAAGTCCAATCGAGAGGCCCCTGTCGAAAGATGGGGGCCTCTTTTGGAGAAATGATGAAAGCCTTCGATATCTCCATCCCAAAAGCGGTCTGGGTAGATACTGATGCAGAGGCCGAAAAGTGGTTGGAGTATTTCGTCGAGAGCTCAAAGACAAACAACCTCGGACTCGACTCTGAGACCACCGGTGTCGAGATTCACAAAGACACCGTCGTTGTTTGGTCTCTCTCAGACGGCAAGGAGCGCATCTGTCTCCCAGCACGGTACCTTCAGATGTACAGGTATCGTCTTCTTGAGAATCCAAGTGTGACGTTCGACTTGTCGAACTGCAAGTTCGACGCTCACATGTTCGCCAACTCAGGTGTTGAAATCTACAAGTGCAAAGCATGGCGAGATACGAACGTCATGTCTTGGCTCTTGAATGAGAACAACATCGGCAGACATGGATTGAAAGAGTGTATCGAAGACCACTTCGGTCGGAAGACACCAACGTTCACAGAGGTATTCGGGAAGACGAAGAAGGCAACGAAGAAGGACCCAGTCGAGTTGAAGACTGGAGACTTGATTCGAAATGCCTTCAATGATCCTGTTCGGCGTGAAGTTGCGTGCGACTACGCAAGCCTTGACGCGTACAATTCGACCACCCTTCGAGCGCACTTCGATGTGCTCCTTCAGAAGGCTGGGCTGTACAACCTCTACTACGACGTTGAAGTCCCGTTCCACAAAGTTCTGTGGCTGATGGAGCGTCGAGGGGTTACGGCAGACTACGGATTCTTGAAGCAGCTCCAAGGTCCGATGGAAGAAGAGATGTTGAAGATTGAGCAAGCCTTTAGCAAAGAGGCTGGGCGTGTCATCAATCTCAACTCCGTGAATGACGTCCGTTGGTTCTTCATCGACCACCTGCAGAAGAACGTCGTCAAAATGACGAAGGGTGGGAAGACTGGAATCAAGAAAGCGTCTACGGATGAAGAAGTCCTGAAGCACTGGGCCGAAGAGGAAGGAGATGAGTGGGCTCAGGTTCTAATGACCCATCGTGGGATTTCGAAAATCCACGGAACGTACGTCACGGGTCTGCAGGAATGGATTGACGGACACTTTCGAATCCACACGACCCTCAATCAGCACGGAACGGTGTCTGGTCGTCTTTCCTCGAAGGACCCGAACCTCCAGAATATTCCTCGAACGAGTGAAGACGCATTCACGATTCGAGAGGCATTCATTGCAGGATTCAAGAAGCGGCTTGTCGTAGCTGACTACGCCCAACTTGAAATGAGGTTGATGGCTCACTTCTCTCGTGACGAGAAGATGATCAAAGCCATCTGGGACGGTATTGACCTTCACTGTCTTACGGTCTCAGAGATGCATGGGATTCCGTACGAAGAGGTCATCGCTGCAGTCAAAGCAGAGAAGAAGCACAAGAGAGGCGTTCTTGGAAGAGACCTCACTCCGCGAGAGATTGAGCTCCTCTTCATGCGTCAATCTGCGAAGGCAACAGGCTTCGGCATCATCTACGGAATCGCAGGGAAGCGTCTCTCTGTCAGTCTGACACAGGCGGCAAAAGCAGCGCACATCGATAAGATTGTCACTGAAGAAGAGGGCTACGCACTCATCGATAAGTGGTTCGGCGTTTTCCCTCGGGTCAAGGAGTACATCGACGAGACTCACGACTACATGCTCAAGCATGGATTCGTTCAGACCATCACTGGTCGGTACCGTCGATTTGGTGACGTGAAGGGCATGTCGTTCAAGGACAGGAACCGTGCGGAACGCCAAGGAGTGAACTCAATCATTCAGGGAAGTGCGGCTGACATCGCAAAGGTTGTCATGATTCATGCCGAGAATGATGAAGTACTTCGTAACCTGAACGCAGACCTTCTCCTGCAGGTTCACGACGAACTCATCTGGGAATGCCCAGACGATGAAGCAACTCTGGAAGCAGTGAAGACACGTGTGAAGGAGTTGATGGAATCCCCTTTCCAGGAAGCACTCCTCGTGCCGCTTCCTGCTGAAGTTGGACATGGGTACTCATGGGCAACCGCAAAGTAAAAGAGATGAGCGTCTACCAAGCTGAAGAAAACTGGCCGGTTGTTACGTACTTCAAAGAAGAGATGCTTCGAAAGCTCATCAAGAACAACCACAAGGGAGGATGGGAAGATGACAGCATGCATGCGCTCATCTCCCGTCTCAAGGACGAGCTTGGAGAGCTTGAGAGCGCTCTTGAGGCTTTCGAGAACCTTCCCATCAATCTGAAAGAGCAAGAGAGCATCAAGACGGTCTTCAAAGATGCAATCAGAGCGGAGGCGGCTGACGTCGGCAATTTCGCCATGATGATTTTCGACAATACGAAGAATCTCTAGTGCGTTTCCTCAGTGACAACCAACGCCATCTGGTGTGCTATCCATACTCTGTGGAGGGCCTCCACCAGATGGCGAAAGAACTGAATATTGGTCGATGGTGGTTCCATGCGGGACGACTTGCGCACTACGACATTCCAAAGAAACGAATCGCTGAGATTGCCTCAAAAACGGAAGTCGTCAGTCCAAGGACAATCTTGAAGGTCATCAAAGGAGAGGCTCCGTGACCAGAGTCGAGCTTATTGAGAGGGTCTCAATCTCACTGAAGCTCAACGCCGATGTGGTTGGGCGAACTGTCACCGAGCTTCTCAATGAAATGACCGAAGCATTCAAGCGAGGAGAAGAGGTAAAGTTCGCAGGATACGGAACGTTCAGGGTCAAGACTCTCAAGCCTCGATCCTACAAGTTCAAGAAGGAAGCACCGGAGAGAACGATTGTTCGACTGTATGTGGGAAGGAAGTCCAAATGGAAAAGTACGCAGTTGTCCAAGAAGAGCAACAAAAGCCCGGAGAGAAAGTCGCCTCCCGAGTGACCCACTGCCCACGTTGTAAGGAGGAGCTTGTAGAGAACAACCAGTTCCTTCTGTGGTGTCCGAACTGCGGAACCGAGCCCTTCGAAAAGAAGAACAAGTAACCACAACTCGTGAGGCAAAATGGCAGCTAAGAAAAGCTCTGAGGATAAGTCTGTCAAAAAGCAGAAGGAATCACTGCCACGTGATGAACGAGCAGCCCTTCTGATGGAGATGGTCAACAAGAAGATGAGAGGACGAGCAGTCCTCATGTCAGCGTCAGACTACGTTCTGCCGTGGCAGAGGAAGAGAATTCCAACGGGGATTCTGACCCTTGACCTCGAACTGCGTGGAGGCTTCCCGTGTGGAGGCCTGAGTCAGATTGTCGGACGCAGGAACGCTGGAAAGAGCATGATGGCCTGGCACTGCATCCGCCAGCTTCAGCACTTCATTGGCGACAAGATGATGGTGCTGTTGGCAATGACGGAAGGAACCGCCGACAGAACTCAGGCTCGGAGACTCGGAGTTCGAATCGACCTCTCAAAGGAAGAGATCGACCATCTCCAACAGAACAGGAAGATTGCGGGCCTTCCTCCGCTCAAGAAAGAAGAGCTCAACACGTTGTTCCCACCACAAGTGGGAACGATTCACGAGCTCCATGCACTGGCTGTTGAGGACTTCTACGACGTCATCCTCGAAGCGCTCGCCTCCAATACGTACCACCTCATCGTCATCGACAGCATCGGCAATGCTCTGTCGAATGCTGAGACAGAGAACGAATCTGTCCACGACAAGACGTACGGAGGAACCTCTGCCCCCAACACTACCTTCTTGAAGAAGATGACGAATCTTCTGACCATGAAGACTGAATGGGGAGAGGTACGGGATACTGCTCTGATTGGAATCAATCAGGTTCGAGACAACATCAAAGACCCAAATGCTCCATACAAGTCTCCTGGAGGGAACGCGTTGGAGCACGCGAAGCTGGTAGACCTCTACGTAGAGAGTGGGAAGGCGCTTGGAGACGAAGTTCCTGTTTACACGCCTGAAGGTTGGAAGCAGCGCTTTGTCATGACCGGCAAAGAGGTCAACTGGAAGATTGTCAAAGGCAAAGCGGGCATGCACGAAGGGGGACGAGGTTCTTTCGTCTTCGACCGCTCAACTGACAACGTTGACTTCTACCTCGACTACCTCATGGCAGGAATCACTCATGGTGTGATTGAGACTGCTGGTGCTTGGCTCGGTGTCCGAGACCCGGAGAATCCAGCAGAGTACATCGGTCGTGCGAACGGACGAGACGCCTTCATCGAACTCATGAAGAAGGATGCCATCGAGAAAGCACAGGCAGGAGACTCCGCGAGCATCCTCAACCACATCCGAGACCAGTGCTTCAAGAAGCTTGGAATCGATATCAGGTACGAGGACTTGATTTCATGAGATCGACAAACTTCAAGTCTGCCATCGTCATCACTCCACCTCCAAAAGGGAGTACCATGACGGCTCTGGCGCACAGTGAGTGGTTGCTCCGTCCATTCATGCTTGGAGCGGGGCTCGCAAAAATCAGTCAGAAGAAAATCAAGATGCTCCTTCAGCACGACTTGAAGCGAGACGTTTTCGCTATCTCCGTCTCCTTCGGGAAAGAAGAGACAGTCGTCTATCACAAGAATCCCAAGAAGGTCTTTGCTGCTGCGAGTTCTTGGATTGCCCAACAAACAGCGGCAGAGATTGGAGCGGTGAGAGATGAACCGAAACAAACGAAAGAGCGTCCTTCAGGAGAGACGGGCAGCAGAGGACATCGGAGGAAGAATTCAACCAGGGTCAGGAGCACCTGAGTTCTACAAGGGGGATGTTCGAAAAGCTGGAGAACTTCGAGTAGAGTGCAAGACGACTTCATCAAAGTCATACACTCTCAAGCTCTCTGACTTGGAGAAGATTAAGGCTGAATCCATCATGGGGAACGACGCGGGGTGGGCGTTCCAGATTGAGTTTCAAGGACCTGTTTCTGGAAGACGGTTCGCCGTCATCGATTGGCAGGAGTACCTCGATTTGAAGAAAGGAAGTAGTCAGTGACAAAGCCAATCGTCCAGGCGCATACGATCGATCAGTGGATGGAGATTGACCCGGAGATTCGAGGTCTCATTCTCAAACAAATCAAACTGAAAGACCGTCTCTTCAAGTTCCTAAAGGATAGGAACGACTCGAAGGGACCAACTCAAAAACTGGGCGATTGGAACCCGTGTGCGAAGTGTGAGACGAAGGGTTGGGTTCCTGCAGAGCCAAGGCTTCCGGGAATCCACCCTTCTCAGCTCCCACATCCGTGCATGCTGAAGATCTACTTCGAACTCATCGGAGCTCCGTCATCCGGTTCGTTCGAAGCGAGACTCCAACTGATCTTCGACCTCGGTCACGCCGTTCACGACATGTTCCAGTCGTACGGAAAGTCCGGTGCATGGGGTCCTATCTATACCCCCGAAGCGACCATCTCTCAGACTCTTCAAGAGAAGAGTGAGCAATTGATGATCGAGGGTCATGCAGACGCAGAGAACGTGCTCACCGTCGACATTCCAGGTTCCTCTGTTCTGTATGAAGTCGGTGTCATCCACGAATACAAGACGATGAACAATCGCAACTTCGAGAAGCTGACTCAACCAAAGCCTGAGCACAAAGTACAGGCAATGGTCTACGCAGCATGCTTGAACCGACCCGTGGTTGCGTACTTGTACTTCAACAAGGACAACCAGAACCTTGCTGACTTCCCAGTTCAGTTCAACACAGACCTGTGGATTCAGATCGAGGCAAAGGCGTTGATCATTTTGGACGCATTCAAGAAGAAGGAACCGCCTCCTGGAAGCACTGGGTTCCACTGTCAGCAGTGTCAGTTCGTTCTGACCTGTCCTGCATACAAGCAATCTCTGAAGAAGGGGTGAAGAATGCCATCTCTCGGTATGGTGAGAATTGCAGAACCGATGGATATGGATACTGGACTCAAGCAACTGGACGTTGCTGAGGACGTTCAGAGAGCAGTTCTGGAGAAAGGGTATTTGATTCAGAACCGTCCGGGCTCTGGCTTCATCGGAATCTTGCCCGACTCCATTACAACCCTCGACGATGACGAACTCGGCGAACTGCTCAACAAACTCAGCGGTTGGGGTGCATACGTTCAATCAGACCTTGTTGCGGCTGAGACCAAGATGCAGGTCGTGAAGGAGCAGTTGGAGTTCATCCAAAGTCAGATTCGAATTGCTGTGCGAGCTCAAGAAGGAAAGATGACCGCACAGGATAAGACGGACATGATGAACACGCACCCAAAGGTGGTTGAGGCAAAGGCAAGGTACATCTACTGCTACAGCTACTACGAGTACGTGAAGGCTATCCGAGACAAAGCCCAGAAGGACTGGGAGACCGTGTCACGTCGAATCACTCAACGTGGGCAGGGCATCGACCGAGCCAGAAGAGCAGAGAGTGTCGCGAACGTAAGCCCTCAGTTCACAAAAGCGTTCCGGAGATAACAGATGATCGTCTGTATTGAGGGAATCGATGGCTGCGGAAAGTCAACGCAAGCGGCCCTCTTGACCAAGTACCTTGGGGCGAAGTTCTTCAAGTTCCCAAACAAGGATTCACCAACTGGGAAACTCATCTACGAACACCTCGAACACAGGTGGAACGCAAAGTTCAGTGAAGAGGAAAAGAGAAGTGTCTTTGAGGAGCACAATCTCAATGCACTTATCTTCCAAGCACTGCAAGTTGCCAATCGAATGGAGCTCGCAGTTGAGTTGAGCAAACTGAAGAGCAAGAACGTTGTCTTGGACCGGTACTGGCCGAGTGGGTATGCCTACGGTAAGGCAGATGGACTTGATGGACAGTACCTCATCGACCTTCACGAGTACCTCCCACAGCCTGACTTGTTTCTTCTGCTAGATGTTGACCTCAAGGATAGCTCTGAGAGGCGGCCGGAAAGGCGGGACCGTTACGAGAAGAATCCGGGTCTCTTGGAGAAGGTCGTAACCAACTATCGAATGCTGTGGCAGACGATGGCTCAGTCTCAGCCCTCGAAGTGGATGGTCATTGATGCTAGGAAGTCAAAAGAGGAAACGACTTCTGCAATCAACCAAGCCATCGCAGAGTGGCGAATGAGAAACTCGGAGACGTAAACCATGACTCTTCAACCAGACTGGCTCAAGAGATACTACGGAGATTCCTTTGCCGAACTGAATCCTGATGTTGTTACTGAGGGGAATCAGTGGGCTATTGTGAAACTCAATCGAGTTGCGGAACGCGGCTACCGAGGAATCGGCTATGTCCTGATTAAGAAGAACGGCTCACATGCTTCTTCGAATTACCACATCCTCGGAGAAGGAGTTCAGACGTTCGAGGCAATGCTGAAGATGAAAGAGAAGTTGAACGAGATTGACTCCCAATAGGAGAGAACGTGGAAAAAGGTCATGTGATTGATGTGCTCGACCACGGGTACGTGAAGTACGTAGACTCGATGGGCTCAGATGAGAATGTCATCGAAGCAGCTCGAATGAGCACCGGAAGAGGCTTCGAAGGCTGGGAAAAAGATGCCGGGCTTCTCGATTTTCTCTGGAGAAAGAAACACTCAACTCCGTTCGAGATGGTGGAACTTGCCTTGGAAATTCAGGCACCCATCATGGTCTTCCGAGAGTGGCAACGACACAGAACCCAAAGCTACAATGAGTTCTCTGCTCGTTACTCACAGATGCCGAACCTTCACTACCTGCCAGACGCAAGTCGTCTGAAGAAGCAGAGCTCAACCAACAAGCAGGGTACTGGAGACGAAGAGTTCCCCCAAGAGTACATCGACATGACGTTGGAGGAACTTGAGTACGAGCAGAAGCAGACGTACAGCCACTACGAACAGATGTTGACTGAGGGTGTGGCGAAGGAGATTGCTCGACTCAATACTCCCGTCAGTCGGTACTCAAAGATGCGGGCCAAGGCCAACCTCAAAAACTGGCTTGGGTTTTTGAACTTGCGTCTTCGACCAAACGCTCAGTTCGAGATTCGAGTGTTTGCTGAACCTGTTGCTGACATCATCCGGAAGCTCTTCCCAAGGTCATACGACCTTTTCGAAGAGTACGACCTCTACGGCGTTTCCTTCTCAAGAACGGAGATGGCTGCAATCCGAGATGTCATCAAGACCATCCAGATGTCTCGTCGAGACATGATGGAACCATTCGTCACGAGTGCGAAGAAGCACAACATCGATGGACGGAAGTTGCAGGAGTTCATCGAGAAACTCGAAAAGGGTGGACTGGAGATTCTGTCGTGAGTGGGGAGAAGAAGTACAGGCAGTACATGAAGATGGTGTACCCAGTGCTTCCTCCGACCTCGAACAAAATCTACTACCGAGGAACCATCCTCACAGGCGTATCCAGGGAGTACGCAGAATCTTTCGCTGCCTGGGCTGCGAAGAACCACCTGCATGAGATCAATGAGCTCAATCCAGATGGACTCTTCGCGCTCCATCTTCGCTTCTTCTTCAACACTCTCGTGAATGAGACCTACCAAAACGAGAACTTCCCTCCGTCAAAGAGAGCGAAGGAGAGGTATAAGAGGATAGACCTGACGAACAGGATTAAGCTTCTTGAGGACTGCGTTCGAGATGCAATCGATATCGATGACTCTCGAACATTCGCAGCATCTCAAGAGAAGCATCAAGACCCAGATAAGGAAAGGGTCGAGATTGAGATTGAGGAGGTCAGCCCAAAGCTGTTCGGGGTCTAGTAAAGGACACCTTTGAGCGAAGACAAGAAGGTCATTCTTGGGGAAGTTTCAAAGTACTCGAACTGCCGACCCATCAAAGAAGACCCACACATCATTGAAGCCAAGCACAAGTCCATGTGCCTCATGAGACTCCGTGCTGAGTGCCACACTTGTCCGAACAGTAAGTTCACTCTTCTTTTCGACGTTCCAGAGAAGCGTTTGGAACAAGTGATGTGCCCTCGTTGGAAAGACGTAAGAGAGTTGTGGCAGGGAAAGAACCCAGAGTCCTACGTTGTAACGGAGCTTGCGACCTGCAAAGAGAGACCATTCCCATTCTGCGGCTCGTGTCCATCCGTCGAAGAACTCAACGACCTTGGAATCGACAAGACGAAGGATGGGTGGTTATCGAGATGGAAGCGCTTCAGAGATGAAGATGCATTGGAGGAATGATGGACGACTCACTCTTGTGGGAGTGCAACGAGACTGAACTCCTGCATCTTGCTTATGAGCAGGGCCTCGGACGGTTGAAAGTGGGCCTCCCAAAGGAGACTCTCTTTCAAATCGTCCGTGGTGAAATCAACCCATCACCAGAGCACCTCTCGGAAACGAAGAACACGAGGGAGTTGCTTGAGAAGTTCATCGAGCGCCACTGGGAGAAGACCCGTAGCCAACTTCCTGGGTGCAATGGAAAATGTACTTCTTATCCTTGCTCTGATGGACGTCATGGGGCATGTTACGCGCCCAACAAACACCTCGTGAGTCTCGGATGAGGGGCTACTGTCTTAGCTGTACGCGAATCGCAGACTGTAATGAAACAGATGTAGAGAAGGTGAAGTCAGACTACACGTGCCTCAGGTACGAGCCAGTCGAAGAAGCGGTGTTTCGTGCGAGAGAGTTCACCATCGCAAAGTACGGAGACTCTCTCGCAATTCAGGCCATGCTGAATCGGCCATTACTCTCCAAAGGAGAAGATGATGAGTGAGGGCATTAAGCTTCCTCCCGAGACTACGGGTCAAAAGTACTCGGAAAGGGAGCAAGCGTTCAAGAACTGTACGTTCTTTACGCTTCGAAAAGTTGCAACGGAAGGTCTGAAGATCGACACGGGTCAGACCATCTACGTAAACGCGGACGGGAAACCGTTCTGCGACTACAACGACACCATCCGTGACCGCAATCTCGTTCGACAGAGGATCCTCGACTACGAGCTTGCCCAAGGTTGGATTGTCGATGACCGTGGGGCACAACAAGCTGTTGCTCAAATCGTCCAACCCGTTCCTCAACCCGCTGTTCCTGTGCAGGAGACCATGTCAACTGTTCCAACTGTTCCCATCGCTGCTGCAATGATGACCATCAACTCCGCACCGGCTCCTACTCCACAGCCTCAACCGCAGCCACCTCCTGCAAGCGATGCCGGAGCTCCCACTGGAAAGAAGCGCCCCGGACCTCGTCTTCCTTCTGCAGTTGCCCCTCCGACAACGGCAGTCGCACAACCACAACCGCCTCCAGGAGCAATGACGGTTCACGCACCCGTCGTCACTCCCGCCCCTGTTCAGGCAACTGCCACGATGACACCAACCATCATCGTGCCGGAGCAGACCCAAGTGCAGCCGTTCACTCCTCCCACTGCGATGCCAGCTCCTGTCTCAGTGAGGCCGTTCACTGTTCCTGCCGCCCCAGTTGCACAGGCTCCAGTGGCCGCCCCAGCCGCTCCTGCGGGTTCCGACAAGAAGCTGGACGCCATCGGAAGTGGTCTCGAAATCATCTCAAGGGATGTCGAGTCACACCGGAAGGACTTCTCCCAGTTCGTCAGCAACATGTCGGAGCAGGTCAACACCAACAACAAGAGCATCAAGGCACATGATGAGGCCCTGAAGGAAATCCAGAGAAGCCTCGATATTGTGTTGACTGCGATTCACCACATCTACCTCACCATTCCTGGACTCCAGGCTGGGGCAGTTGAGGCGAAGGCCAACATCGGAACAGCTCCTGAGTTCCGAGAGTACATCGCGAAGTTCACTGTTCCGCGCCCTTAAGTGGGACGCAGCAACAGCCTCAGCAGGAGCCAACAGTTCCTGCTGGACTGCGTCCAAACACTCAACAACCAACAACCTTGTTGGAAGTTGCGGCTGAGGATTTGTGGAAACTGACGAATGCCCAGCTCATCGAGTTTGCTGAGATGGCGCTGGGGATTCTCATCAAGCCAGATGAAGAGCGTTCCACCATCATGAGGAAGCTCGTGAACGCAGCATCTGGGATTCGAAAGTAGAGGAAAGGGCCTCGGTTCAATGAGGCCCTTTCTTTTTAGCTTTCATCCTCATGACCAAAGAGCCATTTCGGAAGACCGGTGTCGTTGATGCCGCGTACGACAACCTTACGACCAGTGACAGTGTCCTGCAGAAGGATCTCAAGAGGCGTGATATCGACCACGGTCGTCGTGTGGTTCGATAGAACTGTTCTCTCCATATGCGTCAACAACTGCTGCGAATCCGCCCAGTAGATGACCAACGTGGCGAGTTTCTCCTGATTCCCAACCCCTAGCAACCGCTCCTTGATTCCCATAGAAGAACTCCTTCCACAGAGCCAAAGAGCTCTCTGCGATGTCGTACGAGTTTAGTATCCAGAGGGAATTCCACCATCAGAAGGACCACAACGAATCCAGGCCTCCTTCGCATAACGACGAAGTGCTCTTGTGTTTCTTTCAAGAGCACTCCCGGCACTGGAATCGAGACAGTAAGCGAACTCCAGAGGGCAGTTCGCTTCACTGTCATTTACCGCTTCGAAGCTCGGAGGCGGCTCCGTCAGACAGTTCTCACGTGGAGGAAGAATTACTTCCTTCCGACACAGTGAACAGCTTACGAAGACGAGAGCGGACGACAGCAGGATCGCGACATGACTCAAGGTCTTTCTCAAGGGTTTCGATCTCCTTTTTTAGCTCTGAGATCAAACTCTCGCGTCTTCCAACCTCTCCGTCAAGTTTTGCCTGGATGTCGCCCTTCTCTTTGATGAGCTCTTTCTTTTCTGTCGTGAGAGAGCCGATCTCAGCCTTCTGAATTTTCACCTTCGAAACCATGGAGGCAGCAATCACACCTGCAATCGCTGCCAACACGGTCATGCCAAGAGCGAAGTAGAGCATTAGGACACCGGCTTTGCCTCTTCAGGCTTTGGCTCAGCAGCCTTCTTCTCCTTAGCCGCCTTAATCCAATCATTGATGTCCTTCACGAGGCCCCAGAGAGCGGCTGCGGTGAGTGACACAGAAAGGATTGGCTTCAGGAGAGCCCACGTAATTTTCTCTCCAGCCAGAAGCGAGAGACCAACTCCAGCACCAGTCGAGGTGAGGAAGTTCATCAACCAACCACCCGGCTTAGTATCCAAGAGGAACCAAAGAGGCTTATCGAGAGGACTCGTGTCTGGGAGGAAGTCGTGGAGACGCTTTCCGAAGACCTTGAGGAGGGCAACAATCAAGACGAGAAGAGCGGCTGCAGCTGCAACCCAGTCACCTGCCTTGACTGCATCGACAATCACTTTTACGAATACCATGGGATTGTCGAGAGTAGCTGGATTGATGACAGGAGCAGTTGGAACTCCGGCATCGACAACAACCCCAGCATCCACGATGTCATCAAGAACAACGGTCACGACACCGGCGTCAATCACGCCACCAGAGGACTCGATGACAACTCCAGAGTCTTCTGACGCAAAAGAGGCAGTTGAAATAAATGCACTGATAAAAAGATACCTGAACATGACAATCTCCTTTTATGGAACGCTGTATGGTGCGGTTGTGGAGGCGATCTTAAAGGATGAGCCTTCGTAAGGGGAGCTATTTGCCTCCCAAGCCCCCGATGACCTCCTAAGAGTGTTTCCAGACCCCGCAATTTCGAGGGAGGACTCGAATCTCCAGTAGTGGTAAAAGATATCCTCAACAGGCGGTCCGATGAATGACTTGTTGTTTGGAATGATGCAGTGATTTGAAGAGATCGTAAAGTAGTCGTGATTACCAGAGGCCCCTCTTACACATGCATATCTGAAAGTCCCTCCAATCGCTGGGGCGCTTGCAAGATCTTTGATCTCAATTCGATTTCCAACAATGTTAGCCCCATTCATGGATCCGAGAAAGACGATCCCATTTGCCATAGTGGCTACCCCTGAAACAGTGAGGTCTCCGACGAGGATAGCATTATTGCAAATGTGAAATGAGTTTCCGGTGTTAGATCCGTAATTGAAGAACTGAATTCCTGGGATGTCACGGGCGGTTCTAATTCGATTACCCTGAATTGAGAACCGCAGAGAGCTAGTATCTCCAGTAAAGTCGATTCCACCGTCGATGACGTTTCCATCCACAACCGCACGTTGGAGGAATACAAAAGTCAAACGATTTGAGATCCTACAGGAAGACACTTGAGCATTGTTCGAAGTAATGGAAGTCCCAGAAGAAGAACTCAGAGAACAACCCGAGAGATTGACCTCACCTGCATTCGAGATCGTGAACTGACCTTCGAAGGAACATCCAGAGATGTTGAGGTAGTTCCCCGCAACTCCGGAAGACCCGAGAAGAGTGGTGCCGTTGACCTTCGACCCATCCATCACAAGTCGTCTATCGTGGATGCCATCAATCGAGAGGTTACCACCGATGTTGTTTCCAACAAACTGAATGTCTCCTCGAACTGTTGTGAAGGTAGAGTTCCCCCCAACTTGATTATTAGAGAACGTGAAATTGACGTCAGAGCCAGATGAGCTTGAGACGTTAAAGACACCAGAAGAAAAGTTCGAGTCTACCAAAGAAGGAACAGTGTACTCAGTAACGAGATACGAAAACGTAGCTCCCTCTGAGTGGTTACCTCTCACGATACCTGGCCCGTAATTCGCGCTCAGAGTCTGGGCTCCTCCCGTCCCGTTCCAGTAGAAGCGGTTTCCCTCAACACGACCCCAAATACGGTCAATGAGAGAAGCCGCTCCTACCGCTGTCGTAGAGACAAATTCATTTCCAAGCCAAGCCATCCCAGTGCTTGAGGAGACTCCTCCACCGTTGTGAACCGGCTTTCCGAATGAAGAGATTCGGTTATTCGAAATAGTGCAGTTTGAGTTGTCTCCGAACTGGATGCCCTTCCAAGACTTGGTTCCGAAGATGGACCTAAGGTCAACCGTGTTCGAGTTTACGACTGCTCCATTGCAACCGGAAAGGTAGATGCCGGTCATGTCCTGATTGGAGGCATCTGTTCCTCCGTCAGTTACAACGAGATTCTCAGAGCAGGTGACAGTGGATGCAGACCCAAGTCGAATACCAAATCCAGAGGTGTTTGCCAGATCTGGATTTCCCATGAAGATCTGATTTCCAATGATGGTCAGTTGATCTGTAGTCCCTCCAAGGTCAGGAGTGATCCCATGGTAAGTTCCAAAAACGCCCCCAGAGATGCTGATAGCGTTTGAGAGAACCTCCACAAAGGTCGCTCCATCTCCAGTCTGGATGGCCGCGAAGAATCCGCCAGAAGTGTTAGCAGTGGAGTTTGTGAGGGCCGCAATCTGAATACGGTTGTTGGAGATGACAAGGAACGAAGTTGAGAGGGCGTTTCGAATCCCAACGTAGTACCCACCAGAGAGTGAGTTTCCTTCGATTCTACCACTGTCTCCAATTGGACGAATACCAGAGCCGGAGAACCCGGCAGCTGCAATGTCCTGCTGACTCAGAGTACAGCCTCGAACGACATTGGCGGTAACAGCGTAGTTGTTGAGAGGAGTGGTTGTGGTGAATGTACTGTTCTCAACAACAGAAAGAACACCAAGGCTCAGAGCAACCGGAATGGTTCCAGAGGTCATGGTGAAATTACTCACCAATGTCCTCGCAGACGGGGCATTGACCAGATAGCAAACATTGGTCGAGGGAGTCGAACCATTCGCCCAAGTCACATCACGGATAACGATGTGGGACGAGACGTTGGAAGCGATCAGGAATGAGTGACCTCCAGTCCATGCGGTGCTGCCGCCCCAAGAGCTAAGGAACCTGCAGTTCGACATGTAGAAAGTCGAACCGTTCCAGTTGTTAGGGCCAAGAGCACTGTAAACAAATCGAGGTGCAGCAGCTCCGGCACCTGCATAGGAGAAGGTCGAGTTCTCAACGCGGACCGTTGGGATTCCAGTGCCTGCCCCTCCAGTACAAGAAGACAGTCCTCTTGTGATGAAGGAGCAATCCTCGACAATAAGCTCTGAGACTGGCGCTTCGAATACGTCGTGAGCAACGACAGTTTCAAAAGAGCCAGTTGTCTGGATGAGGTTCTTGAGCTTGATTCTATCGACGGTGTTCCCAAGACCAGAAGAGTTGATAAATGACGACAGTCCGATCGGTGCTCCGAGACGGAGGTCTCGAATCTCCAAGAACTTCACGTTGAACTCAAGACCAGTAATCAACGTCCCAAGGTCAATTGACACCTTTTCGTTGATGCCTCGAATGGTCAACCCAACCGTTGTAAACCTTGCGACTGGGGTGGACCCAGCCCAGGTGTTACTGACGAGGATGACCTCGAAGTGTGGGAAAGACCCACTGAGAGTAGTCGTCTCACCTGCATAGTTCGCTGAGATGTTTGAGATGAAGCTGGCGACTGCAGGAAGGTTTGCGAACTGACCACCCTCTCCAACAGTCAGAGGGATTGCTTTCTCTGCCCTCATTCGAATGTTTGGAATGACATTCGTGATTGCCCCAGCACTCAAATCAACGACCGCGATTTGGTGTCCCTTGTTGGTTGTTGCAACCGAGTCGAGGACGTTCGCGAATGCGGACACCGATGTTGAGATGGCGTAGTTCGCCGTGGCCTCATCCCAGTAGAGATAGTTACGAGCATTGTTGGTAAATGCTCCTGGGGTGAACGTTCGAGCTGGGAGAGTGAAAACCTTGCCGTTCCAACGGATCTTGCCTTCCGTAACAGCCACATCAGCACCGGAAGGAGAGGCAAGGAGACCACTGATGGTCCAGTTCTCTACGAGGTCTTCATCTGAGACAAGTCCCGAAGTGAGAGTCGAAACAGAAGAAGCAAAGTCCGCAGGCTGTAGGTCGCGGAGAGACTTTGGAACTGCACAAACAGCAGTGTAGGTTCCATTGACCGGCAGTGGAGGATTTACGACCAGCTGGACCTGCGAACTAAACAGACCGCTGTAGACAGTAATGTTACCCCACGACTCGACAGGGGACTTTGTGCTGTTGAGCTCGACCAGCGGCTGTACCTCAGTCGTTGGAGTCGCTCCAACAGCCGTAACTTGCGCCGCCGTCATTGGACGGAGAACGAGTGTGGTGTTGCTGATGACTTGCTCAACAATCCACTTGTCACCGTTGTTAGAAGTCGGAGAAGTGTTCGTCGCACCAGTGATCTCTGCAAAGTCTCCTGGAACAACATCAGAGAAGTTGGCAGCAGAGCATTGAACAACTCGTCCGTTCTCAATACTGGTGATGACCGCAGATGTAACCTTATCGATGGTCGTGTTCAGAACAGAGCCAGAAGAACCTCCACCAGACCAAGCCGTAGCCGCTGCAAAAGGAGGAAGACCTGCTGGAGAGCCACGAACAACACCAACAACTCGGCTCTGCGCGAGCTGACCGGAGGAATCGATAATCTGAAAGAACCGTGCGAGTTCTTCTTTTGTCGGGTTCGCTCCAGAGAAGAAAGCTGGACCTCCAATGAACACTCTCTGAGAAGCGGTCAGCGTCAGGAGTCTTCTATCTGATGTCGTAAAGGAGACCGGCTTCAGAACAACGAAGTCCTTCATGTCATCCGCAAACAAGACGTCCGTGTTTGCTGAGACTCTTGCGAGAGCTCTATTGAGCGTTTCTGTGTTCAGGTTCTCAGAAGGATTTGGGAATGCAACCCCAAAAGGGTTACCAAGACGAGCTTCTGGAGAAGACGGAATGTCTCCACCTGTCGCACGAAGCGCCCCAAGAGTGACATTGAATCCGAGAGCAGTGGAGGCAGTACCACCTGTCACTTCGACAGAGGATAGAGTGCCGCTCGTTGTGGAACGAATCGCGATGACTCCATCTGCATCGAAGGCAGAACCCGCGCTACCGATGGCAGTATTGATGTCACTGATGACCGTATTGATTCCATTCCCTGTCAGAGTGACAACGAATGGAGAACCATCAATCGTGACGTTGAGTGTCTGAGCAGCTGCTGCAGCCGAGAAGTACGGAACAGCGCTCACACCATCGGCGTTTGCCCGACGAACAGAACCACGAAGAACCGCGTTGGTGGTCTTTGAGATGTTCTTTCCAGCAATCTGCGGCCTACGGAAATAGTCCATTGATGGCATTTGGATTCCCTTAGAAACGGATTTCCCAGTTCACTTCAAACTCAAGAGAGTCCGTCTTACCGATGGGTTCGAGAGTCTTGTATGCGTTCGGAGATTGCGAACCAGCCGTTGCAATTCCCGTCTGGCGGGTTCCAGGATTGAAGGCAGGAACTGCTGTTGGAGATCCATTTGTAAACAGACCCATCTCCGTAATGTTCACCTGCGTGCCTGGAGAGAGCGTGATTTCGTTCTCTGCAAACGTTCTGGAGTATCGAACAGTGGTTCGTGAGGGAGTCAGTGGGAACGTCGGTGGAACGTTCAGAGGTGCCAAGAACTGGCCGGTCTGGTACTCAATAGGAGTGACCAATCGAAGAACACCGACATCCTCGGTGGTGGCTCCTGTTCCGACACCAATGTAGGCCATTCGGTCGTTTCGAAAAGCGGTTGTAGGACCGGTCTCAATGCTCATCAACAGAGCAAGAAACTCTCGACCTGTATTGGTCCAGATGTTGAAGCCCTCTCGAACACTTCCAGGAACCACCTTTCCACGCTCTCGACAGAACGCGTGGATCCATCCCTTAATCTCAACAACACTCTTCTCGTTGTCCTGAGGACTGACCCAAGAGCTCCCTGCGATGGTTCTTCCCATTTTGTCGACCAACCTCAGAAAACCCTGGTCAGCGATTCGAACGATATCTTTGAACATCAGCGTCTCCGGGAGATGCGCCATGAGACGCTCTCAGACGTCCCAAGTGAAACAACGAGTCGAACATCCGAACCGCCAGGAAGAGAGGCGATTGGGTATACCCCAGCCCCGTAGCCTACATCTACAGTGCCGTTTGTACCACCAAGAATCAACAAGTCACCAGGAAGAACTCCCAAAGTGGTTGGAGAGACTGCGGAGGGACCTGAAGCAGGAGCAACAAGCCTCTGCATTGAAAGAGAAACCAGGTTTGATCCACTCGTGCAGGTTGCAAGAGCCTGGGTCTCTCTCAACTGAGAGTCTGAGAAGTCAGAAGGATTTGTCCTTCCAAGAACATCCCAAGTCAGTCCTGATGGGTTCTTCTTCAAGAGCTTGACGGCATAGGACCCCGCCGCGAGAGCTGGCTGTGTGTACCCATGAATCGGAGAAATGAGTGTCACACGGGTGAGAGCCGTATTTTGAACTTGGAGTTCATCCCCAATCTCACCGATTGCTTTGATGAGAGGATCCACCGCAGTCAACGTATTCGAACCTGATGAAGTGACAGACAAGGTTCCTGATACTGGGAACGGCCTCTCAATCAAAGAGGCTCTATAGACCGACCAAGCAACAGTCGAAGTAGCTGTTGGAGTCGGTGATACCCGAACACGGTCCCACGTTGAGATGTTCTGGATGACTTCGAGAATAGAGTACCGGTCTCCCGTCACTGTGTTGATGAGGAAGTCTCCAACCGCGACCCCATTCGACCGAAGGCCACCTTGAAGGACGACAATCGGATTCCCGGATACAAATGCTCCAGAGACTCCGCTATGGATGAGGGAGGTCATCTTCCGCTTGATGAAGAACCTTGCATTCGAGGAAGTCTCGAATCCAAAAGCAGGAGCATCTGAGAGTGTGATGGTCGTATCTGTTGCGGATGCAACAGTGTACGTCCCTGAATTGATGCCATTTGGAATGGTCACCAAGTCGCCAGCTCTGGTGAGAGGACCCTCAAAGTCCTCACCAGTTCGAGGATTGAGAACTCCACCGTTTGGAATCGTCAGAACTCCGGAACCGTCTGTAGTTGAGAGCGTGGACCCAGACCTTCGAATCCAGAACACTCCCTCATCCCAGACAATCTGTGGAACGGCAGAAGGACTCCTTGAGCTGTAGTTCATTGAAGGAGGCATCGCCAGAGACACATTGTCAACGAAGTCTCCGCTCCCTACTCCAATCCGGAAGAACGTGGAGTCACGAATCACTACCTCATCAGCAAAGTCAGAGACGGAGGAGATGAAGAAGGCAACGTAGCTCGGAGTAATCTTCTTCAAGAATCCAGATACCAGACCAATCTCATCCAACGTGAACAGATTGTCATTCACGCGAACCCGAATAGAATGGAACTGCTGCAGCAATCTCGTCAAAGAGAAGTTTGTCGAGGGCAGTGGGTTCGAGACGTAATCTGATACTTCGACTCCCCTACTGAGAGCTGCAAACCTCTCGACAATGTCTCCTACCTTGTACTCAAGGCCCGTAGATGGATTGATATCCAGCCCGGCCAAATCTGAAGCTGGGTCAATTGGATATGTGTAGACTCTCAGAGTACCGAGCGCTTCTCCGACATTCGAAACGTCTTCAATGAGGAGTCTTCCGAGGATGGGGCTTCCATCGATTCCAAGACGGTAGTCTGTCTCGATTGAACGGATGATTCCTCGATGCTCTGAGAACGGAAGGCCAAGAAGGATTTGAGCCCCAAGACGGACCTTCTCCAACGCAGAACCCTTCAAGAACGCGTACATCAAACCCGAAACTGCTTGTCGGTAATTGATGTTCTCTGAAACTGCTTCGATGTCTTCTCTGGTCAATCCAACCAAGATACCGAAGTTGTTCTCGATGTTCTCGTTGTTATCGAAGAAAGTCACCTCTGCCCAGAAACGACTTGGGGCAGGTTCCTTTGCAGTAAAGGTTCCTGGAGTGAATCGAATGAAGTTTCCAGACCTCTTCCTCTTGATTCGAACCTTGGCAGTCACGAACCCAGTAGGAGGGTAAGTAGGGATAGCTCGGGTTAGCTTGAGTCTGGTTGGGCTTAGAACGGCTTGGACGTAGTACGTCCTTGCAAGCGTGATGGGCTCTACAATGACAATCTCATCACCAGGACGGATCCCACGGTCAATGAAGTCACCATCATCGACTTCGAACACATCGGACCCAGTCTGGAAGGTCATCTGGCCTTTGAAGGCGAACTGACCATCAACGATGTAGTCGATGTTTTCTCGAAGCGTAATGGGAGGAGCCGGGACCTCGTATTCCTTTCCGTTCTTCTGCTGGAAGAACTTCCCATCACGCTCTTGAACACGAGCTGGGACGATGAAGTTCTGAAGAACAGGAATGCTGCGAACAGTCTCATCAATTGGAATCAGACTGTTTCGTACAATGATGCGTGGCTTGATTCTGAAAGTCGGGTTTACCTGAATGTCAGAGTCAGGGGTGAGTCGCTGATTCCAGTACTTCCTCTTGAACAGACCAGAATTGATGGTGTCGATGTAGGTAGCGGCATCTCCAGAAAAGGAGACGGTGCCATCGGCATTCAATTTGACGCCATCGATGCCAAGGTCATTCGCCAGCTTCGTGAAGAAAGAACTTGGAATGGATGGAACTGTTCCGGGAACGACTGTTTCGTTTGAGAAGACGAAACCGAGACGCCCTCTATCCACTCCAATGACCTGACAAGGCAAGGAGCAGACCTTCTCCCCATCCATGACGACATCGAAAACAATCAAGTCACCGGGAGACACTCCCTCAGCTTCAAAGTCTTGAGTCGTAGAAATCAGAGTTGGAGGAGTTCTCCAAGACTGATTGGTAAGTCCGGACTGAAGAAGTGGCCTGTCGACTGTGATGATGACAGTTGGGACCCTTTGCCGAGAGTCGACAGAGGAGCGAAGGATTGTGTAACACTGGCCACCAATCAAAACGACTCTGCCTGGAGCGACTACACTGACATCTGAGGCAGAGTTGAGAGGAATCCCAATTGTGTCGGTCAGGAGCGCATCAGGCTGGTCGATTGAGAAACGAACTGGACGATAGACGTCTGCAGTGTACGTCGCACTCGTCGTCGCATTCGAGAAGCTTGGGGCGGCCTTCTCAACCGTGACAAACGACCCCGTCTTACTGAGGATTCGATAGAATCCTTTGTTGGGTCCCGCCTTGTAGTGGATGACGTCACCAGCTTGAACGTTCAGAATTCCAGCTGAGCCGTTACCCATGAAGAGAGGGAGAAGGTAGTCGAGAGGGGAGCCGTACTCAGACATGAGCTGAGCGTAGGGCTTTCCTCTTGCTCCATTCACACTCCACAACGTTGCGCCGGTTTCAAAGAGGAAGGCAACGTTTGTATCGACGCGGTCTGCAATCGGGCTCGATACACCGTCATTCCTTGCAATCTGGTACCCGTTCTTGTTCGTGTTCAACCCAGACAACGAGTAGGAGCGGTTGTTTGCTGGGTCGGAGCTCGACAAGAGTCTCAGCGTGTTGCCACCGACGTTCTGAAGAATCGACCCTTCTACTAGCACCAGATCATTCGAACCGAGAATGATGACGGAGCCGTTCAGTCCCAGGTTCAGGGTCGTTGCATCTGTTCCAGCGTAGTGAGACCCAAAGTAGAAATCGGGACCATTGACCAAGATCTCTCGTTCGGGCTCATACGAGAGCCACCTTCTCTGAAAGAAATCTTGAATGTCTCTGATGCTCTTGTTGAAGTCTACTTGGTACAACTTCAAAAGCTCTGCACCTGCGATTTGAATGAGTGCAGACCAGAGACTCTCGAAGAGTTCCTTGCCCTCTACTCCCTGCCACACATCTCTGATGTAGCTCCAAATCCACTTCCCATCTGGAACAATACCACGAGCATGTGGAACGAGAATCGAACGAATGCTTGAGACCGCCTGAGACTTGTCAGACGTGAACACCCCATTTGAAACTGTAAGACCAATCACATACTCGCCGACTACGTCAGGCGAGAATGAGACAACAGAACCATCTGGGTCGACGACCTTGAATCCCTCTCCAATGACTTTCGAGCCAATGGGGACAGAATCAAAGGACCATGTGTAGGTCAGGAGAGAGCTATCCGGATCCGTGCTCTTACGACCATCAATCTTGACGACAGAGCCAATGACACCGACTTCCGGGTCACAGACAGCGACCGCCTTTGGGAGACGAATCTCAGGAACTACTGAGGAGGTCTGAAGAGAGGTCAGGCTCATGGCGACTCGTTGAACTCAGAGAGAATGAACGCCTTTCCACCAAAGGCGTAACTAGGTACACCAGAGCTGAATTTCTGCCCAACTGCCACCTCATATCCGTTCGAGTGGCCCCATCGGAAGAACTTCCACTTTGTAGTACTTGAGCTCGGCAAAGTGAAGTGGTTGAAGTGACCGAAGGCAACCCCAGGCGTAGTTACGTCAAGGGGGAGGTCAAAGCCATCGGTTGCGTTTCTCCAAGGAATCGTAATCAGCGGCTCTGCCATGAACGACCCAGCCCACACACGAATGCTCTGGAAAGCTTGAACCACTACTCGGTATTGATTCAAGACAGTCCAATCGACCTCACTTGAGAACTTAATGCCGAGTGGAGTCTGGTTGAGGATGTCAGATTCGGAACCAGAGCCAGGCACCACTCCGATCTTCCTTCCACCAATTCCACAATCGAAGAAGGCCAAACGAAGTCTCTTGTTCCCAAGGAAGATACAAATTCCGGCGTCTACTGAAGTCGAGGGCGCGTTCACTCTTCCAAGGTCGTCGGTGTAGCCAACGACTTGCATCTTGAAGTCGATCTGAGCACTTCCAACATCTGTGAGAGATTGGTCCTTCTTATAGAATGCCTTGAAGGAGCTGTTGGAGAATTCACCCTTTGTAAGAGTGAACTCAGTTGGAGAGGCGGTCTCAATGTTGAGACCTGTTGTGTTGTACGTAAATCGAATCGAAGAAGGAAGCGCCACACTGTCTGGCTTGAGTGAGTCTTCAGAGTGCCAAGAAAGGAATCGACTCAGGTAGGTCAATGATGAAAGATTGAACTTCGATTCGTATGCGAGAGAAGAAGGATGCCCAAACTCGACTCTTCCTGTCGTGGAGCCCGAAAGAGGAAATGATGTCTGGCTTCCGAAGGAGTTTTGAATAGTCAGTGCCAGTTTCCCTGTTCCGATGGCTGTTGAAGCGAGCACTCCGATTCCAAGGAGGGAGCCTGTCCCAATGGTACGAATGGAGAAGAAAGAGCCTCTATCGACTGCTTCGATTTGCGATGGCCCCGACCCCGTCCAAACCGCATTCCCATTGAGTGCCGAAACGATTCCGGCGATGTCAGTCGGAGTTGAAGAGAAAGTATGAGAACGCGGGATCCAGGTAGTCCCACCATCTGTGGACACTTGGGTGTTCAGAGTGGTCCCTGTGAACGAGGTCAAAGGGAATGCTTGGGTAGTAGAGGAGATTTGTGCAGGAGCAGAAGTTGGTGCGGATACCACTTCAACGTCATCAATCTCCATCGACACCTTACCGCGTCTTCTATCAAGGAGCACGCGAAGCAGTTTTGGGCTTCGGAAATCATTCTCAAGAGCAGGAGTGAGGTACCCGGCCGTTGATGTAGCAAGTGCTGTGGAAGTCAGAAGACCCCAATTCCGCTCAGTGACCGTCTCAAGAGGAGCCACTTGGTAGAGGTTCAGTCCGTCATTGAAACCAAATCCACCACCAACCAAGTCTCCAATTCGAGAAATGCTCTCAGCAGAAACGAAAGCCTCCATCATGACCCCATCGGCACGCTCTTCAAGACGCGGCTCAGTTCTCTTGAACGTCATGTCGCCACCCGTGCTCTTTGAGAGCGAGAGGTGCTGAGGCTTGAGGAATGTCCCTGGTTGGTAGAAGAAACTGGAAGCCATTGGAAGACTTCCGGCCTCGAACCATCTTCCGACCTTCACATCTGTCGGCGATACAGAGTCCTTCGCACGGAACTGCAAAGGGAGGTCTGGAAGTGTCAGGACTTCTGAATCAGAGGTAGCGAGGCCATTTCTGATAGACGAACGAAAGTCTGGGAACAGGCCCCAGTCATCCAATTGAAGAATGTCTCCAGAGCGACCGATGTTTCCAAAGAACAGGGAAGCGGTCTCAGAAGTTCCCTCCCTTCCATTCGTAAACAACATAGATGGAAACTGACCGAGAGCTCCGACAAGAATAGAACCCTGGAACACCGGGAGCGTACTGGAGGCGATTCGAGTCCAGAGCTCGGCTCGGAAAGGATTTACGAATGTGTTGAAGCGGATGAAGAGCTCAAGAACAGAGTCGTTCGCAAGACCCATCCATCCTTGAGAACCTCCAGTAACGGGGTCGAGGTCCTGAGCGATCTCCGTCTGACCAGGTCTTGCTGTACTGTACGACTGAAGAGGGCCTCCAAATACAATCGAGCCACCGGATCCATTGTCACGCAGAAATGCGTAAGCAGCCGTATTGAAAGTCCCATGCTCAAGACCGAAATACATCCCAACCATGTTGGTCAGAGAGCACCAATCTGGATTGTAGGTTGTCCAAGCCGACTTCTTTCGAAACTTGAAGTAGCCAAGAATCGAGGCACCTTGCTGAATCGGAAACTTCAGCCGGTAGATACCCTCCTCAAAGAGAGAGTTGGTCGTCTTCGTGAGAACGACGCTCCCAGACGAGAGAGACTTCGTCACTGACCCAGAGACAGGAGCACGGTTCTCTGACGTCGAGAAAGATGTCTCAACACCAATACGCTCTGAAGTGGTATCGTTCTCGGGGAGCACTCCGTGGTTCTGAATGTTGGAGAACCCAGAATCAACTTGTACGGAAGCCAGTTGAACGTTTTGAGTTTCGGACTTAAGTCCGAGATGAAACAACTGTCCAGGACGGACAGGCGAGGAAACATCACCAGGAACTGTGTTCACGAGTCTCAGAGCCACGGAATTCCTCAGGAGAGAGCAATGGGTGTTTTCAAGGAAATGAAATCAGAAGATGTTTGGAAGGCAGTTGAGGGTCATGAGGACGTTATCACTCCTGAGCTCAAAAAGGAGGAGGCCTTCTTTAGGAATCAGGTATGCCCTCTATGTCGAAGCTCCAATCATCAGTCTTTCGTAAATCCGTCGACACCATTTGCCCCTGGTGCTGTGCTGCCGAGCAAGTTCTTGAGATGTCTTGCTTGCTCGGCAGAGTTCGACCCTTACAGTCGAATGATTACAAAAGCACCTACTGACGAACGAGGTTGATTCGTTCACCAGAAGGAAGAGGGTCCTGGCCAGAGACGTCAGGACCTGGAATAAAGTATGAGACCCGTGCAGTTCCATCGTAAGGAACCTGAGTCTCAACGCCTCCAAGCTGGTTCGAGCTGAACTCCAACCAGACCCTACGACCCCAATCGTGGAGAACTGTCACGACGCTCGTTGGGGTAATCGGGTTTCCGCCTCTCTTGGCAATGATGTCTTGAATCTCTGAGACGTCGACGGCAGTCTCGATTGGGAGGTTGTCGAGGTATGTGATGACGTCAGAGGCAACGACACTCGGTGCGCTCCCTCCAACATAGGTAGCGTCGTATGAGACGTACGTTGGCAAGAAGTGACGAACGAGAATGTTTGCCGAACTAATCCGGTCCTGTCCTGAGTTGGCAAACTCCTGGATCCTTCGAACCAAGTCAGACTGCTCGTACGTGACTTGAAGAGAGGAGCCGACAAGGTTCAAGAAGTTCTCGGCACTGTCTGTACTTCCAGTGGGGAGGATCTGAGGAGAGATCTCGATGAAGCCCTCTTCCTTCATCGAGTAGGTCAACGTCCTGTCATCTACCTTGTGACGATATCCGACGCTGGAGAAGGACTCAGGAGCAATTTCAAGATAGGAACCGTCCGACAAATTCGAAGACTCTTGAGGGTTCAGAGAGACGACTTCTGTATCGAAGAAGACGGTAGGCCCAAAGGTGTTCTGCTCCATCTCAGATGGAGTAACTCGTCGAACGTCTCTTCTGTAGATGCGGAAAGGCTGCTTCAGTCCCTTCCTCAAGACTGCCCCCAAGGGGATTGCTGCCCTGGAGATGGAGAGGTCTGTGTACGTGATGGAGGAAAGAGCATGCTCTTTCACAACCGACTCGTACATCCTGAAGGGACGGGCTGCGTAGTTCTCCGTACCGCTCAGCAAAGCGGTCGGTGCAGTTGCAGGAGCCTCTGTGATGAGGAAGTTCGCATCTGACTCAGTCTTCAGTGTCGGACTTCCAGGGAAGTTTGACGTTCTAGAGATGACGGCAGTACCAAGGACAGGCGCAGAGGTGATTTGGTACGAGCCTTGGAACGGGTACGGAAGACCGAAGACGGAAATGTACTTATTGACGTACGGAGTGAAGTCAGTTCCTGTCGAGATGAGTACGTTGTTTGTTCCGTTGTGTCCCCACTGATTCAGGGTTCCCTGGAGAAGAATAGTCGGAGTGGATTCAGTCATTGCTTGGTCGAGAATCAAGTTTCGACCATCCACATACTTCACAACACGGTAGCTTCCCTTGTCGGTTCCCTCTTCGATGAAGAAGAGATTCCCAACCATGTCTGCATTGAAGATGTTTCCTGCAGAGGTTGGGGCAGTTACTTGGTTGGACCCAGCGATAGTCTGAACGACAGACTGTCTTGCGTAGGTGGTTCCGTGGAAGAAAACCTCTTCGTGCGTGGAGAGGATATCACCATCCCGTACTCCAAGACTGAAGATGGACACTCTTCCTGGATCTGTGAACGAGACAATGAGACCTTGAGTCAGCGCTCCGGCGACCGTAGCAGAACCTGGAGCTCCGTTATCGTCTGTGATGATTTCACCGACAACGAATTCTCCCTCAACATTCGCAAGACCGAGCGTACCTGTAAGACCCAGGTCCAGGTCACTGAGAATTGTCGCTGTTGCGCCGCTCGTTGCGCCAGTGAGTTTCCTACCAACAGTGAAGTTTGCAGTTTGGGTGGAGTAAGTGAGTGCTCCACTCAAATCCAAGTCACGAGGAAGGTCCTTTGGATCCGTGTCGCTGACCAGTCGAGGAGGGACGATCTCCTGCTGACGATACCGATTGGGGTCAGGTCGAAACTTCACCAACTCCCCGGACTCTGTCTTGTAGATGAACTCAGTTGACTGACTGTCTCCTGTTCTCTGCTCAAGAACAGTTGGAGACATCATATATGTTCTGAGAACTCCACGAGCCGGGTCTCCCCACTCATAGTCACAGAATGCCAATGAGTCGATTGCGGTTTGGAGTGTTGGAGCAGAAGGAACAGCGGTCACTCCCAGAGTGGTAAGAGCAGAGTTGAGCTTCGTACCAAGTGAGTTGTGAAGATTCTGGAAGAACGATGGGTAAGAGATGGCTCCCGTGATTGGAAACTCGGTTACCGAGGCACCACCGCCCACGTCGTTCAAGAAGTCGAACAACTGGCCATACACATCAACCGGGAACTTCCCGTAGATCTTGATGAAGTAGGTCCAGACTGTACGGGTTGGAGAAGCAAGCCTGTGCTTGAACTTCACAACTTCTTTGATGAGGTAACTTCCCTTGTTTGGGCCATTCTTGATGGTCAGACACTCACCAGGACGTGGATCGATTGGAGGGAAGTTCTCGGCGTCATCTGAGACTTCTGACACAGAGACGAAGTAGCTGGCCGGGTCAAAGGCATCTCCATTCCCTGCCCCATCTCCACGGAAATCGAGCTCCGAGTAGGTTGCGTCTGGGAACAGCATCGGGAAGTACCAACCGATTGCTGTGTCGAATCCAAGAGAGTACCTACGGTCTCCGGACGGGGCCGCTACTGGACCAAGTGACAGGTAAGTGGTCAGAGTGGAAGTAAGGCTTGGCAAAACAAAGCCACTCACCCTCTGAGAACCACCACGAACACGCGCAGAGGTGAAGGCCTTCGTCGGAACAACTCCAACAGGGTCAGCGAGTGGGATTTGAATTCCAGTAGACTGACTTGAGGAGTCGAGAAGCAGCAGCTCTTTGATACGAACAAGAGGACGCTCTACAGGTTCGAGAGCAGAGAAGATCTCATACTCAAGACCTGTGAGAGAGGCAGAGGCAGGTCTATCGAGCAACAGTCCCTGTCCTCCCAACACAGGATCAAACCCAGTGATGGTGTAGTCTCCAGCAAGGATGCCAGTCTTGACGCGAAGGATGTCACCGACTGCAGCTCCAAAACCAATCACATCATTCGACAGCAACTGGAAGAGGTTCGAACCGATGACTGTTTGAAGATCATTGGCGAGGATTCCTCCGAAGGGGAACTTCGGAATCTTTGGTTCGAAAGGATCGACTTTGATCTTTCGAATGATCCGATACCTCAAATTGCTCTGGGAGTTGGCCAGATTTGAAGTGAGATACAGATTGGAGGAAGTGACCTTCATGATGACATACACACCAATGTCATCACCTGTCTCAACGCTGAGAAGGTCTCCGGGCAGAATTCCAACTGCTTGGAAATCAATCGAAGGAGTTCCAGGGTCTGCAACCTTGTTCTTCTCAGTCGTAAGCCCGAACGTCTGAAGAGTCAGACGTTCAACAAAAGACCCTGAATCTGACAATCCCTCAAAGACAGAAGTCGAAGCAGGCTGGAGGATTGGGCGAATGTAGAAGTCAGTGTGGCCAAAAACGTGAACCTCTCCAGACGGAACAGAGAAGTTCGATTGACCAATCGAGGGCAGAGAGGAGATCTGAACGGTCCCAGGACGTGTGAACCCACCCTCGAACCCGTACCCATCGGCTACAACAACTCCTGAAGGGAACTCTCCAGAGAATCGAACCAAGTACGTCATCTGAAAGGTAGTTCCGCTCGGAACAGGGCCGACGAGAACTTCCTCAACAGTCAGCCGAACGAGCCGAGTTGTCTGAAGAAGAGCTGGGTAGGTTGCAGTGTCGAGATACAAGTACAGAACATCTCCAGCTTTAGGAGCTTCCGCCTCTGGTCCCTCAATCGTTCTTGCCTGAACGAGGGCCAGCTTCTTCCAGATCGTCACACGTCCCGTAATCCACTGGTGTCCAGGAGATGATGCGACGAGAATGTCTCGCTGCATTTCCGGGTCTTCAGAACCGATGACTTGAACCGCTCGAAGCTCTGTTTGGAACACATCGTTCAAACGAGCGGTTGCTCCTCTTCTTGTGTTGAGGGACCTCTCGTTGAGAGCCTGTCGTGCCTGAGCAACGAAGGTCGTTGTGTCGACTCTTGCAGAACCATTCCTGAACTTCTGAAGGTTCCCAACTCGAATCACACCAAACAGACCATCAACCCCTGTGAGTTGGTTGACGTCAATGTTGTAGTCGACTCCCTCGCTCTCTGCCTTCAAAGCAACATCAAAGAAGTACTGAGACCCAGAACGATTGAAGGCCATCTCCTCAGCAGTGATGGAGACTGGATTTGTTGGGAAGAAGCCGAGCCCAGAGGCAGTGAAGAAACGGGTCGTAATCTCAACCTGAATATTGGTTGGGTTAGAAAAGTACAAACGACCGGTTCCCGTCGAGAATGAGCCTGCGTCTCTCTCATCGAAGACGTTTGCAACCAATGCATCAGCGTCATCATCAGAAAGAACAGAGGGGTCTTTGAGTGATTGATTCCTCTTGATGGACTGCGTCTCTCTCTGGAACGGAGTGAGGAGCAGGATGAGAGGCTTGACGAACGTGTCTCGAATGACGCCTGGATCAGTCGCAATGAGGTCTGGAAACTCCTGAGCAAACCGGTCGGTGATGAAACTATCGATATCCGTCTCGAACGGATCCGTCCCGAGGTACGTCATCACTGGCTCGATGAATTGAATCTGAGCCGGTGACCCGGAATCCAAGTCAATCGTTGGATCGAGGGCGCGGAGACGGTCCTCAAGGAAGGTCTTCAAATCGGTAGTGGCCATGGTTAGCTCAAGGAGACTTCTGCAGACTGATTGATGAGATTCTTCAGACGCACTGTGGCAGACAGAGTACCAGTTGCGTCATCAAAAGAAAGAGATTCAAGGTCAGAGGAAAGGAGCTTCTCCTCTGGCGGGATGTTCTTCCTAGAAGCCTGCAATCGAAGAATCTCCGTCTCAGTTCTCTCGATTGCAACAGTGAGGTCAGCAGCTGCTGATGAGTGTCTTCTGTCTGTCCTGGAGCCAATGATAGCTGCAGCCCCACCACCGCTCGACGGAGTGAAGACGTCAGAACCTGGAGTGGTCAAGAACACCATCATCCAAGCCTGAACAAGTCTATCGATTCCCGAGACGGGTTTGAGCGGTTTCATGAGCTCAAGAACGACAGCCGCGCTCTTGTTCAGGATGGAAACCCCGGCGTACGCCTTGAAGTCAATCAGGTCCTTCCCGACCTGACTCGAAGGAATTCGAACTACCAATCGAGAGTCAGACGAAACAAAGAACTCATTCGCCGTAACGCCGTTGTAGAGAATCTCAGATACAGAGTTCAGCTTTGAACCGACGACGACAATCGAAGGAGGGTTGAACCCACGGATGGGTGCAATGGAGTAGATATCCAAGAGAGTCTTCGCCTGTACGATTCGAAAGTCTTTCATGTCGATGTACCCGAAGAATCCGTCTCAAAGATGCCAAGCTTCTGAAGCTTCGCTGGGTCTGTCCCAGCATCTTTCACAGCCTTTACTACGTCCGTGACTTCCTTCTCCAGGGCGTCCAAGGAGTCAATGAAGGAGATACGACTCCCAACACTGCTTCCCTTTGAATCAAGGAGAGCTCGCTCCTCCCCTTTCTTCAATCGAGCCACCTGCTCCTGAATCATGTGGTCGAGGGTCAAGGAGGCAGAGGCTTTGTTTACCTCAACACTTCGAATGAGGCTATAGGCCGAATGAAGAACTCGTCTCAAGTCGCTCATAGGCCTGTATTCTCCTGTGATGAGGTTCCTTCGACTTCTTCATCCAGAGCTCGGTTCGGGACCTTGATATCAGACTGAGCGAAGGTAGACGAGGCTTTCAGGAATGAGCCGCCATATGAGGCCGTCTCAAAATCAGAATCCAGAGCCTCTTGAATCTGACACCTCAAAAACAGATCGAGTGCTTTGTCGAACTTACGCTCCTCCAAGGAAGCAACAATTCCAGAAACAACCTCCCTTTCTGAAGTTGCCGAGCGAGGGTCGAGAACTGGAACAGCATCGATGAGAGCTAGAAGCGACTGAAGAGAGGTCTCAAGGGATTCGAGAAAACTTAGAGAAACATCTCTCTGTGACTGAGGAGCGCCTGCTCGAAGGCTTGAGATTGATGAATCCAAGGAATCGAGGTTCACCGCGAAAGGTTGCCGCGCGAACGAGGTTACGAACCCACCCAGCGCGGCGCTGAAGTTTTGGAAAAGCAGATAAAGCGCACTCTGGATGGTAATCGCGCCTCGCGCGGTTTCGAGAGGGATAGATACCTGGATGCGGTCGTTGGTAATAGAAACGACGGTAGCCTGGCTATTCGAGAATTCTACCCTATCTCCGATATCGACAATCCCGATCGGATTGATTGGGTCGGTAGAAACTCCAAACACTGTCCCAAACAATCTCAAACTATCTGACGCAGCCCTTGAAGTCCCAGTCAGTCCAAGGACTGCAGGAGCTCCAACGGTCAAGAAAGTTCCGACCGAGGTAGAGAGAGTCGTAAGCGTTACACCCGTCTCAGTGGTCTTTGCAGAGATGAGAGAAGGGAACTGCAATGCAAATCCATCTCGAACCATCTGGGCACTCGTTGACCCAGAACGACCGACACCACTCAGACCGAGTACAGAGATAGGAACTCTGATTTCGTAGTTTGCAGGAGGTGGTGATGGGTTCGTTACGAGAGTACTTGTTGCCTCGGAGACCGTCAGAATCGATGCAGTCGGATGACTGATCATGATCCTGTTGGACGCAGAAGAAATGTAGAAGTCTGCCCTCAGTGTCGAGGCAGGAGCGGGAGCAGCCGCCGCAAGCGAGTTGAAGTTCGAGATGACAGAGGCAAGGGTTACAAAGCCAGATGTAAGAGGACCAATCTTGAACTCAGTCCCATCAATCTGACCAACGATGTAGTAGTTTGCAGGAACCGAGAGACCCAGCATGTCGATCGGACTGACAACTGCAGCTCGATTCAAGAAGTCGAAGTTTGACTGTGGGAAGAATGTCGCCGTCTGTGTGGTGCCGTTTACGTTAACGGAGACGACCGGTGAAGCGCTGAAAACGAACGGACCGCTTACAGATGTTCGAGAAGCAGCAGCCGGGTCAGACTCAGCTTGAATAGAGTAGCCGGTTGGTGAGTTCGCGCTGACGACAGGAGTTGAGAGGGATGGCAGGTCTCCAATAACCTTGAGAGCTGACCTATTCGTAATCAGACGAACAGCCATGTCTCTTGAGGCTGGAAGCGAACCAGCTGCCTCAATGTCAGAGATGAGTGACTCGATATCAGCTCGTGCTCTTGCGGCGGTTGTAAGACCGATGATGGTCGAGAGAGGGGACTCCAGGAAGTTCTCTACGCCAACTGCCAATGCGTAGAGACGATTGATGAGCTCAGTATGGACCTCTTTCAGAGATGCAAAGGAGGTCACAATGTCAGAAGCAGCTTCCGTTCCCGGACGTGTGAGCTCTGTCGCTCTCGGCCGCCTCAGGCTCTTTCCGAGACTCTTCGACAAGAACTCAGAGATGGATGAGTCAAATTTCTTGAACTGATTGCTGCTTACGGAGACTTTGCTAAGTTGCTCGATTTGAAGAAGAGCTTGGCGTGCTTGGCTCAGTGATGTCGTGTCTTTGACACTGAATACAACGTTACTGAGGTCCCGGATGGCTGTCCGGAGCTCAGAGATGTTTGAGAGCTCTGTCTGGACTGACTGCCTGAGACCGTTCTTTGCCAGGAGGGCAAACAGAAGAACGGCTCTTGGCTGAAGCATCAAGTTGAGTGCAATGCTTTCGAAGAGCGCAATAGCTTCTTCTTCAGGAGAAAGAGCTCCTTGTCGACGAGCCTCTGCCACTCTTCTCGATAGAAGAGATGTTGCTTGCTCGGTTGTCGACTTCATCGTCATTAGAAGTCCTCATCAAAGTCCGTCGGAATCATCCCACGCCTCTTCCCGATTCTATCTTGCTCATCTCCGAGAGGTCGTCGATCGAGATGCTCCATCTTCATCACATCTTCTTTGGTCAGACCTGAAGCCCAATCCCTGATTGGGTCTGGATTCAAACCAAGCATTGCACAAATGTTCTCGAAAGAATTGAAGAGAAAGCTCTTTTCGAAGAGCCATTTGTGAGCATTGTCCGCATACTTACGGAGCGCGAGCCGATTGTCGTTTTTGTATGAGGCAAGGTCAAAGGCCGCTCGAACAATGACACGCATCCAGAGCGCTTTCGGACCGGAGTACCTGTCATCAACTCTGGCGTCTCCCCTGACTTTAGGGGAAAGGCACGACTGAGCTGAAAGCCACTCAACGAAGGCATCTTCGACAAAGACCTCTGCCCTGGTAAGGGCTTTCAACTCTCTCATGATTCCCCTCAAGAAACGGTGACAACCAAAGGAACAAACGTAATGGAGTACGCAGGAACTCGTGCTGGGGTCATGTTCGGTCGAACAGAGACGGTCACTTCCAGGGTCCCTGCCTGCTTACCGGTGATGACGACGTTTCCATTTGCAGAATCGTAGGACACATCTCCAACATCGGAGTCTGAGTTCGTGAATTCGATGATATGCCCGAGCTCTTTTGAGTAGCCGTAGAAGTTTGAAAAGAGCAGTTCAAAGCTCACGTTTGCAGTGGCCCCAACAGTCAAGGCAACCGCATTGTACGGAGCATCGACACTATCCCACGTTAGTGTCACGGGCTGAGGATGGATGAGGTCGATCAAGTTTACGGAGGACCTGTCTGGGACTGATACGCACCAGGGGACATCCTCCTCACCAGCAAAGGAGATGTAGAACTGACCGAGGCGAATCAGGTCAACACTGATGCGGCCGTTTTGGTCTGTCTTCGCTTCAATCGTTTGAGACGCCACCATCTTCCCGTCCAGGACTTTCGGAACTTGAAATCCAGAGAGGAGAGTCGGGGGAGTTGGTGAGTACGATGAAGCAGGAGTGAGAGAGCCTACGTCTTGAATGGCTGTGATTCTGAGAAGATTGCCAACAAGAGGCAGTCCTCTGAAATCGACGAACTGCCCAGTACATCGACAGAGACGTGGGTCAGTAGCAACTGGAAGGGTTGTCAGAGTCCCTGAGACGTCGAATACATTTGATTGGGGAGGCGTGATGGGTTCGATGACTGCGATTCTCTGCGGGTTCGAGAACAAGACTCCAGCCTTGAAGAATCGAACTTCGTAATTTGTCCCAGGAGACACACTCCCAGGAAGAAGGAAGGCAGCCTGTCCGAGAGCGTCAGTAGTCCCACTTGCGACCAAAACAAGAGTCGTCGCATCATAAACATTGACGACGACACCCTCGATAGGACGTGAGGGCGCTTGGGTGTCCTTGACGAAGATGTCAACACTGATGGCCATTAGATGTTCCTTCTAATCAAGTAGGGAGGAACTGACTGGACGGTGAACGGGTCAGAGGCCACCGACAGAACCGACAAAAGGTCGAAGCTCGCAGTGTTCGGAACGATAAACTCTCTCACGAAGGAGGTTCCTTCGATTGCCACTCGAACCTTCGCGCCCCGAACCAGGGTAAACTGAATGAATCCGTCCACCCCACTCTCAAAGATGAGAGGTTGGTGATTTGTGACAGCGTATCCGCTGAGAGCTGAGGGTGGTTGGTCGGCAACTACAATGACCTTGGTCTTGACCGGCTGACCGTTCAAACCGATGAAGGTCGTTGAGCAGACAGAGACCTGTCCAGAGCCAACGAGAGGAACCTCAGAACCGAAGACATAAGAAGAGAACTCGGAGAGAGGGTCTACTCCGTTGGCTGAGAACCTCCACCTGTATCGAGCAGAGGTGAGTCCTGATACATCCGAGTACAGGTAGGAAAGAGTGGAAGGAGTCAGAGTGATTCTTGGGTCCTTTCCAAACACCTTCACAACGGGGAACCCAAGGTCTGCCCCATCCGAGTAGGTAACCTCAACGCTCGAAGCACGACCCGTGGAGGAGGAAGAGAGACGAACCTTGTTTGAGACGAGAGTCGCAACGCCAGGAGCGACTTCATTGATTCGGTCTACGACCTGCTGCGCAGTCCAGTAATCGACAAGAGGGCTAAACGAGACAGATACCTCTGACCCGCCGTTGATGATGAACTTGAGGAGCTTCCCGCCCTGTCTAAACGTCGTTTGAGCGGCGAATGACTCCAGGTAGGCCGCCTGAGCAGAAGAGGCCGTGAGTTCCTGGTAAGTGTCCCCACTGTCAATCGACTGCCACACCTCGATTCGGGTGTAGCCCAAGCCGATGAGGCTATCGTTATTGGCGACCAGAATCGAGAGTTGAACAGTCATCGTTTTCTCACTTCTTCAGTTTCGTTGGAGGAACGCTGTCCTTCAACTTCTTTGAAGTTGAAGAGTAGGTCTCATGTACTTCTTTGTTCTTCTCGATCTCTTGGTCGAGTTGCTCCATGCAGATCTTGAATTCGCCTGTCGATGACCTCTTCTCTTTGGGCTCCTCAACAACAGGCGTTTCCTTCTTTTTGAAGAAAAACATAGCTATCCTTTCTTCGACTGCTGGGTGGACGACAGGTACGACCCAAGTCGTTCAAGAAGGATGTTGGTCTCTGCTGTTGTTGAGGTATTCGTCGAGATGACCTTCACGAGCCGCTCGGAGATCTCCTTCAGGTCATTCACTCGCTTCTCATTGACCTGATTCAGACTCTCTTGCATCTTCGCTCTCTCGGTGTCGGCTGCAGCTTGAATCTTGTGGCTGTGACGCCAAACGTAGACAATCCCAACAAGAGGGCTCAGCATGATGAGTCCGACCACGCCGTACGACTTCACAATGAGTTGAACGAGCTCTTCCATTATGAATCCCTCAGGTAAGAAGCCAAATCTGCGTTTGCTACAGAGGCAACGACCTTGACCCCAATCTTCTGAATACCCGCTCCGCCAGTTCTTCCACTCAGAACAGCTTCAAGGACCTTCACTTCATTCTCTGCTCTCTTCCTCTCAGCAGAGATGTAGTCCTTGGCTGTCTGCTCAAGGTCAGCAAGACGGCTTTGACGAGACATGGCTTACTCCAAATGAGGTTTCATCTTCCGAAAGATGGAAGACTTGAGCTTTGAAACTTTGGAGCTGTCCATCTTGAGCTGCTTTGCAATCTCCCCAGGCTTCAGAGAAGGCTTTCCAAAGAGGCCAAAGGTGTACTCGTGAACAGCCCTCTCCTCTGGAGTGAGCTGGTGATAGATGAGATGAATCACTTCCTGGTCTCTTGAGGATAGGAAGGCAGCCGGAGAGGCATCCATAGAGCCAGAGGCAATCAAGCCCTTTCTCTGGTCCTTGGAGAGGCGCTTAATCTCCTTCATCGAGAACCCTGTGTGTTCTGCCAGGGTGTGTGCGTCTGGTTCGAAGCCAAGCCTCTCGGTGAGCTCCGCTTTGGCGGAATTGAACTTACCAATCTTGGCAGCAATCGGTTCTGTAATTCGAGCTACATTCTGATGTGTCTGGATGAACCGATTGGCCTTCTTCAGGTAGTTCTGAACCCAAGTTCCGAGCTGAGTACCCTTGTCAGGGTCGTACCTGTGGAGAGCCTCTACCGCTAGTCTCTTGTGTTCAAAGTCGATGGCCGCGTTTGGGATCTCAACATTGTTCTTGTAGATGCGAGCTCTGTTCTCAATCAGAGGCTGCATCGACTTCAACAACGGCTCAAGATGCTCAGGCTTCTTACCGCCTGTATTCCATGTCTTCCAGAGTTCGAGCTCGGTGTGCTTCTTCGCACCGAGTTCCTTCTTCTTCTCGTCCTTCGTCTTCTCGAACTTGAAGACAGGAATAGGCTTCGGGCTGGGCACACGATTCGCCGCCGAGATCTTCTCAAGGACCCACTGAATGGCCTCTGAATTTTCGGTGGCAGAGTTCATGTGATTACTTTGAAGCTCCTGAGAGGATGTTGCTATCTCCAGAAGGACCTGAGGTGGGTGCTGTCGTTGGCTTCTTCAATGAGATAGCCGGACGAGCCACACTTCCAGACCTTCCGGCTACCTTCAGCAACTCTGGAAATCTCCTCTGAGCCTCTGTGAGGTGAGCGCCCGACTCGAAGAAGTGGTGAACGTTGTAGGCGATTTTGATTTTCTCAAAACGCTCAAACTCCTGCTCACTGGCGGACGCCATCTTCAACAAGTTATCGGCCATCGTCTGAGCACCGGGTGCTTGGACAAAGAGCTTGTTCATCAAGTCCTGGTCACGCTTACGGCTTTGAGGAACGTTCTCAAACAGCGCATTCGTATCCCTTCGAGTGTCCTCTCGGGTCAAACGAACGTACTTCATGAAGTTCAGTTCTTCTTCGCCGAGGTTACCGACTGCTTCTTTGTTCTTACTCATTTTGGGCCCACCTTTGGGAGAAGCCCCTTTCGACCAATCTTGGGGGCAAGTTGATGAATGCTCTTTGACTTGCTGGCCATCCCCAAGAACTGAGATGGGGTCTTTCCAACCAAGGCCGCTGTCTTCTTCAATGACTCTCGATATGCCTTGCGTCTCTTTTCCTTCTCAGTCTGTGCTTTGTGCCAGCCAAAGCCACCAAGCGCACCTACGAGGGTTCCGACAGTCTTTCTACGAGGGGAGGCTCCCTGAGACGTAGACAGGGAAAGGTCCGCCAGCGTCCTACCAACGACAGAGCCCGTCAACATCGGAGCCCCGACATCGACTGCCTTCTCGCTGAGCGGCTTCTTCCTCTCAGCTGTCTTGAAGAAGATGGAAAGGGATTCCATGATTACATCCCCTGCTGACGACGGACCTCTCGGCCCATTCTCCAGTCATCCTTGGCCTTCTTGAGCTGGTCTCCGGCAAGAGCGCCAGTCGCAAGGAGTGCCAGAGCCTTACCCTTGCCCTTGAGCAAGGACTTGCTCTCCCCAGAGCTCATCTTTGACATCGTCGCCTTCTTCACCAACTTCTTCTTGGCCAACAGTGTGGAAGCCTTGAAGGGGCGAACGCCGCTTCGAGAGAATCCAGCAATCTTCTCCAGCTCATCATTGAAACCACGACGAAGTGCGGTCAGCTCAGTATCTGTCATGTTCATGGGGGTCCTCACGGGTGTCATCCGAATCTACAAGGTCAAACTTCCAGTGCCAATGGAGCTTAGCCCCTCAAACCTGGACCTCCTGAAAGGGCTTCGACGTATGCTCGGACTTGATCCAATTTCTCTTTCCGAACGTCGTATCCAGGAGGGATTGGGGACTTGTCTCCTGTGTTGTTGATTCTTGGGAGCAATTTATCCGGTTCTTGGAGAAGTCCTGCGAGCTTACCCTGATCGATAGCCTTTTCGTCAATTGCAAGACTATGGAATCCGGGCTTTCCTTTCGTAACCGTCGGAACTCCCTTTCCATCGTACGAGATGTCGAGGTCGGAGGTTCCAAAGATGTCTGCCATCGTTGCAATCGGTCGGTAGGTGAACGACCTCACAAACTGATCGATGTCTTTTCCTTGAGACCTCACCATCCCGTAAAAGTAGGCGACAACATTCACAGCACGTTCAATCGACAGCTTGGAGATGTTGTCCTGCCTGGTCGCGAGGGTTGCTTGAATTTCTTCGAACTTTGTCTTTGCATCGAACACATCCCCTTCAGGAGATTCGGAAGCTGAGACGATTTGTTCAGCCAACCCAGAGAAGGCGAGCTCATCAATGATTGAGGTTGTCCCGAAGAAAGGACGATAGATTTCTTCCCCAATCTTTGCGTTTGCATACTTTGGAGAGAACCAAGTCGGACGAATGACTTCTTCAACAGGCACTTGCTGAGTCACAGTAATATTGACGTCCTCGTGTACGATGACAGAGCGAAACACCTGCTTCCCTGCATACGTACCAGTCTTCACTGTCACAAGGTCTGGTGATACGACCTCGATGCCGACGATGGTCCCAGAGGCACCGAACAGGGCCTTTGACCCGGTCGTGATTGTGATGCCAGGTCCTTTTGGAATCGAGACAGTCCTCTGAACTCCAGCGATTCGACCATTTGGGTCGACTAGATTGTTATCTTGGGATTCAGTTGTCTGTGAAGTCTGAGGAATCTCTTTTGTCAAAGTTGTGGAAGGAACTGACGGATTGGCGGAGTTCCTTCGGTACGATGCCTTCGCAGTCGTCTTCTGTGACTTCACTTTAGAGGTCTTCGCTGTCTTGACCTGTGGGGTCATTCCAACGAGAGCGGCCAACAGGCTGTCTCTGGACGAAGCATTGGCCTGTGCGAGTGCTGAATCAGATGTGATAGCAACTCGAATTCGACGAGTCTTCTTTCCAGTGTTCTCGGAGAAGATTCCTACGAACTCATCATCCGACCCAAGGTGACGTCGAGCATGGTGCATCTCGACAGTGGTTGTTCCACCATTCTGGTCGATGGTGTGACTGACAGCCCCAATCATTCCCAACAACTGGTACGGCGCTCCAAGTAGGCTCTTATCCGTTCCATTCCTTTGAACCAGGTCGAGGACCTTCTTGTCTGTGGAGTCAATCGTATCCGATTCTTGAACCTGTAGGGCGGTGCGAAGAACAGATTCCTTCGGCATGAACGGCTTGAGAATGACAACGCCTGGGAATCCGCACACGATGAACGGATTCAACTTCCCGGCAATGGCTACTTTCCTTGGACCGAATCGGTACTTGAAGAAGTGGAACAGAGCGGCTCGATTGAGCCAGCTAAGGCGAGCGCCTCTGACTTTATCTCCCTCTGCTCCGGTCTTCTTGTCTACGGTTGCTGTATTTGCAAGCCACTCTGTTCTTGGAATAATCCCAGTATGCCTCTCATGAGGCATGAGGACTCTATAGCCACCAACTCCGGCTTGTTTTTGGATCTTCTCCATGTCTAGGCCGATGCTCGGGGCCATCACTACGCCACGACCAAACTGGTCCCTTCCGGTAAGAGTGTCATATGCTTGAGTGAGTGACCTGGTCACCTCACTCAAATACATTCTGTCAAAAGATACCTGAGTAAAGTGCTCAGGGAAGATGACGTTGCAACGTGGAGCTGGCGCGAAGAAACAGTCCGGGCGGATGATTTGAGAGCGGAGCCTGGCCGATGAGGAAGTCGACTGAACACCAGTCTTGAACGTTACCTTTGGCTGATCTGGGGATGCGATTGCATTGAGTGCTTTTTGGATGGAGATGATAGAGTCGTTCACGGACCTCGTGAAGTTGTTTACAGAAGGATTTTGGTAGGAGAGATCAGCCGCTAGGTTTTGCAGAACATACTTGGCCTGCTCAACAAAAGACGAGATTGTCTTTGCGATAGAACCCACGGCGTTCAACTTCAGAACAACTCCGCCAAGCTCATCAGACGTCTGCGTTGCAAATCGAATGATTGGAGTCTTGTTAGAGAAGTCAAAGTCCAACGCACTCAGGCACCTATTCTTGATGGTTGAGAGAGTGGCCGCTGCGGCTTTAACATTCGGATTTTGAGAGAGCTCTGTAGTTGCGTATGTCCCCGTCTCGGTTCCCTCGATTGTTGCGTCGTACTTGGCTGCGGGGTTCGGAACAACATCATAGTAAATATACTTACAGAGCAAGTTCAACATGTCTCTGAAGGTTACTTGTTGACCGATGTTCTGAAGACCATTTCGAAGCCACTCGTTGAATACCGTCCCTGAGAACAGTCTCGATGCGGAGCTGTCGTTCTCTTCGGCTACAATTTGAGAGAGGAGTCGAGTTCTGAGTTCTGCAACGGTAAAGAAATCATTGACTCCTTTATGATGTGTTGGAACTCCTCCCATTGCTTCCAACATGACGATAATGCCACCAGCGAGACCAGACACATTTTGAAGCCCAGGTGTTTTTGGTGTCTGATTCAGCCACTTGGTGATGACATTACCCTGCTGATTGACAATGTCATCGAAGAGAGAGGCGTTCGAACCGTAGACTGCTGACTGGTTGTAGAACGCGTTTCCGTTCGGGCCGTACTCAATTGCAGTAGCGTGACAGGCGTCCCAATAACTGGAGAAATCGAGACATTGCAGAACGAGGCTTCTCTGACTCGAACTCTGTCCAAACGCAAATCCAATGACTTCTCCACAGAAGAGGAGATGGTACTTCAGTCTATCTTCTGTCTCAGGAATTCCCCGTTGCTTAGCGAGTGCAGCTTCTTCTGGAAGGAGAGAGGTCTGGTCCAAGAAGAAGAGATGAACCATCGTCCTAGGCTTCAGGTCCATACCTTCATCAAGAGGGATGACTTGAATCGAAGCTGTAGCTGGTGAGTTCGGGGTGATGTTGACGGACGCAGAGATTACGGGAACCTCCTGTCCCTCCAAAAACAGTCGAAGCTTGAGCGGCCTTCCAATCCCTTCAGGCATCTATTACTCCTTAACCAACGACTGGAACTGGGGATACAGCTCTGATTGCCTCAAGAGGGGAGGTGTTCACGACACTGAGAGTTGTGTTTGCTGCTTGAGCCGTTTGCCAGACGGCAGAGCTTCCAACTGGAATGAGGCCAACTCCGTTTCGAATGATGAAACTCGAAACAAGAGCTTCGCTCTCTGAAGGAATGCTAAATCCTGCACGAGCCCAGGAGACCCGAGCCTGGTTAACCAAGTCTTGGTTTCTCTTTTGAGTGAGAGTTGGGTCCTCGTAGAGAACGTTCGAAACGAATGATGAGCCGTACTGAGAAGACGAGCCAACGAACTCATCTACGTTTTGATTGAACTCAGAATAACGAAGAACTCCATACCATGCTTGAGGAGTTTGTTTTGAGCGCACAACATCTGCTGCATCGTAAGCGAATGCACCAGCAAATCCAACCGGCACTCGAAGAATGTCCCCACGAGCAAGATTCGAGAGAGTCTGAGCGGCTGAGTTGGCGATGTCTTGAGCTCTCTGCCAGGTTTGCTGTACAGCTTGAAGACCCGCAGTCAGTCCGTCAAAGAGAGAGGGCGGGTTTCTGATCTGTTCCGGGGTCTTCGTGTCTCCAGTTGAGGTGAGAGTCGGAGTCTGGACAATCTCTCCGATCGCATCCAACTGCTGCCTATCTCCACGTGTGATGTATCTGTCTTCAATTGACGTCCCATCGCCGAGATTGGAGAACGATGAGTAACCAGTAAGGAACATCGTAAATTGAAAATTGACGAAGTTCTTATCGTTTGAATTCTTCGATGCAGAACTCGCGATGATGTACCCACTGACAAGGGTTTGATCGAAAGCGATGTATACCCGAGCCTCATTCTCGACACACTTCGTTCCTCGGAGATAGTTCTCATAGTTATCCCACCACTCGGCTTCCCAGTTGAAGTCGAAGGTGTTGAGGAGAACTCCTCCAAACGTCACCATTCTAGGACGCTCGCCGAAGAGGAAGATGTAAGGCTCTCCGAAGGTCTCTAGAATCTGTTGCTTCTCCATTCTCTCTTCAGAAACCTGTTGAAGTAGGAAATTGGAGTACACGTCTGTCTGGCGAGCCGTTCGAGATCCCTGAGAACCTGCGGCGTCTGTGAGCAAGATTGTACGACCATCTCCACGAACTACTCTCATGGTTGCGTAGGTGTCTTCTTTGATGGTAATTCCACGAGTCGGACGTCGGACGCTCTTCGACGTAAGTCCCGCTCCAGGAGACTTTGCAGTCGAGAGTTGAGAGTCGAATTGCTGACGCTGTCGGTCTGGGATGACTTGAAGGGTTACGAGACTCACAGTTCAATCCCCAATCGAATGAGATAATCCCTCAGAGACCTCTGAACTCGTCTGTCTGTCAATTCTTTACCAGATTCAATCGACGAAGCTTGGACTCTTGCTTCTGTATTGATGACATCATCAATTGTTGGGTTGTTGATGAGTTTGATGATGACAGGCTTTCCTTCGACATTGAAGCGACTCTCGATTTCATCTCGAACACTCATGTCTTTGTCTCCCCTGGGAGTGCTGTCTGTCCTCCCTTACCTGCACTGTCACTCTCTCCAGAACCGCCCCACGGAAACCAACCTTTTTTCTCCGTTGCAAGTTTAGTATCCAGACTGCGGAGAATCTTATTTTGCTCTGTAAGAGTATCGATGAGCGTGTCATCTTTGCTCTTTGCCTTAGAACCGGAAGCTCCTGCTTGCGTTGTAGACAGGGCCTTACTTGCACCGGTCTGTTTAGAGAGTTTCTCAATCGCAGACTCAGATAGTTTGCCCCCAGCTTTGAAGTCTGTAGAGAAGACATCATTGGTGCTGACGCCGAATTCTTTTGCAACCTCTTCCGCAGAAGAGAAGCTCTTAGAGGATAGTCTCTTTCTACGTTCATCCTCTGCAGCCGCCGCGATTGCTGTATCCCCACCCGCTTCGATAGCTGCTTCCCTATCTTTCTTACTGAGACCTCTAAAAGACTTAGAGTACTTAGAAAATGCGCCTGAGAATTTCTCAATAACTTCGTCTCTCTTTTTCACATCTGAGCCGGCCGCCACTAGTTCAGACCTATAATCTGCCATGGCCTTACCGAATTCTCTCTGAGCATCCCCATTCGGACCTTCTGCTGCGTTGTCGATCAAGGTCTGGCCTTGAGACGTCACGTTCTTGAAAAATTCATCTGCAGCAGCCGAGTTAGCATCAGAGGTGTAATTCTCAATTGCTTTTTGGGCTGCTGCGACCTTCTTCTCATTACTTGGATCAAATCCTTTTGTCGCTTCAGCCAGACTCTTGACCTCACTCTCTGATAGTTTCTCACCTGGCTTTAGCTTCGAGTTAATGAGCTTTCTTGCTCCAGAGTAATCTCCGGTCTCAATGGCATCTCTTAGAGCCACAGCGATGCTTGAGTCTTTGATTACCTCTCCAAACGCTTTGGCATGCTTTGAGGAAGACTTAACAAAAGAAGACGCTCCCTCTCCAAGAACAGTACCAAGCTCTTCAGTTGATGCTTTGAGAGATTTCTGAATTTCTACGCTCGACCTAGATCCGGCAACCGAACCAATGAGATTACCGGCCCCAGAAGCAGCCGCCATCTGAGCAAAGACATTCTTACCTGTTGGATCGTTCGACGCGTCTTGATAAGACCGTAGGAGATCCTTCTCACTATCAGAGAGGTTGTTCGCGCTCATCTGGCCTTCGAGAGTTTCCCTACTGATGTTCTTGATTCTTGTTGGGTCTCTGAATCCACTCTTCTCTGCCGCAGATTGGACTTTCTTCTCCATTCCTCTTGAGATGATGTCTACCTTTTGAGCTGCACTCTTTCCTGTCATATCTGACCCGGATAGGACAGATGCGAGAGCTGCCTCTGCGCCCTTTCCTGCTACATTCCCAGATCTGAGTTTTGCGGCCATCGCAGCTTGCCCAGAAGCGGAGTCAGTTCCGTAGAGGCGAGATGCGAACTCTGCCTCCTGACCCTCAGTCATTCCCCCAGTGAGGCCAGTCGTAAACCTTGCAAGAGCAGAATCCGAACCTCCAAACTCACGAACAAAAGAACGAGCGCCACTAAGAAGTCCAGCACCTCCAAAGAGAGTGTCTTTACCAACTCTGAGAAGCCTATCTCCAGTAGATGCTGAGGAGCGGGAAGAGGTCTTCATCAGACCGGCGATGAGTTCCTTCGACTGAGCAGAATTTGAACCTGAGAATGCCTTTGAGATTGCAGAAGCTCGTTCTTCTGTAAGAGTCGAGACCTCTCTCCCAACCAAGTCGTCAAAGAATGAATCTACACTCTTTGCGATTGAGTTTTGAATCTCCGCGCCTGCTTGTTCTAGTTTTCCAATCGTTGCGCCGTGGAGCCGTGTCTTGATCTTCTGCATGATTGCAGATGGATCTGTCCGTTCACGCTGGGAGGCCTGCCTCTGCCTCATCTTGGCAAAAGACGCAGCTTCCGAACCTCCTAGATTTCCTTGCATTCCCTCAGCAATATCAATCTCACCAGCGCTCATATTGGTCAATCGTTGCATGACCAAATTCGTGCCGTCATTATCTCCTCGAAGACCGAGAGCGCCCTTCATCATTGTGAAGGCACCACCAGGCCCAATCTGACCAGCGAGGGATGCAACGAGGTCAGATTGGCGAGCAGTGAATGATTTCTTCTGGGCATCCGTAAGTTGAGAAGCCTTTGCTTTCAGTTCATCGATGCTCAGCTCGCCTGCGTTGAATCTCTTGGAAAGAGACTCGTCAACACCAATTGCACGACCAGACTCGTCGTACTTCATCATTCCTGCCATCGCGAGACGACCGGCCGAGGTCTGACCAAACCTCATCATGCCGCCAAACATCTTCTGGGCCAGCGCCATTTGCGCGTCTGCACCTTGAAGGCCTGTTACATCTTCAACTGCCCCTTCACGGAGCCTCCCAGACATCTGAGCCAGGCCGATGCTTTGTGCAATGTTGGTAACTGCTGTTGCACCGAGACCACGGCGAGCCCCAAATGACATTGCCATGTCTGCGCCTGCTTGCTGCAGACCGGCAACTTGCCCAACCGACGCACCAGTTACTGAGGAAGTAAACTGAGCACTGACCGCGTTCTTGAGCTGGGCTCCTCTGTTGTAGAACCCAGAGCTCCGACTTGCTGAGAAGAACTGTTCTGCCTCTTCCATCGTCGTGCCGAGAACCTTCGACATGTCTTTGATGGTAGTGAGGGCCTCCCTGAATCGAGACTGGAACTCAGAGGCATTCTTTACTCCCTGCATTACTCCAGAGCTCTTCATCCTCGACATTACGCCCTGAAGCTCTTCAAACGACGTCATCAGCTCCGGAATGTGCGAGAGAGAACGCGTCATGTCTCCGATTGACTTTGCATCGTCTCTAGAGAATCCAGCCCCAGTTCGAGACGACATGTTGGCAAAGTTGTACTGAGACCCGAGCATCGTATTCATGGAGGCTTGCTGATGAGCGCCCCCCATGACTGCACCAATGCTCGCCTGTCCGAGCATTGCACCAGCCGCGATTGGGAGTCCAAATCCGGACCCCGCAAGAGCCATCATCCCAAGGCCGCCGCCAATTCCCAAACCTGCATGCATCGCGGCACCACCGGCAGACATGATACCACCAGCAATGGCATTCCCAGCTCCGTAGCCCATCATTCCAGAGGGGGCGTAGTTGAAGCCGCCGCCACTTCCTCTTGGAGGTCCTCCCATTCCGTACCCTCCCAGACCACCAGGAGTCGTCGTCATCGACGGTGGAACTGGAACTCCGATGGATTGGGAAAATTGGGCCTGCCCCAAGAACATCTGGTTCTGTTGGGCAAACATTGAAGCGATTTCGTAGCTCGTTGGCATTCACGAAACCTTGGAAAGGGGTCGAGGGAACAGTATCACCTGGACGGTAGCAACTCCAGGGATGGGGAGGGCATAAGACTATAGTGCAATCTACCTGTTTCCATAGGGGTTTTTCATGGTTTCTTTGCTCGGTGCCCTAGGCATTGTCTACGGGTCGACTTGGTTCATCAGACAGACTCCCAAGCTCCTTACAATGACGACGGGATTCCTCTTGGTGAGAGAGAAGGAGAAAACGAAGCATTACGAAAGAATGGCAAGACTCGGGTTCGACATCATCAGAGACAGGTCCGTCCTCTCCAACCAAGAAGATGAAGTCGAATTCAAGGTGATTGATTTCAGGGCTGGGTCGCTCCACCGCCGACTTCGTTTCTTGGAGAAAGAAGTGCTGTTTCTCAAAGAAGATGAAATCTTCATCCTCGACAAGGCAATGCGTGAGATAGAGCAAGGAGGAGTCATCCCTGGAGATGAATTCACGAGGCTTATCTCCATCAGTAAAGAACGCCTTGCCGATGAGGAGTTCATGAAAAGCTTCGAACCAAAACGAAGCTGAGTTTCGGTACAAGTGAAGCTACCAGGCCTCACTTGTATCTTTGATGAACGAGGAGCGGCAGCCCCGCTCTTTTTACATCGCAGACTTACGAGCCTGCAGCAGTAGAAAGTTGTCACGGGTCGACCGCAGCCCTATAACGCTTGGACGGCCACGCCCTGCAAGGCGTGACTGGTGACTAGGGACATTCATCGTGCCGACACCGCAGCCCAATCAATCAAAGGGCAGAAGTACAAACCAACACCCACAGTAAAACCTCAGTAAACGTGTGTCCCGACACGTTTAAGGGGGTTTTGTCGTCTCAAGGAGCTGGGAATATGAGCAAGAGCCTCTCACCAGAAACAATCTCGAAGTACGCAGTAAAGTGGGGTCCTATCGGGGAACCCGTCTACAAACGGTCATACAGCAGAGTGAAGGAGGACGGCTCAAAGGAAACCTACCCTGAGACTGTCGTCCGAGCAGTTGATGGAAATATCGGACTCGTCGATAAGAAGTTCATCGAAGAAGGAGAGCGAGAGAAGCTCATCGAACTTCTCTTGGAGTTCGCAGCAATCCCAGCAGGCCGTCATCTTTACGCTTCAGGGGTAAAGGGCCGACAGTTCCTGTTCAACTGTCATGCGGCTGGATGGGATGCAAAGGCTCCCTGGGACCACTTTGGGTTCCTCTTCGACGAACTCATGCAGGGCGGTGGAGTCGGTTCAAATTACTCAAATCGATACATGCAATCATTGCCATCGATTGAGAGGTCTGTAGACTTGCACGTCGTCTGCCGCCCGGACCACCCCAACATTGAGGAGTTCCAGGATCTCCTTTGCCGAGTGACGCAGGGTGACGTCAACGCACACTCAAACGTGTTCAAGGTCCCGGACACTAGGGAGGGATGGGTCGAGGCCGTCGAGCACATCCTCCGTGCTGCGTGGGGTGAGCACAAGAACGGAGAAGCGAGACTCGTCATTGACGTCTCTGACATCCGTCCTCGTGGGGAGTTGCTCAAGACTTCTGGTGGCATCGCGTGCGGTCCGGGTCCACTGGTCTCGATGCTCCATGACTTCACGAAACACCTCAACGGCTGCATTGGTCGTACTCTCACATCACTCGATGCGATGGTTCTGGACCATGCTCTTGCTTCGTGCGTGATTGCAGGAGGGAAGCGCCGCTCAAGCCGGATGTCAGTGAAGAACTGGAAGGACAGTGACATCTTCGAGTTCATCAACTGCAAGAGGCAAGACGGAGCGCACTGGAGCACGAACATCTCTGTTGAGGTCGATGACGATTTCATCATTGCGTACAACATGGGAGATGAGCACGCGAAGTCGGTCATGCGTGCAGTCATTCTCGGAAAACGCAGCAACGGAGAGCCAGGTCTCTGGAACCGCAGCTTGGCGATGAAGGATGAGCGCGACCCAGAGTTGATGTTCTGCCCAAACCCATGCGGAGAGATTGGGCTTCAGATGTGGGAGAACTGCAACCTCGGCCACATCAACCTGCAGTACTACGCCTCGAAGCCAAATCGCGAAGCTGCAGAGGCTTTCCGTCTCATGACTCGTTGGTTGATTCGCGCCACGTTCGGGGACATCCCACAACCTCGCCAACGTGAAGTCGTGGACCGCAATCGTCGTATTGGCGTCGGCTTCTTCGGATACCACGGATGGTTGGCTATTCGTGGTCTGAAGTACTCTGAGGCGTATAAGGACGCTTCTGTTCAGAACGCACTCAACCTGTTCAGGACGACTGTTCAGAACGAAGCTCGTGAGTACTCAGCTGCTCAGGGAATTCCTTGTCCAGTGAAGAACACGACACTCGCACCGACGGGGACGATTGTGCTGATGCCTGGCGTGTCCGCAAGTGGACAGGCGGTCATTTACAGACACTTCAAGAGGCTGGTCCGCTACGCAGACACGGACCCCGAACTCGAAGTGAAGAGGAAAGAGGGATACAAAATCTTCAAGGATGATGATGCTCGCAATACTCAGATTGTCGAGTATTGGTGCGAGGATCCACTTGTCTCCATCCTGAAGGCGAAGGGCCTGGATGCTGATGACCTTGTTGAGTGCCAGGACGAGTTGAAGTTGGAGGACTCTCTTGGGACGCAGAAGATGATTCAGTCTTGCTACGCAGACAATGCCATCTCCTTTACCATCAACATGGGAGAGGACAAGATGCCGACAGAGGATGCAATGGAGAAGGCCTTCTTCGAGGCTCTCCCATTCATCAAAGGAACGACATTCTTCCCAGAAAAGAGCAGGAAGAACGCCCCATACCAGAAGCTCTCTCGTGCAGAGTGGGACGCGTACACTGGCCGAAAGGAAACCATCCAGGTCGAAGACGAGTGCAAGACGGGATGCCCAGTGCGTTGAAATTTGTGGGATAAGAATTTAGACACGATGCCAAGGCGCAACTTGCCTTGGCATTTGTGTTTGGAGACTCGATGGCCGCTTCTCAAAATGACATTGAAGGATGGGTTCGAAGCGCTCTCAAGAAAGGATGTACTCACCTTCTCGTCGTGTGTGACGACTTCGACTACGAGGATTACCCAGTCGAGGTAATGGAAGGGGAGGACATCAGAACCAAAATGGAGGAGTACAACTTCAAAAACATGCAACGAATCATGGAGGTGTACTCCATGAAAATGCCAATCGATCTCCAGCTTCTGGAGAGAAAAGCATGGCACCCCGATCACAAGTGAGGACTGAAATGGAACTGATGAGTTCTGAACAGCAGACATTCCGAGGCGAGATCGCCGTCATGGACGGAACCGGTGACTCGAAGTTCATGTGGGACCCGAAGAACCCTGACGAGGTCGCGGCTGCGAAGGCACAGTTCGATGCGCTGAAGAAGAAGGGATACATCGCATTCACCGTCGACAAGAAGGGAGATAAGGGGGAGATCATCCGTGAGTTCGATCCAGAGCTCGAAAAGATCATCATGACTCCTCCGATTGCCGGAGGGTGACATGAGAAGCTCAGGTGCGGAGAGGTTCAAACCTTCCATCGGAGAGAGGCTCAGACAGTCCTCAGAAGACAAGAAGTTGAGAGGATCCAGGAGGCCCAAGAAGGAAAAGCCAGAACCACAACCTCCTCAACCTGCGCCAATCGGCCCAACTCTCGTCTCAATCACAACCAACAATCCCGACGGATTCTTCAGGCCTGGGGGTGGTATCATCCGAATCAGAACTGCAACAACAGACTGTAACAACACCGTCTGGTATCAGTGGACGCAGACTGGTTGCACTGGAGATACGTGGGACCAGTGGCAGTCACTTCCCATCACCCTCACCACAACAAGCGCTTCTACTGTGTGGGAGTCTTGGGTCGATACAGGCACTGGACGCGGGAATCGGCTTCTCAGACCAGATCCACGACCGATTACACGAGCGGCTCCCAGACCCGCAATCGAAGTCATCGAAACTGAAGAGGAGAGAAGGAGACGGAACGAGCAGTTCGAGCGCTTCCGCCGTGAGGAAGAAGAGAAGAATCGCAAAATCCGTGAGGCGTACGGACGAGCGATGGATCTCCTGAAGAGTTGCTTGAACAATGAACAGCGGGACTCTTTGGAGAAATCGAAGTTCTTCTACGTCACTGCACCGTCTGGTCGTAAGTACAGAATCGATGAAGGGACGCACGGAAATCTCAAGGTTGTGAACAAAGAAGGAAGAGTCATCGAAAGACTCTGCGTTCAGCCGAATGATGTGCCAGCGGGAGACGCAATGCTGGTACAGAAACTCATGATCGAAACTGCAGAAGACGCTCTCCGGAGACATGCCAACATCACGTTGGAGAATGGGCAGATGTTGTACGGAGATCGAGCTCTTCTCGACAACCAGAAGCTCGCAGACATCATCCCCATCAGGAGAGCAGGGTGAAGACGTTCGGGATGAAGAAAGCAATCGAAGGAGTCGACAGCGTCGATGTTCCTGTCGGTGAGCAGTGCTTCAACTGTGAGAAGACGCTCACAGTTGAAGACTGTGGCTTCATTCTCCCGTACCACTTCGTCGAAAATGACGAACACCTGGTACGGGAGGTTTCGTATCACCGAGCATGTCTCATGAAGAATCTGTTCGGTGAAGATGGGTAGGGGCTCATGGTAAGCCGCGCAATCTACCTATCTCCACAAATTACATAGACGAACAAAAAGAGCGTCAGGGGCTGCAACCCCTGACGCTCAAGCCCTTTCCGACGGGGACGCGTTGGAAGGGTAGCGCTTACTTCTTCATTCCAGCATGAGGCTTTGGAGGGCTGAAGTCTGGTGCTGCAGTGACTGGAGGAGCCTCGTTGGCCTGAATTTTAGGCCCCAGAAGAGAGTTCAATTCTCGTTCCCATTCTTTGACTCGTCCAAGATTGGCCTTCACAGTTTCAAGACATCGGGCGCAGAGGTCAAAGTACGACAACTCGTCGCCCAAGAACTTTGAGGTAAAGTCGGGTTCGGACTTCTCTCCGACAGCAGGCTTTAGTTCCTCTCGCCCGCACCTATCACACTTAATCATCACGACTTGTTGTCGAGCCACTTCATGTCTCCTTGTCGAGCTTTCCGTTAAGCTTGTGGACCAAGTAGGTCTTGATGAGAGTACGTTCAGGGGCGGACAGAGGGCCCGCTGCCTTCCAGTCTCCAATGGTTGCCATGAAGTTCGAGAATCGATCGATCTCAGCATCGAGAATCTTTGAGACCTCTTCTTTGGACTTCAGTGCATGCCAGTCACCGAGGATCACATTTACGTCTTTCATTCTCATCCTGATTGCCTTTCGAGGTTCTGCAACATACTGATGAGGCGGTCAAGTAGTACCCGTAGGTAGGTATAAGGGTACTGTACACGGAAAAGTCTACATCTGAGAGGCATCATGACATTCGAAGACAGAAACCTCAACTGGAACGGGAACACACGGGAGTTTCGTCAAATCAACTCCAGGTCAACCGCTCCACGAGTTTGGCGTGTAACTGTCGTAAACAACATCATTACGACTGTTTGGGGGCAACTTGGGGGTGCGGAGCAAGTCGCCCAAGAAGTGTCAGAAGCCATCAACAAAGGCAAGTCGAATGAGAAGACTCCAGATGTAGCAGCTCTGGAGAAGGCCAAGAGAATGGCTCTTCTGAAGTACCGCGAGGGCTACCGAGAATACGTGAATGGAACCGCTCTCGACGTAGCCGAGTCGACAATCGACTTCGACGACCTCCCCAACAATCTGTGTTTCTACAAACCAGATAACTCGATGGGAGCGGGGATCACAAAGAAAGCAGAAGCTGGGAACGTTCTGTACTCACGAAAAAGGAACGGACTCGCTTTTGTTATTACGCGTGGGAAGCGGCACCCTCTCATCTACTCGCGTCGGATGATGCGTCAGCATGATGATGAGGTCGGAACCTCCCTCACGTGGAACGATCGATTTCCTCAAATCGTTGAGGCGGCTGCGAAGGTCATGCCTCAGAACTCAATCATGCTGGGGGAGCTTGTTGTCGATAGAAAGGGCTACGACGACTTTGCAGCCATTCAGAGCCTCACAAAGTCTCTCACCCTGGAGAGTCTCACACGTCAGAAGCAAGACAAACCAGCAAGCTTCTACATCTGGGACATCGCTTTCTGGGATGGTCAGGACTTGGTCACCAAGAGTCCAGTCATGTCGAGGTACTCCCTCATCCACGAATTGGAGTTCAGCGACGAGTCTCTCATCCCAGTTCAATTCTTCGACTCCTCCATCTTCCCAGTCCCACAGGCGGCACTCACCATCGCCAAGCACAACAAGTGGGAGGGTTTTGTCGTCATTGACCCTGAAGGTGTCTATGGAGACAAAGGATACAACTTCAAAGGCAAGCCAGATAGACCTGCTGCGTTCTGCGCAAAGCTGAAGCCATCTTTTGAGGATGACTTCATCGCAATCTGGGACCCGGAGGCCGGGCACGGTGAGAGAAGTACAAAGAAGAGCAACGACCGTGGCATCAAGAGCGTAGCGCTCTATCAAAGAGACTCAGAAGGAGAGCTCGTCTACATCTGCAACGTCTCTTCAGGTCTCTCGAAAGAGCAGATTCGAGAATGGTCAGACCCCAAGAAATTCCCGATGGTCTGGAAGGTCGAGTACACCGAGCGGTTCTTCAAGAGCCAAGGGGATGATACAAACGCTCTCATCTTCCCTCGCTTCGTCGAGGTGCGAACTGACAAGAAGGTCGAGGAATGTATCCTCCAAGAACCCGCGTCGTAAATCTCCAGGCCTCCCCTTACGACGTGTACATCGGTAGGGCTGGAAGAGGGCAGGATGGATACTTTGGGAATCCGTTCAAGCTCTACGACGAGTCGAGAAGATTGGAAGTTGCCCTGAGCTACGAAGAGTGGTTCAGGTTTCGACTTCTTATCGACCCAACCTTCAAACAGAGAGTACACGCTCTCAAAGGAAAGACTCTGGGATGTTTCTGCAAGCCGCATATCTGCCATGGAGACGTGATTGCGGACTACCTGAATTGGGAAGTTCCATGACCGACAAAGAGCTGTTTGACGTTATCTTCGCTGGCATCCATACGTACAAGACTCGGCACTACGAAGACATGGATAAGAAGGGAGAAGATAGGCATCCGTACCACTTCCCTTTTGAGGCTTACGTTGAGCTTGCCAAAGACATTACAAATGGGAATGGAGAATCCTTTCAAGCAGGGACGAAGTTTCGAGTTCGACTCGCTTCGAACATGGGGGACCTCTGTCTCAGCCGTAACTTCAAAGACGAGAATGGATACGAATTGAGGATCCGTCCTGGAGAGGGGCTCCTCACAAATTGCCACATCGTGAGCATGGGGAAAATCTAAATGGCGATTGAACGAGAGAGAAAGTTCCTGGTGATTGCTTCCAAGCTCCCACCGTTGGATCCTGAGCAGGCCCACGTCATCGAGGCTGGGTACTTCACGCAGACTCCACCAGCGATTCGAGTCACCGTTCGAGATCACGGTCGACCTGGGAAGGAACCTCGATACAAGGTCTGCTTCAAGGGACCTGGTACCGACGTTCGAGCTGAGTACGAGTACTCGGTACCAGCTCAAGACGCTCTGGAGCTTCTCGCACTGAGCCCGACTTACATCAAGAAGCAACGCTTCTTCATCGATGGGTGGGAAGTGGACCGATTTGACTTCCCCGGCCACGACACTCTATGGACTGCAGAGTGGGAGGAAGATGAAGAAAAGGGCACCTTGCCTGCAGTTCTTCCTGAGTGGGTTGGTGGGGAGTTGACCGACAACTTCTTGTTCACCAACATGCGACTCGCCTGGGCACACGGAAAACGTCTGGGGCGATGAAGAAGGGCGACATGATTGTCTCAATCACTGGCCACCGACCCAACAAGCTCGGTGGATACAAAGTCCCAAACCTTCTGTACAACTCGGTCATCAACGGCCTGAATCAGACATTCGACATTCTGAACCCGGACTTTGTGATTTCTGGGATGGCTCTCGGAGTCGACCAGTGGGCAGCTGAGTTGTGTGTGAAGAGGGGAATCAAATTCATTGCGGCTATCCCTTTCCAAGGGCAAGAGTCGCAGTGGCCTTCTCACGCACAGGTCAGGTACGAGCAGTTGGTGAAGAAGTCTCATGCAGCATACATCATCACTCCTGGCCCTTACGCTGCTCACAAGATGCACTTGAGGAATCAGTGGATGGTGAACTCATGTGACGTTCTTGCTGCTGTCTGGGATGGAACTCCTGGAGGAACTGCTTCCTGTATCGAGTTTGCGCAGGCTCGGAAGAAGAAGATTTTCTGGGTTCCGTTCGACAACGCCAGCAAGGTTCCAAAAGTAGAGCCAACTCCTGTGATGCAGCACATTCCTCTCCCGAAGGTGGTCGTCCAGGCACCCTACAAGAAGGATGAGGCCTCGAAGTTCTTGGAGAGCGTAAAAGCCAAAGCCAAGGAACAAGCTGAGGAATTCAAGAAGACCATCGAGGTTCTGAAGAAGCAGCAGGCGAAAGAGAACGAAGAGAAGGAAGCTGCTCAGAAGTCCAAGAACAAAAAGTCGAAACCTCTCTACGAGGTGGTGAACACTCTCTCAGAAGAACAGTTGCTCGAACTGAAAGAGCTCCTGATGGAGAAGGGTGTTGTCGGCGAAGGAGATTCGAAGAAGGAGTCAAAGGGGAAGGGTACGACTCCGAAGCACATCTATGGGCGTATCATCGATATCGACTAGGAACGTCAGAATAGTTCTTGACGTCTCGTCGCCTGCTCGCTACCCTTCGCTGAGTTGTCGGACCTGGAGACGCGGATTCAATGTTCGCCGAAACCTCACTCTGGCAGAAGCATGGGATCGCAAAATCCCAAGCAGGCTTTTGCCTTGAGTGCGGTTACCAGCTCAATCCAGCCACAATTGCTTCAGGGTCATCCAGGAACTAATCAGAGGTCGTCAAAAACCTCGCCTGGATGACCCGAAGAATCCTGAGTCAAAATTTACGGCAGAAGCCCCACTGGTAAGGGTACGGGCCTCCAAAACCCGCCGCTACAGGTTCGAATCCTGTCTGCCGTGCATGGAATCTCTAGAATGCGCTCTCACTTACAATCCCCAAGGATGGGGAATCTCAGACATTGAGTCTGTGGCACTTGCAATCGACAACTCACACGAGAAGGATGAACCAGACTACACCTGGATTCTCGGAATGAAGTCTGGAGAGTGGTACGCTGTACGTGGGTGGCACGATTACACCGGATGGGATTGTCAGTCTGGTTTGAGCACGGAGAAATACAAAACAAGAGAAGAAGCGTTCGCAACTCTTGTTGACTGGGAACGAGACATCGTAGAGAAGAACGCGGTCGTAGCTCAGAGGTAGAGCGTCTGCTTGCCATGCAGAAGGACGAGGGTTCAATTCCCTCCGGCCGCTTCATATGGGGATGTTGAGAGTAAGGTCACTCGGTTAGACTGTAAATCTGACGTCTTCGGAACAACTCGGTTCGAGTCCGAGCATCCCCAACGCGAACTCTCAGACGGAAATCTGAGAGAGTTCATTGAAATTCGAATAGTAGTGGCATTGTCTTCTGGATTGGTTCTGTCCTCTCCAGTCTGGAAGACATTTGCGTCCATAGCTCAATCGGTAGAGCAAGCGCCTCTTAAGCGCGAGGTTGTGGGTTCAATTCCCTCTGGACGCACATGAGTGATGAAAAGAAGGAAGGCTGGGGTGTCTTGAATCTCGTGACAAAGAAGTACGAGCAGGCCAAGAAGACGAAGAAGGAGGCGATGGAAGTCGTTGACGACTTGAACTCAGTAAGCACCGCCTTGAAGTCGGAGACAAGGTACGCAGTCATTCCTGGCAAATTCAGCGAGGATCTCTTCAAGTGAAATACGAGATTGTCAGTACCGAAGTGTTCATCTACCCACTTGGATTCGACATTCATTGGGTCGCAAAGAACTGGGCAGCCCTTCCTGGGAGCCCACTCAGGGATATGCCGGTGTCCGGCATTTTGTCGTTTCAAAAGACTCGCGACGGTTTCACGAAAGTCAATACTGAGACCATGGGCGAGGAGTTTTGTACTGCGGTCCTTACTCAGTTTCTTCGAGACTCTCTGAAAGAGAGCGAGGAAAAGTGAAGAAACTTCTAAGTGATAAGAAGAAGGTGGAGTTCATTCGCATCTGGAGTGACTGGTTCTACGACCACTCTTCTTCTTACCGAGGAGCACTCGGAGTTCAATTGGCCTATCTTTGGCCCGCAATAATCAGAGAACACCAAATCGAAGTCTCAGAAAGGAGCGCCATCGTGAAATTGCTTCGTAAACAGAAGGTAGCTCCAGACTCCGACATTTGGGGCTACCTAGACATCGTCGGATAAGGGATCCATAGCTCAGTAGGTAGAGCAGCGGACTTTTAATCCGAGGGTCGTGGGTTCGAGCCCCACTGGATCCATTCTCACATTGTTGGAGGACCAATGGCTTGAGATAACCTTTTAAACGTGGCGCATCCGAAACGCTCTGGCTTGGTGTAAGCGAGCTGAAGTGGTCAGCCCTCTCAAATCAAACCATGTACCGGTGTCGATATCGAGAGACGCACAAACTCTGCAGTACTCGTCAAGGCGTGGCTGAGCGGACCGTCGACTTATCAATCGATAGGCGGGATGGCACCTGCCGAAAATCCAGGGCAAAAATTCTAAGACGAGAGAGTTGAGGAGAGAACTCGCGATTCTCAGTAGGCGAGTTGGATGTTGGCCAGCATATAATTTGACTGAAACCTTTGAGATAGATTGACTCCAATGATCATTACACAATGCGAGGCGCTCGGGACTGTGGTGTAAGCGAGCCGTGTTGACCCACGCGGTGGGCCGACGACATACGGACAACGGGGAAGGAACAGTCGAGACTACATGTTGACCGGGATCCGCCCCTCCTCCAAAGGAGACAGGCGTGAAGGTCGGGGTGAGAGCAATCACTGCGGATAGTTTCTCCGTTTACGCACAGGGCCGACAGTCCGGGTATTTACCGGAAGTTGGCTTGGGGATGCAGAGGTCGCGTTCTGCACTGGAACGAGCATAGCAGCTCCCAACATGAGTGGAGCTAAAGAAGTGAACATCTTTCCCTCATATCTCAGCCTATTGTACATCCATGCGTGTACACTATGTTACTGGGATATTGAGGCATCTGCGGGTGTAGCTCAATGGTAGAGCCACAGCCTTCCAAGCTGAGGACGAGGGTTCGATTCCCTCTACCCGCTCTCTCTCAAGACACAATTGATTCGTCTAGTGGTTAGGATACTGCCCCTTGAAGGCAGTGACGTTGGTTCGAATCCAACATCGAGAGTGAGGCGAGAATTCTGCATCGTGAGGTGCAGACAAAGAGTACCGCATTACTGAAGCGTGAAACCTTCTGGAAGTGCGGAGGCAAGGGGGCCATGAGTACACGAACATCTTCGTGTATTGAATCCCCTAGGTCTCCAAGGTACTCTTTGCCTACGGGACTTAGTGGTAAGACAAGAATCGAGAGGTATTCGGTTCTCACAAGAAGAGTCGACAAATGGGCGTTCGTGCGAAGATGCGTTGTGTCGAAGTGTCAGAGAGAACCAGCGTGACTGGGGCCGGTCTTGTCGAAGCGAAGTACATCCGTCTCCAAGCTGTGTACGGTGGAGACGACGACAAGGAGAACAGGGACTGGTCGAAGTGGACACCCTCAGGAGAGTTGGCAATGACAGTCACCAACCCTGACGCCTTCAATCAGTTCAAGATCGGCAAGTGCTACTTCATCGACATGAATGAAGTCATCGTCGAGCCAGTCAAGTAGTTCAGATCGTCAGCAAACCCGTGCCCTGCGAAGAGCGATTGGCCTTGGTGATTCCACAAGAGTCTCTACGGGAATGTCGCGAGCCCCGGCGAAACTGGGGTGTAGTTTTGGAGAGTGGCGCAATTGGTAGCGCAGTGGATTCTGACTCCAAAGGTTGAAGGTTCAAGTCCTTCCTCTCCAGCATGACCATTCAATACAAGAAGGACGCTTTTGTTTTTGTGTTTGGAAGTAACCTTGCCGGTGTACATGGGGCTGGGGCTGCTCTCTTTGCGAGAAGGCATAGAGGTGCAGTACCTGGGCAAGGAGTGGGGCCACAAGGAGAGTCGTACGCCATCCCAACCAAAGACGAGAGAATCGAGACTCTCCCTTTGGAACTCATCAAACCTCACATCGAAGACTTCTTTCGATACGCGGCGGCCAACCCGACAGTCTTGTTTCAAGTGACTCGAATCGGATGCGGTCTCGCCGGATTTACAGACGAGCAAATTGCTCCGTTGTTCAAGACTGCACCCAAGAACTGCATCATGCCACTTGAGTGGCTTCCATTCGTTGGAGACTTCAAAACGTGGGGTTCATTTGACGCTTGAAAGCATCCCGACCGACGTTCCTCAGATTTGCCCAAAGTGTGACTACGTGTTCGATCACGTCACTGCCGCCGACTCGGAGATGGGGAAACCGTCACCAGGAGACTTCTCCATCTGCCTCAACTGTGGGGTCGTTCTTCAGTTCAGTGAGAACATGACACAAGTAGATGCGTCCCCAGAAGACTTCGAGAAGCTCGAAGAAGGCGACAAGACTCTCATCTTGCGGATTGTCCACGCAGTGAAGAGTAGTCCGAGCTTCGGAAAACTCGTCCGAAGAGACAAGATTCAGTGAGCAGTATTGGGGTGTAGCTCAATTGGTAGAGCGGCGGACTTTGAATCCGTAGGTTCTAGGTTCAAGCCCTAGCACCCCAGTAGAGCCGACGTAGCACAACGGTAGTGCATCTGATTTGTAATCAGGAGGTTGTCGGTTCAAATCCGACCGTCGGCATAGGCGTAGTGATGTGGTATAGTAGCGGTATGTCCAAGAAAATCCTCATCGTCGAAGACGACGAATCAGTTCAGATTCTACTCAAGCTCTTCTTGATTCGATTGAGCCACAACATCATCGAAGCAAAGAACGGACTTGAGGGAATCGGGATGGCGAGACAGTTCAAACCGGACGTCATCATTGCGGACTTGAACATGCCTATCTTGGATGGGATTGAGATGTTGAAGGTCTTGAAGGCAGACCCATCAACTTCCCATATTCCAGTTGTAATCTTCACTGGGTCTTCAGGCGAGCAGCAGCAGAGAGCATCTGAGGCAGGAGCCGTCACTGTTCTCTCAAAGCCCATCTCAAGACAAGACCTCATTCAGGTCATCGACTCAGTTCTTCAGAAGTAAGTATCTCAAGCTAATCTGGTGAAAGCGACAGGCTGTTAACCTGTGTCAAGCAGGGTTCGATCCCCTGGAGATACGCACGGCGTGGTTGCCAAGTGGGAAGGCGTCGGTCTAGGATCCTGTCCTATGACCAGAACCATTAAAAGACCAGGAGTCGCGAAGGCAAACGTTGCCCGTCGTGAAGCGACGGATTCTAGTACAAGGATGAACGCACTCTACGAGTGGGAGAAATGGAAGCAGAATCCACATTTCACACTCGGGCTTGGTCTGTACATAGGAGAAGGGACTAAGACTCACCGAGAGTTAGTGTTCACAAACGCAGACCCTAACGTCATGCGTCTCTGGCAAGCGTGGTGCTCCGTATTCCTTCCAGAAGTGCCAATGAGTCTCTCCATCCAGATACCAACGGACGTGGATCCTTCAGAAGCTAAGAGGTTCTGGAAGAGAAGGCTTGGAATGGTACCTAGAATCTACCAAAGCAAAGGTGGGACAAAAGGGGTCGGGAAATTTAAGCATCGAAAGCTACCATTCGGAACAGCTCGTCTGAGAGCCGGAGTCGGTGGAACAGACGCGTTCGTGAAAATGGAATACTGGATCTCTCTTTGCCTTATGACCACATAGCGTGCTTCCGAGTGAGACCTCATGGACATCCTGAAGCTCGTTGTCTTGATACAGAGGTACAAATCCCTGTATGGGAAAGTTCAAGTAGTAACCATAGACAAAAGAGTTCCTGCTGGGAGCGGCGTAGCCTTCGTAGATACCAACAGCCTATTTACTCTTGCAGTGGATTCTGAAGAAAGTCGCCTCGTAGCCATAGACCTTCTTGAAGAGAAAAACCTCGTTGAACTCAAAGGAGAGACCGCCATGACATAACCCTAACAAGAGGTTGTCATGAAGAGAGGTCAGCAGTTCGGAACCTTCATCCGTGGTAAGGCTCGACTTCGAAAGAACAAGAAGAAAGAACTCAGTCGAGCAGAGAGGACTGAAGCGAAGAGGCAGTTGAAGAAAAACCCAGAAGAGGTAGAGACGAAACCTCGAAGGCGATACTGGGGGTATGACGACTAAGAAGTAGGCCCCATCTTCTAATGGCTAGGATGCTAGATTCTCAATCTGGCGATCGAGGGTTCAAATCCCCGTGGGGTCAACATGAAATCCGGCATACACAGGAGCACACGAGCGAAGAGGCTCGCAGAGGTCCGAGCAGTCCATAAAGAAATAAACGACAGAACGGGCCTTATCGATTTTGAGGGAGCGGGGTATATCCCAGAGTCAGCGCATTCGTTCTTTCCTGGAGTAGATCGGATTGCCACGTACCCGGTCACTGACATGTGGAGTGCTATCCACTCACTTCAGGTACTGGATGAACTTGATGAGTTCGAGCAGAGTGCATTGAGTGATTCGCATCGATTCGATGCAGGAGTGGCGAGCTTGATGCGTCGATATGACGAAGTGAGAGAACCCGAAACTGGTCATTGGTTTATCGGCCCTATCGACTAAAGGTTAGGTCGCCACCCTTTCAAGGTGTGAATCCGGGTTCGAATCCCGGTAGGGTCATCTGAACGAAGTATCTGGGTATAGCTCAGTTTGGTAGAGCGCTTGCCTTGGGCGCAAGAGGCCGCTGGTTCGAATCCAGCTACCCAGACATGAAGACAGCAGAGAAGGAAGCAATTTGGGTGTGGCGTTTTGAGGATGCTCCAGAAGAGTATCAAGCTCTCTCAAACAATGGAGGAGATGAGGACTGGCTTGCAGTTGTGCCTTCCTCCTTCAAGGGAGTTTGGATTCCGTGGCTCGAAGGTGGGTCACCTTTCGGAGTCTGCGACGTCCAGATTTACACTCTGGAGAGTGGGCACCAAGTCTACATCGGGTCTCATTCATGAAGTACGTACACACGAAGACCGGCAACATCTACGAAGTCCTCTCAAAAGAAGCTAAACACACGGAGACTCTCGAAGAGCTCGTTGTGTATAGGAGCCTCAAAGATGGCCGAGTTTGGGTGCGGCCACATGTGATGTTCTTCGGCTCCGTGAAAATCAATGGGGAGGAAGTTCCTCGGTTCCAGCCCATGTTCGAGGAGTGAAGATGGCAAAAAGAAAACTGGGACTCTACTTCGACAAGAACGGAGTCGAGATCTCAATGCAGGAGATGGCGGCTCTAAGAGCCAACGAAGAGTACTCAACGATTCGGAGAACGGTCCTTCCGAATGGTTCTCTAGTCTCCACCGTGTGGCTTGGAATCGACCATGGATACCAGTCGCCGGTACCCATCGTGTTCGAGACCATGAGCTTCAAGAGGGGCGAGAGTGGGGAGATCGATTGGGGTGGGGTCCACTCAAATCGTTACGCTACAGAGGAAGAGGCAATCAAAGGCCACGAAGAAATCGTGAAGCTGATGATGGAAGAAATCCCGCCACGTTCGATCGATCTGACATGACCAAAAAGCTCCGACCAACAGACCTTCCGAAGTTCAGGCCAGGAGACAAGGTCATCCTCCAGCACGCAGATAAGGATGACCCCGAAGCTGCAGAGTTCGGAATCATGACGGGGAGGGAGTACGGAGTCATCGTTGCTACTTGGTGGGATGACTTCCTTGGAGCATATGACTGTTGGATTGCGTTCTACGGAAAAAGAGGCTTTCCGAAAGACCCTAGCAAGACAAAACCGTACATCTTGAAGTACTTCGAGACGAGCCTCACTGCGTGGAAGAAATGAGACTGAGCCTACGGTTCTTCAAATCAAGTGACGGGAAGTTCGGGTACAACTCAATCTTCGTTGGAGAGTTCAAGGAGAGGGAGCTGTGGTTTCAAACTCTGCCAATGAGTGAGTGGTACATCGGTCCTCGGCAGGTGTGGTACGACGGACCCATCAAGCTCTTTGGATTCGGGTTCTGCGAGTTTCTATGGCACTACCCAATGTGAAACGAAATCAACCCCAAGAACCTATCAAGCTCAGTGATGGGGTTGAGCCATGCGGAAAGCTCGGATGTGCCAGTCTTGCAGTGTTTGGCTACAGACTTTGTAGACCTCACATTGAAGAATGGAGAAAGAGCAAAGAGGCGTCAGAGAAAGTCTACGACCTCAGACCGCTCTTCGAGCAATGGCGGAAGAGATGAAGGATGCGCCCGTAGTACAATGGTAGTACAATCGCCTGATAAGCGATAAACGAAAGTTCGATTCTTTCCGGGCGCACTGTGGTCTCCTGAACTCGACATACGGAGGTGCTGGGAGCGTAAGCAGGGATGGCTGTCCCGGCCACACCAATGTATAAATGGCGTTGTTCGTCTAATGGCTAGGACACGAGATTGTGGATCTCGTTATACGGGTTCGACTCCCGTACATCGCCCTGATTTACCCGGCCGAAGAGTCCCTACACGCAAACTATCTAGGTTCGAGTCCTAGTTCTCGCGAAAGCGAAAATAGCCTAAGGGTAAGGCATCTGACTCTTAATCAGACCAAACTTGTGGATTCCTCACTCGGGTGAATCAATTTTTAAGTCGCAGAGGTTCGTTACGCATCTGGTGAGGCGACCGCCCTGTCACGGCGATGAGATGGGTTCAATTCCCATACGAACCGTTCGAGCTAAATGTCAGACCACCTCGGTATAAGGAGGTTGGCGAGCATATCGTTCGCCTTCAACCAACACGAGGGGAAGTTCATGTCCAAGAAGAAGATCCCGACGAAGACGGAGACGTTCAACAAGGAGAAGGCCGAGCAGACGGTGAAGGCTGCCTCCAACGTGACGATCGAAGGTGCTGTCAAGAAGATCACCGAGGTGAACCTCACCATCGGCAAGACGTTGAACGATGTCAGCCAGCAGCTCACGCAGCAGGTCAACGAGTTCACCAACATCTCGACGGCGGTCGAACTCAAGAAGACGGAGCTCGAACAGCTGCACGAGAAGGAGCTCGTTCTCCAGGACATCGAAGACCTCAAGGCACAGAAGGCCGAAGAAGAAGCGGCATACGAGACCCGTCGCATCGAGCTCGCCAACGAGCACGCGCGAGAGAAGAAGCAGTGGGAGTACGACTTCAGCATCGAAACCCGCAACAGGAATGACGAGCTGAACGAGCAGATTCGCCTCAAGAAGCTCGAAGAGCGGAATCGCCAGGACGACCTCGAACGTGAGTGGAAGCGTCGTGGTGAAGAGCTGACGGCCAGGGAGACCGAGTTCATGAACCTGAAGGCTCAGGTCGCCACCTTCCCCGAGAAGCTCGAAGCGGAGAAGAAGGAAGCCTCCAACGCTGCTGCCGCTGCGGTCAGGCGCGACTACGACCACAAGCTCGCCCTCCTGGAGAAGGACCGTGCCACGGAAAACCAGATCAACCTGTCGAAGATCGCGCAGCTCACCGACACCAACAACAAGCTGGCTGCTCAGCTTTCTGCTGCCGAGGCTCGCATCGCCGAGAGCGAGCGGAACGTGAAGTCGATCGCCGAGAAGGCGCTGGAGAGCTCGGGTTCTCAGAAGACCCTGTCGGAGCTCCAGCTCATGCAGAACTCGCCGAACGGCTCCAACCGCAAGACGGTGTAAGAAGCACAACCTGGAGGTCACTCCTCCAGGTTTTTAGCCAGTATCGCGTAGGTGGTCCGCGCGTCTGCCTGAAGAGCAGAAGGAGACTGTTCGATTCAGTCTACTGGCACATGAGATCGTGTAGGCTATGTAAGAAGGACTTTCCATGGACGAGAGAGTTCTTTAATGGCTCTTCGAACATTCTCTCAACAACGTGCAAGCAGTGTCACAATGAACGGATGAAGAGAGTTGCGAGAGAAGTCAAATTACAAGCCACTCTCTACTACTCCAACGGCACAGGCGAATGTGAGTGCTGTGGAGAGTCTCATCTAGAGTTCCTAACTCTAGACCATACCGAGGGTGGAGGTTCTCTCCAAAGACGGTCCCTAAAGAGTGCCAGAAATACTGCTTACTGGGTGAGGAAGCACGGATACCCAAAAGGATACAGAGTTCTCTGCATGAACTGTAATTTCGCAATTGGAAAGTTTGGGAAATGCCCTCACAATGACCGACCAAGTACCAGAAGTTGAACTTCCGAAGCTGTGTCCGAAGTGTGGAACAAAGACCATCTTCGGGTTCGGTCTGGCAGGAGGTGGAATGGGTCCTTATGTGGTGTGCGATGGGCCTCTGGGACAAGGTGAGTGCGACTTCTTCTTGAAGAAAACATCTCAAAAGAAAGACAACCGTGAAGATTCTCGTTCTCGATGACGATCAAAAGAGACACGAAGCGTTCAAGTTCCATCTC